CATACATTCGTTTGGTGAATGATTCACGTTTATGATGTGTGTGGTGGAGGTTGTAGGTTGGGGTCATAGAATATTGACCAAACATTCCATAGCAACCTGTGATTATTTTGTGCATTGTTGGTTCCTTTCTTAGTCGTAATCAATACAGTGAAGTAGCTTAGTCATGCTCTCTTTTGTTAGCTGGAGCATGCCGTTTCCGTGAATGTCGGTGTTACGTACACAGATTTTGTACTCGTCAATGGCAATAAACGTAATGGCAGATGTGTTAATGATGATTTCACCGAACGTTTGTTCGGTTAGTTTGATGAAGTGTTCAGTTGGCATTGTTTACTCGCATCCAATAAGGGAAAGTAGTTTAATTAAACTCTCTTTAGTAATAGAGAGTGTTTCATCATTGTTTGCTAATGTAACTAGGCAATAATGCTTGTCGATGTCTACAATCATGTTTATGTTAACAAAGTGTTCATGGTAGTTTGCGTCGATAAGTTTAGTGAATGTTATGGTTGGCATAAGGGGTTCCTTTCTTGTTAGTTGGCGGTATCAACGGATTGCCATTTGTCTAATACGTCTGGGTGTTTATCGAGCATGAACTCATAAAATGTCTGAGCGTCAATACCGTAATCGGGGTCATAATTACCCCATACATCGTCGTCAAACATTTCATCTACATAGGGCTTACACCTGTCGCACTCGCGCCACTCGTAAATATAATCTGTTTTGAGTGTAGATGTTACATATTTCTCACCTGGAAGTATCTCCTTGTCGCACCACGAGCATCTGTGTGGCTTACGTGCTGTTACCTCATGTTGTGGACTAATTGTATCCATGATAGTCTATTTCTCTTAGTCGCAAATAATAAGACCGTTACACAGATTCATAAGCTGTGCAAATTGACGAGCGTCTTTCTCTGGGTCAAAAGCATCGATATAGTCAACACCTCTAACCGCAGTACCACGCGCGTATTTCTTCGCGAACTCAATATTGTTGTCGGTTGCATCGAAATATTGCATGTTGCGTACGTGCATATCTGGATTGTCGCCATCATCATTGTCATACCGCATAAATACAACAATCTTGCTGTCTGGTACGATTACCGCAGCCATTTTGACCGTCTTAACAATCTCTACAACCATCGTGTTTGCAGGAACTTGAATGCATGAAATTCCTGTTCTGGAATCTCGCACCTCGTTTGGAACATAACAATCTTCTGCAAGATAGCGCTCGATGTCTGGGTAAATTGTTTTGAACTCTACTAGGTCGGTGTTGGTCATAGTCATATCCTTTCTGTTAGTCCTCGTCGTCATAGTAATCCATGACGTCATAATTGTATTCGTCGTCATAGCTGTTGTGCTCGATATATTCACAATTTCGAGATGCCACTCTTTCAGCATACAGTTCAAGAGCGTGGTCATTACCTCGTGCAGCCATGAGCCATTCTTCATCTTCTTCAACAAGTCGCCTGTCAAGATAAGCACCTTTAATGCAGGTAATTTCGGTTGTCATAATGTTTCCTTTCTCGGTTTGTTGTTAATACTATTTTACCGAGCGAATCAAGTAATTGCAAGAACTATTTTTGATTATGCTTATTTTGTGAAGGGTTGCTACAACGAAAATACCCACCTCAATTGAGGTGGGTATTTTATTAGTTAAACCATTTAAGGATTGTATCGCCCTTGTAGCCTTTTTCCCAGATGAACCATGCAAACGACATTGCCTTGCCTGTGTACTGGTTAAAGTCTCCATTCTTTGCGCACATCAATCTACTACTTGCAACGTACACAACTTTTGGTTGGCATTGTTCAAAGAACTCCTTACGCGTTTTACTCTCAAGGAATTGAATCTTCAAGAACATTGCAACTTTATGACCATCATCGACAATGTCAAGAGATTTCTTTACGCAATCTAGCGCAAGTTTGTATGGCGGATTAGTGATGATATCTCCGTTAAAATGTTCATAATCAAAGAGTGATTTAACCTCGCCATATCCACGGTCGATTAAGTCCGACGAGGTTACATTGTAACCAGCTTGCTTTAACACCTCAGACATATGACCCTCGCCGCAGCAAGGCTCCAGGATATTAGAGTCAAACTTCTCCAAATCCAGGAGCAATTCTACTGCTTTAGGCTCAGTTGCGTAATAATCGTCTCTCTCTCTCTCTCATCGGAGCCGACGGCTCGTACTCCTCCAATAGAGCGTAAGAGTCTACTTTTAGTTGTCAAACTTTCAATCCTTTCAAATCCAAGTGTGAACGTTAGTTAGTAAACCAGTTTTTAATTCGCTGGAATGGGCTAGGCTTCTGTTTCATTTCTGCGATTGCTTGCTGAACTTCTGGTCAAGGAACTAATTGATAAATTCATCTAATTGTTCATTGACAACTTCGGCTGGTTTAATCATCTTCTCATTAGAAGCCATTTCCTTTAGAATATTATAGACTCTTTCCAGCCTTTCAGCACTCCACTTATTTACAAATTTAATATCATCCACCGACAGCGTTTTAATTATCTCTAGTTTACGATTATATTCGGTTACTGGAAAATTGTCACCATATACTACCTTTTCAAATAAGTATGCCGCATATATTGCCATTGCTTTTGCATTTTTGTGCCGATTTTCTGAAAACGACATGCGAAATATCTGGTGGTAATTTGGCAGCGAACAATTTGTTACCCACGCTCCGTTCTTTTTATTAGCACGGCTAACATGCACAAAAGAATTGTTATTCCAACACAGACATATTTTATTTAACAAAAGTTTGCTACATTTAATAATGTGATTATCGGCATCGTGTTCCAGTTCCAGCGCTGGTACTTGCTCTGGCTCTGGCTCTGGCTCTGGCTCTAGCTCTAGCTCTAGTGCCCATTTAGCGTCAACAGTTACACCGTCTAGCCCATTAACAGTGTTAGCTACCCAATCTGGTCGCACGATTATCTCACCGCCCGCAAGTTTTGCCGCAAGCGTTCGCGACTGATAGTAACTATCAATTTTCTTTCGAGCCAATCTGAGTGTATCTAATTTTTCAGCAAGGGCACGTTCAATCTCAGAACGTTCAACTTTGCCGAGTGTCTTGAAGGCGTCTCTTTTATTAGTGTATTCTTCTTCTGGGAAATTATCACCATAAAACTCCTTTTCAAATAGATATGCTGCGTAAATTGCGCGCTCTTTAGCATCACAGTATGCCGACGCGCTGAACTCTCTAACTACTCGCTTATTAGTCACGCCAGTAACATTCGTGGTGATAATTGCCACCCATGAATTTCGCTTACCAGTAATTTCATACACATGAAGGAAATCCCCACTTACATCCTTCGATTTCAAATTACGCGGCGTGTTACCACACATTGCATGTGCGACTTTGTCAGTGCAGACCAGATTAGTTTTACGAAAGTTCAAATCACGTTTATTCAATCTTGTTAAGGTTAGCTCAGATTTATCGTCTGCATAAACGTACTTGTCACTGATGGATTGTAGCGCTGATTCTCCCGCTGAACCAACAATATTACGGTCACCAGCACTTGTACATCTAACCCATGTATGATTGGTAAAAACATCAACATCATCAACATCTGCAATAAATTCTATAGCGACGTTTTCGTGTGCGTCCCTAACCTCAAAAATTGCAGTGCCGCTCTGTTCGTTAATATGATAGGCGTTTCGTCTAGTTGTTTGATTCATTGTAAGTCCTTCCAAACTACTCTACTTATGCAATTTTAGCATGGTTGTAAAAGGATTTTTTTTCGCGCGTAAGTCAACATAAAATCTACACAAATAAACCGCTAGGTTATGTACCCAGCGGTTTAAGTTAGTGTTTTTTTGTTCAGAAATTAGCCTAGCGTCCAGTAATCTGGAATACCTTTAATTAACAGTTTCGTTAACTCAGCACATGCCTTTCTATATTGTGCGCTTATCAAGCGTTTGCGAATTGCCAATCGGTTGGAAATGCTCGTACTAAATCAGATTCAAGCTGTTCCAAATTTTCTCGCTTCAAGCTGTTACCGTAAACAGTTGACTCAACCATAACTTCAATATAGAAAGTTACTGTGACGTTATATCCACTATCGTCGTTACCACAAAGTGAAATGTTCACAACTGTTGGGGCAATGCTAAAACAATTTGTATATTTAAACAATACTTTTCTCACGTACTCTTTAATATCGAATCCGAGGTAACTGTCCATTTTGCTTGAAGCGCAAGCAAACTCTGGGTCGCCTTTTACATATTCTCGATATTGTTCTTTTGGGGTGATGCCCAGCATTTCAATTACTTCTTTAGAATCTTCACAGGTAAAGCCAGTGCTTACCATAAAAGCAATGGTGCCTTCTTGCGGCATAGTAATATAACTCATAAATTTATTCCCTTCTCGGTCGGTGGATTACATTATTTTTATTTAACTTCCCAACCATTTGGGCAAGCTGCCACGAGCTTGCCATATACGTTATCAGCGTCGTCGCTTGAATTTACGCCATTGACAAACAGCGTGAACTCAAGCTCGACTACAAATGATGTGCTGTTCTTTCCACTTACGGTGACGGATATGAATGCTGGCTTCTCAATTTCGAACCCGTCGTCATTGATTGACCTCGTGAGAGTATTTACTATAAGCGTTCCCATGCCGCGCATAATGTTGTAATAACAACGTTTGTCTGGGAAGTCATATAAACCGTAATAATTGGTTCCGCTTTGTGGCTTGAATCCAAGTAACGATTCTGCGTCCTCTGGCGAGTATTCAAGTGTCATAGTGAGTACAAATGGTGCACAACCATCAACAACGTCCATATAATCTCCAATCACTTACTTCGTGGGTTTAATTTCAATCTCGGTCTCGATGCTTTCATAATCAATAGCTTCGTCGCCTTCGGCTAAGTCATAAAGCGCTTTTGTGACTGCGTGCGGGATAAGTGACTCAATCGTCGTTGCCTGGCTAAGTTCCTTAACAAACTGCTCTGGATATACGATGCTCAATAATGATTTTGCATAATCAAAATTATTACTTGATTCATCGCACTCGATATCGAGTACAAGACCCAGCGTTAAAACTGCACGCTCCTCAGCGTAGCTAATACTCGCACCTATTTGAGCGGCACTAACGGCTACGAAATCCGTTAACCGCGCCATATCATTAAACTCGTTTCTAAACGCATCTTCAATGGCTTCACTATTGAAATGAAAGACATTTCTCAACACGTTCGTGCCGCCATTTACCTTCACGGTTACATAAGCGACCGTCAAATCTTGATTATGTTCCATACTGCTTACGCTCCAAGTCTTTCATATCCGAGCGAGTGCATGAACTCGGTCACATCTTCGATTGTTTCTAAGTTAGTCGCTCTGTCTTCGGCACAATCTGGAATAAGTAGATTCAAATCTTCAAATCCGTCAGTTAGATACAAAAAGTCATTTTTGCCAGACTCGATGTATTTCTCTGCGAACTCATTAAAATATTTGAATGGTTCAACTTCAATATACTTTCGTTCGTCCTCGTCAAACTCGAAATATTTACCTTCTTGGTAGCCACCGTATGTATATTCTAAAACATCTTCCTCCATGCAGCTACCCATTTCAAACGTGTACTTGGTAAACGTATAAACTTTATTAGTAGACACATCTTTAATTTCTACAACGTTAGTATTGTAGTCGTTGAAGATTACTTTGAAATGCTCTACGTAATCGTCTGGATTTGAATGGAAAAAGTCAGAATCGTCATAATCAAATTCGGAATTATCTGCATCGGTTAGATAACTATTTGCTAAAAATCTAGGTAACTTCATAAAACAACTCCCGTCATTAGTGGTTGTAATCAATAGACTACTATATTTTACCACAGAATGACGGGAGCTTGCTCGATATGAATTAGTTAATCTTGTTCTTTGTAGTAGTTCTTGGCGAAATTTATCGCATCATATGTCCAGACCTTACCACAGAGAAGCCTTCTTGCAAGTTCTGGATTCTTCAGTACCTCTAACAGAACGTCCATTTTCACCACTGACGACCTTGGAGTGTCTACGTAGCCATACACATTTGTTTCGTTTTGACCCTCGTCAATTTTCTCGATAATCTCACACTGCCCGCGTACCTCGCCGAGGTCGCCAATCTCGCAGTTATAAATTTTTTTGCCGAATAGACGAATTTCGTTAAATACTTTCTGAGCGCAAGTTTCAAAATCTTCAAAGCTCATATTAACGGTAATGACCGTGATTTCAATCGTTACAACTACATCACACTTTCCATCTTCACTAGTTTTGATGTTTCCAAACTTGTCTACCTCTGGCATGTATGCGTAAATCTTCACGTTTTCAATTTCAAAAATTGGAACGTATCTGAAAAAGTTGTAAGCGTCAAAGTTCAAATACGTATCGGCAAACATTTCAAGGAAATCCGCGTCATAGTTCTTTAAAGTTGGTTGCGAAAACACATAATTGTTACCACGGTGGTTATTCACGTAGCGCTGATTGTTAATCTGCCTATCAACATCCTCGATAGCGTCATAGGCGCATTGACCATTCAAATATTTAACGAGCAATTTTGAACGCTGCTGGAGGAGCGCACGTTCCCCAATTGCAAGTTCAGAGTTCTTTGGAAACCTATATGGAATGTTGTAAGAGAAACTTAGCTTCTTGCGCCTAACATCATAATTTGTAAACATATAAACCACCTTTCTGTTTTGGCGCATATAGTTTACCACATTTGTTGCAGCTACACAAGAAATTCATAATCTTTAATGTTTGCAACGAGTGGCGAGTTTGCTCGTTTTGCATTTAATATATCAAAATTTTAACTAATTTAGCGAGAACACTCAACGAACAAAAAAACCGCCGCAACCTTTGTGGATAATCCACGTTGGCTTCGGCGGCAAGTGTTCGTTAATTTTGTCGCGGGTTCCTAAAGCGACAACCGCAATATGGACAATGTGTAATCTCATGCTCATTGAATAGGTCGGTTGAAAATTCTTCACCACAACCTCCACAGAATATATATTCAACGTCGTCGTCTTCATTAGTTTCAATGACGACGTTGGTAACTGGGTCAATGAGCATAGCTAAGCGGTCAAACAGTGGCAAGAAAACGTCATGCTTGTCTGTGTTATTGATAATGAGGTTGATTTTGTCAAACGCGTCCTCTACGGTTGCATTTGCCATGTCATCAAGTTCAGTTCCAGCATTGACTAGTGCGCTTGCAATGTTAGGTCTATGATTCATTATTGTTGTCCGTTCTGCTTGTGTGGGTAGATAATTCTAGCGCCGCAATGAGGACAATATTCAAAAGGTGGTTCGCCTTCGTAATAACTGGCTTGGAAGTCGTCCCACGCGTATTGTGAGGAATCGTTCAACTCCCCACAATGCGAACAAGCGTAATAACCATCCGATACATAACCCGTGTCGGGCGTATTGTAGCTAGTGTCGGTATAGTAGATTCGACACGTCGGGTCGATAATATCCGCCAGTTTATCAAATAGTGGTGAAAATTCGTAACCGTGATTTGAACCCATAATGAGGTCAATCTTAATTAACGCATCACGCATACTTGCATTGGTGTCTTTGTCAAGCTCCGCTCCAGCAGCACGTAACTCGCCCGCGAGTTTAATTCTATCGTTCACTATCGTCATCCTTTCTATAGCGAGTTCCCAAAATTCTGGCTCCACAATGAGGGCAGTGAAAAAGACCTAGCTCCTTTGGTGTTTTGATGTCCAAATCTTCGTAACGGTCTGTTAAATCAGCATCGCAGTTTGAACAAGTCCAATCCCAACTGAGGTCAGCTTCGTCTCCTCCTTTTGGAATATACTCAAAATACTCAAGATAGCATGTTTGGTTAATACGGTAGCACAGCGCGGGTTTAATCAGTTCTGCTCGCTCAAGTGACTTCCCACACTCAGTTAATTGTTCAAAGTCTTGGACATCGCATCTAATGCGCCAATTAAGGTACCTATTGACTGATTCTCCCCAGCAATTGGCGAGTTGCTTTAGCTTCGGATACAGTTCCTCTGGTAAGTAAATGTTAATTTGTTTTTTAGCACTCACTATTGTTATCCTTTCCAGAGTCAATACCAATCACTCGCGAACCACAGCACGGGCAATAGGTTGGGTGTGTAGTTTCAGCTTGTTCCCGTGTTGGAAAATCTCCAAAGATTGCTCCGCACTCAGAGCACTCAGACGTATACTTCGTGAGCGACTCTGTAAGACTCTCAACGGTAATCATAGGCTTACATGTAGGGTCAATGAGGTCAGCTAAACCGTCAAGTAAGACGGCGTAATCATATGTATCTATGATTGCGTCTCGTAACCTATCAATTGCTTTTGGAGCTGCTGAAGTATACGAATAAACGTCCAGCCATTCGCCGTAACCGCGTATCTTTTTTTGCGGCTTCAACTCTATCGTTCACCATCGTCATCCTTTTCAGAGTTAGTAGTTCAGACAATCGCCCATATAATCGTCATAGCTTTCACGATTATCTACGTAGTTACTAATAAACTTCGTGGCAGCTTCCTTGGTGAAACCTCTAAATGTTTCGCCAGTATCTTCCTCAATCTCAGCAATAAACTTGAGCTGCTTAAATGTTGGAGTTCCATGGTTTCGGCTCAACTCATCAATCCACTCAAGGAACTGACGGCGGTTGCCGCCTTCAAACTCCATACCGAGGTTGTACTTAACCGAGTTGATAATATCTAGGTCAAAATCATCAAGCCAACCCTCGTCAACGTGAATGTTCTCAAGTTTAACTGTGACCTTTGGAGAGTAATCGCTAACGTGTAGAACGCTTGCATTATTAAGCTCAATCGCAAACTCCACAGCGAGGTCGTTTTCAATCTCCTCGCGAACCTTGTCATTAGTATCAATTCGGTCAAATACACTAATCTCTGCGCCGCTCACTGGAAGCATCACCGAGAATGTTACAGAATAGAGGTAATCAAGGTCGAGCTTCTTCCTTCTGAGCTTCTGAATTGGCGAACATCCATACATTCTATGTAGATAGATTGACGCGCTTCCAGCTTCAACAGTTACGGACTCATACATACCTTTAAGGCACTCACCCATCATGTTAGCAAGGCTCATAGTAGCCGTATCGCCGAACTTAATATCTGAGTCGGATGACACAAAGAGTGGCACCGCGAAGTCGGCTCGAATATCGAAATCCGCGGTATATGCAACGTTCTTGGACACAGTTAAACCTTTCTGTTTGATATGTTTAGTATACTACCAAACAAGCTCATTCATAGAATATCCATAATTCATTTCAGTGAGTTTTCCAGATTCGTCAATGTAAAACTCATAAGGAATATGCAGTGTCGTATCACCCGCGTAAGGATTGCTCCAGTCTGGCTCGTGTAAATACACAATGCCATACCAACGTTTCTCAGACTCAGCATACTCAAAGCGGTGTTCACAATAGTTTGCCTTAAAGTCTCCGTTGAAATAATCCTCGGCAATAGCAATGGCTTGTTCGCGTGTAATCATTTGTTCTCCAATCGTCGTTGACATAACTATACCGCAGAAAACCGTTCGAGTCCAGATATTTTTTTGAGTTTATTTTATATGAACTTCGTTCATATAATTATGTTCAAACGTTTATATCTGATAAGTTAGCTGCGGTTAACTTTTAAAAGTCGGAGCCATTTTTTTAAGCTCGGAGCCATTTGCAAAATGAAAAAAATGGCTTCAAAAAGACAAAAAATGGCTTCAAACACCCCATTTGACCTGCCCGTACCGTTTTCCCTGGTAAATCGCTTGAAAAAAATGGCTTCGAAAAATGCGCCTTGACCTGGGAAAATACCTTTCGGAGCCACTTTTTTAACCAAAAGTGTGCAAAACCCCTCGCGATTTTGCACTTGCAAAATTCCATATACTTTTATCCCTTTTCTATCAAAAAAATGGCTTTGAGAGAAAGAATAGCAGGTCAGAGCCTATTTTTGGACGCCATTTTTTTCAAGCCATCTACCTGCGAAAAGGGTACGCCCAGCTCAGAGGGCATGTTTTTGGTCATTTTCTGCCATTTCGAAGCCATTTTTTTCATTTTCGGAGCCATTTTTTTATTTTGCAAATGGCTTTGAAAATGGCTTCGTGACTGTTTTGTCCATGCAAATCATCAAATACTGCATATTTTTATGTTATATGAACGTTATTTCATATAACTAAAAAGTGGCTCCAGAATCCACGTTTTCAAATGAACGTTTTGAACGTTTCGTCTGTATACAAATAATGCGGGGAAAGCTCCTTGCATTCGCAAGAAAACTCTCCCCGCAGTCGATACATACAGAAAATGGCTTGCTGTAATCAATTCTGAGGCGTGTTGTTGATACTTGGTGAGTAATTAACCGTCAGAATATAATTGCGTGCTTAGAATCGATTTCGTGCCGCCTAAAATAGAAATTACCTGGTAACAGCGTGTGCCATTACCAGGTAAATCGTTGTTATCTAAAGCTAAAGTCGCGGTCGTTGAAATATATTTCGCACCAAACATCTGGGCAGTCCTTATCCCAACCTGCGTCACTCAATATATTTACAAGAATGTCATCATCCTCGTCCCAATCACTATCCTCGTTCGTCCACCGTGAGATAGTGTGTTCGTAGTAAAATTTATAGTCGCATTTGAAATTAAAATCAATTCTGCTTTCACTGACGGTAACACAATCGACTTGAGTACTCAATGGCTCAATTTGATTATGGTAGCTTCTGCCAACTGCTTCAAGCCATTCACCAATAACTTTATCTGCGGTTTCCTGTATTTTATCGAGTAGCTTGCTCTTTTGACAAATTCCAAAGACGTCTTCTGGACATTTTGCAATAAACTCATCCCACGATAAGTCTTGCCTGTTTGTTCCAAAAACTTTGCCAATCGTATATTCTTCTTTGCCGCCTTGGTCGCCGATTTCACAGGCGCCAAATAGATTTACTACTCCTTCGTGATAAACATCTTTATAATCCTCTGGGTCTTCGCCCCAACACATAGTCTCTCCTATCTATACTCAATCTCAAGCTCACCAAATTGTGTTCCAATCGTGTATCGGGATAATTCCCCATGCCATGCAAAATCAGCGTAACGGTTTGCAATTAGCTTAAATAGTTTTTCGCGGTCAATCGACTTTTCATTGTCGAGAGTCACTTCAATTGAGACGCAAATATACACAACCATATACACTTTGAGACTACGTGTGTCTACAAAAACTTTATCTCGGTAGTAAAACGTGGTTACACTAATGTCGGCAATCTTCGCTCCACCATTTGACACGAAATGTCTAGGCAATGATGTTTTAAGTTTCTCGCATAGAGAATCTTTAACGAGATTTGCTAAGCGGTCAAGTTCTGATTCTGGAATAACCTCACCGTAAAAATTTTCTGCAATTCTATAAAATTCGTTAGTTTGAATACATCCGTATTCCAGCACTTCTTTAGTAAGTTTTGCGTCTTGTTGTGCTAACTGACCGATGCACAGTTTATACTCGAACTCACATGTAATTGTCGCTGTTTTAGTCATGGTTCTCCTTAGTTTTTATCAGCCGATGTTAGTTCAAGTCCCCATGTAACAGGCACTAAACCTTCGCCGTCCAAGTCAATTGTTGCTCCAAGCTCAGCTTCTAGTTCATTGCGTAACAAATGTAAATCAATTTTTGTGGAATCTTGGCAATCAACCTCAACGTCAATATTGGTGGTTATGTCTACGATGACGCTTCCGAGACGGTCTGTTTGAAGTTTGTCACCAATCTGTATAGAGCAATTGGTCGAAATTACATGTCCGCCGTATAGGTCGTGAAGCTCCTTATCGATAATCATCCATACTCCATGCTCAATAGAGCGCTCCAAATATCCAACTGCGTAATGGAATCTTTCACGATTGCAACCGTATTTAACGTATTCACCATAGTTATCATAAAAATCGTCAACCGAAGAACATTTCTCAATTACGCTAATATCGTCGATTTCGTTACGATTGACATCACAAATACATACGTCTGTGCTAACTGCCACTTTAAGGTTGGTTGATTTGTTCATTTTGTTCATTTTGTACCCTCTTTACTTGTTAACATTAGTTTTCTGTAATCTTGAAAATGGTAGAGCACCTAGAGCATGACGTACCACGTTATATCAGTTACTTTGTCTACGTTGTTTGTCATAATATCATCTGCGACGCCCTCAATATAATCCACGTCATCGTCTGAGAATCCGTTGTGATTAGATACTGTAACGTTCAATTTTCCACGCAAGTATACGTCTCCTCTATCAGACACCCACATTTCAATAGCGGGGTCGTCAAAAGATTTTACTTGAGTTTCTTTTTCGAATCGTTCTTTGAGAGCCGTTAAAACGTCAACCTCTAGGCTTGCAAAACAGTACTTCATTTTATTAACGGCATTATCTATGATTGCGTCTACCTCGATAACTGAACGACCACTGCATTTCGCAAATTCGCTAGTATCAAGGCTTCTCTCCACCAACTCTTTATTATCGTCGTCAATAGTTATTCGCTCAATGGTTCGTGTCACATCGAATCCTATCATAACTTCCGTAGTCTCATTTTTCATTTAACGTTCCCTTCATTTGTTAACATTAGTTTTCTGTAATCTCAAAAGCGAAGCGCTCATCTCTACTTACGTGCACTCTATGGCAATTACCAATTTCTATGAATTTATCAAGCAATCGTTTACATGTTTCATACACGTAGTTCTTTATATCGTATTTATCAAGCTCGCTTGTAATTATTACATCAAGCGTAAACCATGCTCCGCTCGTGGCGCATGCACAGCCACCATCACATAGGGTGACGGTATCGAAATCAAGCCTAATGTTGCCTATGTTGGTTCCATTTACTGTAAAACCGTCCCCGAGGAACCGCTCGGAGTCAGATTTCAGAAATGTATCAATATCACAAATTGCTGCGCTAATATTCTCGATTCCTAGAGTGAAATCGTCAATAAATGAATTCATACCACCAGGAAACCGCTCAGCAACATACTCAAGTGGAGCGTGTTTCAAATGGTTGAAGACTTCTTCGTACTCATAGCCAAAACTGGCTACAAGCACTTCAAAATCAATGTTGCCTTCAATGCGGGCGTTGTAGATATTGCTCATTATGATAATTTACCAACCTTCCGCTTTAATACTCGCACACTTCTGAGAGAAGTGCCGTTGCACCTGTACGAACCTCAAATCTGCTAAGCTCAGTGTTGATTACCTTGACCGCTTTCTTAATTAGTTCAAGTTTATCAGCACCGCTCATCTCGTCAGATACCTCTAATGTAATCACATATGGATACGTTCCATGCAGCACTACATCGCGCATTACGCCTACAGGCGCATACCCAACACCCATTCTCGAACCAGTGTCGATATCTATCAACTCAAAATTTTGTCCAAGCGCCTGTTTAATCGAATCATATAATCCGCTTTTCTGGGTATAGTGCAAGTCTTGATAATAGTCATCTGCAACCGCGGCGTTTTCACCAAAGAGCAACTTGGACTCATCTTTTGAAAGTGGAATATTGATGGGAAAATCTAAGCCATCTAAATTCGCTTCGTACTTTGTACACGGCGTAAACAAATCAATATCAAATGTTAAGGTCAAGCCACATTTTTCCTTACTCATTATGGCGTCCTTTCAAATCAATGAATATTTATAAATGTGTTAATGTGAATTAGCTCATCGGCAATACCAGACAAGCCCTCACTGTGGCGCCCTTGAAGTTGTTTCTCTATCTCGGCGCCCAGTTCACTCTTTTGCAAACGCGGATTCGTGCCGTCGAACTCGATATCAACGTCCGCAAATACTCTCGCAACTCCATCTGGCGTAACAATGATGTTGCTAGTATACAAAGTTTTAGTTACGTCGAAGGCACATGAATCGAACATATGTTCGATAGCATTTTTAGTGTATGCAATCAAAGCGTCTAGGTACTCATCTAAGTCGCGTTCAGCTTGCGCGTGTGCATCACTCATGCTCCAAAGGTCTCTACTAAACTGATAAATATAATCGTCTAAGTCAATACGTGCATTTACATAACGATTGTTTCGGTCTACCAATTTGATTTTATCGAACACTAAATACACATTCATTGTAACGTGACCGTTAACTTCTTCGTTCATTGTCTGTTCCTCCAATCTTTAATATGTACACACATCTTCAAGAAATGCACTTGAACCCGTGTGAACTTCAAACCTACTAAGCTCGTCGTTAATCGTCTTGCATACCCTAATAAGTAACACATGTTTATCTTCGGCACTCAATTCTTCGGGTGTTTCGACTGCAATTACGTATGGAGCTTTTCCACACAATACCAAGTTATTCATGGAATCTGCAAACTTATAAACTGGCTCATCACCACGATTACAGTTAATGAGCAGTAGCTCAAAATTCTGTTTGAGGGCTTGTCTAATTGAATCATACAGGCAACTGTGGTTTATCTCGTGTAAAGTCCGATAATAATCATTTGCCACATCAGTATTCCTACCAAAAAGCAATTTGAAAGTATCTTCCGAAATCTGTGAGCTACCCAGATGACTCAGCACTCTCAAATTTGGTGTAAACCTATCGCATACTGTATATAAGTCAACTTGAAATGCCACAGTCAAGCTATTATATTCAATCATTTTGAATTCCAATCTAAATTACTCAATGGCTGGCACAACGGTTGCGGAAATGAATTCTGGTGAAATGCCAGCTACCTCTTTATCGAGATGCTTGAGAAGTTCTTGCTCAATCTTTTTGTTGAGTTCCTCTTTTGACAATTTTGGATTCTGACCAACAACATACGCGCGAAGCTGGCGTCTAACCCAAACACGACCGTTCTTAAACACAATAATGTCGTTAGTACCAGCATCGTCGCTCATAACGGCGGTGTGACTTTCAAAAAGCGGGCAGAGGATATCATTTACTGGCTCTTTTAGGGCATCCACATATCTTTTCACGTCGCGTCTTGCTCCTGCATATAAATCTGGCAGACTATATGAATCTAATTCCTCAAACTCGCTCAAAAGCATATCAAGTGTAATACCTTTATCAGTAATCGAGACGTTGAAATTATTAAATTTAACTTTTTCTAACAGTAGATACACATCTACCCATATATATCCAGCAATTTCTTCGTTCATGTCAATCTTCAATCTTGCACATAGTTTTCTTGTCTTAACCTTAATTAAAAGATGACTTCATACTCGACGTTACACCCCTCGTTTGCACTATGTTCAATAGCGGCTGCAACAACCTGTTCAATTTTTGCCATAAGGTTATCACTTTTAATGCCTTTAATCTGGATGTTCATATTTAGCTCGCCGTGCAATACTACGTCTCCATCAGCCGAAACATAAGGATGATTACGTGTTGGCTTGCTCGGATAAACATGTACATATCCAAACTCAGACCGAATCGCGCGCTCTAGCTCATAAACAATTCTGTTGAAGCCCTCAAATGCCGATTGCCTTCCGCGTTCAATAATTATCCTAGCCACGTTAAGTGAATAATTGTTGTGTTTTGCCAATTCTTTGGCGTCAATATCGGTGTATATAAGGTCATTATCAGAATCATCAAGGTCAATTCGGTCAACCACAATGGTGGCGTCTACTAGCACGGAAAACTCTGCGTAATCATCTTCGTTCATGTTAATCTCCAATCTTTTGAACGTCTAGGCACGCCCTATCACACGCGCTCAAATAATCACTGCTCTGGTATACTGCGTCAAGCGCTCTATCTAGCGCACCACCAACAATATCGCGAATGCACTCTGTTGAAACATTCATGTCCATAACGACTTCAAAAGTTCCGTTTACAAACACACTTGCAGTTCCGTGCTTGGAAATAAATGCTTCGTTACCGAGTGGCAACTGAACGTCTAAAATATACACCCCGAATTTATGCTCATCGGCAATCTCACGCAAATATAGATTAAATTCTTTCTTGATATCTTTGCTCAGCGTAGCAAGTTGTTTTTCAAGCTCATTACGAGATGGGATATGGATTCCACCAAGCTCGAAAAATTCTTTCAATTTTTCATAATCAATCTTCATTGGCGCGTATTGGAAGTCCTCAAGAACACCCAACCAGACAGTAGCGTCAATATCTGCGGTAATTTGAAATCTATCCATAACCAATCTCCTTAAAAATCGAAATCGAACCAGGTAATCTTACCATAAAGTCCAGCGTCTTTGAGTGCGCGCTTCATTACAGTATTTAGTGCTAGATATAGCCAAACGTCGTCAATACTTGCGTCTGCCGTTGTAAATACATCCACAACAATCAAAGTTTCGCATCTAGCGCCAATGTTTCCATATTCGTCGTACCAAAATGCGTATCCTGGATATACGATGTCAGTGATATCTACATGGTCAATGCCAGTCTTAAAATCGACGTATGCACCACGCACACAACCAGCACTTTCTTTGAATGCGTTTTTAACAGCGCTTTCCACGTTTTTAACAGCGTTTTCCGCAATTTTTAGCACCTGTTGTGCAGTCGTATCAATATGTGTTTTATCCATCAAATCGAGTTTGTAATTTCGATAACGCTCAATGAATACCTCTGGGGCGATGAGCTGGTTGACGCACCACTTGTCGTCATCAAGCAACTCAATGGTTCCAGCATCAACATCAAATGAAAACTCAATTGAAAATGTTTGTTTGTTCATGTTTACGCTCCTTAGATTTTACATTTCAAAATCGTTAACGATGCTTGATAGACCAGATTTCACTATCGCTTTTTCAATAGCTTTGTGGAGCATGTCCAATAACAACTCATTGGTTAATTTATGGTTTTCGTCTGCAAATATATCAAATTCGATATCTAACCTACAGGTTACACGTACCGTGTTATCAGTATCAATCCAGAACCAATATCCCGTGTCTATAACATCTTCAACAACAAAGCCATTGAACCCAACATCTTTACGTGGTTGGACACACTCAATTCCGTTTGTAATTGCAGACATAATCTTGTCAATAATCTTAAAAATATCTTGCTGGTCTAACAAATTGGTGCAATCTTGAGCGTACTTGTCCGCAAACTTATCTTTAGTAATAAGCGTCTTTACTGGAAAATCATCATTTGATGGATTAAACTTCCCAGCAATAATATAAAACATCACTTCCATGCGTTGTTCCAATCAGTCGTCTTTAACATTTGTACCATTAAGTATACCATTACACGACAAAAAAAACGTTGACAAGTTTTAATTTTCATACTATTCTTGCAAATAGAAAGTGAGGTCATGTGACTAAAAATTATGTCATCAAATACTGGAACGGTTGGTACATCAACGGAATTTCGTTGCCTTGCAACTGGATTGACGTTGATACCGATTCAATCGAACATATGTTCGATGAGTATAAAACGTTGCCCAATCGCCGCGATACATACTTCGAAAATGTGTTGTTGCCACCGTTTGTAGACGTGTTTTACGAACTGATTGAACGAAACTTACGTATTCCAACACCCGCTGAGTTTTACGACGCGTGGTTAGAACTAAATTGTGATGTCCGCGAGGATGGTTTTACGCTCAAACCTCACGCTGATACTAACAAAGGTGAACATTTTAATACCGTGTTGCCGCGCAAACCAGAGTTATTTTCGTTTGACGAACTCAAATCGAGAATTGCTCGTGTGTATCCAGCATTATATCGAGAGTGCTATCTTATGTATCACTTGCGTGGTTCAAAGAACACAAACGATGATAAGTTTAACGGCGTTGATATGACCGTAAACTACAAACGTCTGGCAATCTTCGATGATACTCGTAGAAGCGTCACAAAGCGTGAGATTAAGAAAGTTACAAGCGGTAAAGTTGATTTAGAGATTCACTCGAACTTTACTAACAATTGTGAACGCCTGCCATGCGGATTGTACGTTTACACCGATGAGTTTATTGACTGGGTTCGAGAAGTCTGCTATGCAGATTAAAAAATGCCCCTGGAGAATTACCTCCAGGGGCTAATCTTGTCACCAACCGTAATCTGTAGTTACAACTTTACCATTAGGTAGTAGTTGGCATACACTTGAATCGACCCGTTCAATCAAGTCTTCGCCGAGGTGCTCAGTGTCAATGTAGTCCATCGGGTTTGGGGCGCCGTTGAAATCTCTGTCAAAATTGCAGTCGCTATACCAGCCGTCCGTTAGTTCATAAGCAGCATAGTCTCCAAGGCTAAAGTAAACAACTAATTGGTCATTTGCCCAAGGCTCATTCTTAATATCCGAAAATGTCAAATCAAGTTGTTTCAACAACATGCTTGCTGTCTCGTGACTAGACTCCATAAGCTCATTAAAGTTATCGTATACACGCGAGCAATAGTACATATTTACCATCCATAACTCGTAGTTACAACTTTGCCGTTTGGAAGTTGACAATACACACGAGCATCGCCTGTATCAATTAAACGTTGTCCGAATACTTCGAGGTCAATAAAGTAAAGTGGATTTGGTGCGCCACCGAAGTCGCCGCCTAAATCATGGTTCATATACCAACCATCGACTAACTCGTAAACAGCGTATTCCTCAACGTCTGGATAGACTATGAGCACATCGTCCATCCAAGGCTTTGTGCCGATATCAGACTCATCTAAATCAAGTTCTTTCAATAACAATGTCGCAGTTTGATGGTCGCCTTCAAGAAGCGCATCAAAATTGTCGTAAAAAGTAGAAACGTAGTCCATTTTTAAATCCTTTCAATCAAAGTTAACCTTGGTTAATTTTTATTATTTCAAGTCTGGGAGAACGTAAATCCACCCATCTGAGTAAATTACATTTTTAAGACCAGCGTCGAGAATGTTGTATCCAAGCTCATAAAAATCAATCGCGCTTTCAAGATGAATTGGTCGAACATTCGGTGAATCGAAATTGATAATGCCCCTATAACTACCGTCAGTCATTTCGTAAATTCCAAAATCTTCCAATTCAGTAAATATACAAACTTTTCCATGATAATCGTGAGTGCAGCTCCTAATACACGCCACTGCGTCTGGATGTACCTCCTGTAACTCATCAATTGAGTTATACGTGGAATATCGTGCTTTATACATGGCGAATCCTTTCAATCAAACGGTTAATGCCTATAGTTTAGCACAACTTGAAGTGTTTTTTTTGAAAACTTTTGGTAAATTGGTAATAGCTTCATTATAAAGTTAGCCGAGGTTAACTTTTACTGTAAAAATAAATTACCGCCAAAATTGACGGTAATTTATCGTGATAGAAACTTCAATCTCACTTCATAACGCGCGATTAAATTTCTCCCTTTTCCAAAAGTATGTCCAAGGCAATGAGTCTTATTTCACTGTCATAATCTCGTAACAATTCCCACGTCTTATAGCCAGTTCGAGCAACTGCGCGTCGAACATCGTCATCGTCATCGTTAATGAGAATGTCAAGACAATTTCCACTTTCCGCAACGCCCCTTCTGACAAGAGAATAATCGTCATGTACGAGGATGTCTGGACGATATCCTTGTCTGGCAACCTCTACACGAACCATGGGAGCTTTGTCGTGTACGAGAATGTCAAGACCATAACCGTTCATAGCAGCAGTTCGACGTTCCCACGGATTATCACTATAAACCATATCGTTCAGTTCTTTATCTGCCATTGTGTGTCCTTTCATTGCGTTTTGTTGACATGATTATAACACTATCAAATTTGCTTCACATAAAATTCACAATCTTTAATAATTACTACAAGTGGCGGATTTGCTCGATTCACTTTTAATATATCAAAATTTTAACTAATTTAGTTAGAAAATTCGACGCATAAAATAAGCCACCGCCAGTTCATACGGATAATCCGTAAAACTTCGCGGTGGCTCAGTTATGCGTAACTTACATTACCTCAGAGGTTGTTTGAATGTCAATGTCAGTAGCGTCTGCACTATTCTCAATAGATTCGACAATCACATCAGCTACAGTCGTCACAATTTGTCTCTCGGTCAAATCACAGTCATCACCAACCTCGGCGGTAATGGTAAACTCAGCAACTGATTGTTCAGCAACATCAATCCAGTTTTTGCTCCCGCGAGGAACAAGTTGACCAGTGAGACGCTCAAGTCTAAAACTATCAAGTGAGCAATCGGTGATGGTAATATCATCAATACACTCGATTGGAACCTCGTCCACAATATCCTCACACGCAATTTGCGTGTAAGCAATACTCTCATTGAGATAGGTATTGCTCAAAAACGCGTCGGTTGTTGGCATCTTACAAGACTTATGTTCAGCAAGCTCTCCATAACACTCTTGTTCAATAAAGTTATCGAGTAAGCCAGCACACCTACGAACGGCGTTGATGTCTGCTGTGACAGTAATCTCATAATTCTGTGGCATGGTAAACCTCCAATGGTTTAGGGTTATTTATACAATAAACGAAATTGACGTATCGGCTGCGTAATCAAGTTCATCACGAATGTAGCGCTTTAGCGCGTCTGCAATACCTGCTGCAATGGCTTCCCTATCGTCAGAATCAGCACACTCAACTCTGCAAGTTAGTTCCGCGACAACATCTGCATCGAATACGATAGTTGCTGGTCTGAGAGCACTAATTAACTCTGCGTTTACACTTAATGGTTGCGCATCAAGGTCATCAAATTCAAGTTTGACATCCTCGTGCTCTTGATTATAGACGCGATGTGTGAACAGCGAAATGTATCTAAAAATCTCACGATTTATGTCGTTCCATGTATTTCCGAATTCTTCGCGATTCAATGCGTTTTGCTTGCCAGCGAGAACGTTGTATACTTTAGTTCGTACAGCGTCTTGCGCTGAGAACTTATTGTAAAAGTCGTAGTCTTTAAAATCATTGAGGTAAAATAACTCACAGTCATTTTTGATATTACATTTCAAGTCGATTCCGACTTTAAACTTTTTAGACATGTTTTAATCCCCCCAAGCCAGCCTACTCATACACCTTCACGTCAATATCAAATACTACGCGTGCATACGTATTGACAATTTGCTCCGTTACGCGATAGAGCTGAGCAATCAACTCGTCATCAGAACCGTCATAATCGTCTGGAACGTCCAGGTCGATTTCAGCAATCATGTTATGAAACAAAACAACTGCGTCGTCAATAATACTCTTTGCGAGAACGTTTTGTTCATCGAGTTTTACGGGGTAGATGTCGAAAAACTCGTCACCTTTAGCGTATTGACGTAAAACTCGTTTAAGTTCCTCAAACGTAGTATCTGGTCGCCAGTCGATTTTGTAATCCATCTCACGCAGCGCTTTTAGCTCCGAAAACTCAAATCCGACCTCACCATCGTCCATATTAACCTCGAACGGCTCCTCGATGGTTAACTTGTTAGTCGTTCCAATGGTATAGAGATAATCAACTGTAATAACAGCATGTCTCCCCATGTAAATCACCTCGCATAGTTTAGATTAGCGTATTTTTACGCCCTTAACTACACAAGTATATCATACGGGGAGACCGTTATTTTGCTAATTTATTTTGCCCACTGGTAAATGGTACCAGATTTCCAGTTCATATACTTTGGTACTGATTCATCCAGATTGTTCTGGAAGTCGATATACATAAGTGGTCGAGGATTCGTGACAATGACAATGAGAACATCGTTTCTAGTTGACAAATCTTGTAGCGCGCCAAACGCGTCAAACAAGTTCTTACAATCGAAGGTGGTCAGCTTATGCGATGTACGTCTGACACCTTTGCCATCGGGTAGAATAACACCCTTGTCGAGTTTAAGGTTCTCAATAGCCTTATAGTCAAACATAATTGAGAGTAGGTCATAGATGCGCTTATAGTCACCAGCAGTGGCTAGGGCGGTCGCAACCTTAAAGTTGCTAGAGACCTTTAGAGTCTGAACCTTGTGCGTATACTCGTTAAATTGTGCAATATAAGTAGCCATGTAATCTCCTATTCTTCGCAGCCACTATTATCATTATAATCATCGTCGTAATCATAGAGATTCTCGTCCTCGTAACGCCAGGTCTCCTCATCATCGAACATTTGTTCGGGTTCGTCCTCTACGACGGTATAATGCTTTTTAGCGAGTCGTTTGATATCTTCCACTGAGTATTCGTCGGGAAGTTTCGACTCTAATAAATTATCGTGATGCCAGATAAGTTTTAGAATATCATCATCTGGAACAGTATCGTACCAATAATAAATGGCGGTATCGTTGTTAAATCCTTCAACTCTATTTACTTCGCCGTCAAATCCGAGCACCTCAAATTCACCATTGTTAGCATTATCAATTGCTTGTTGTTTGCAATCAAAATATGCTACAAATTCTGGCTCTGGATTATCCTCATAAAAAAGCTCAAGATTGATTCCAAGTAATCCGCGAATATTGTCATAAATCGGTACTGTTGAGGTATGCTGTGTTGAATAATCAACCATGCGCGTCTCAACACCGCGCTTTATGGGAATCTCCCCGCGAACGTTAGTGATGATAACCTTCCAGCGCTTCTGGTCATAGCGGTTATCTTTCTTAAAGGTTGTGTCCATAAATACCTTTCTATAGTTGTAATACCCAATTATAAGCGCGAATACACCGATATTCATCATAAATTTTCAAATACATAAAAATTTCACACTTACGCGAGACACAAGTAATCCCCCAGCTCGTCGCTAGGGGATTGCATGTATTTAATTATCGAACAACCTGTACGCGATTTGCGTAAATGAATGATGCTTCGAACATCGGCTTAATGAGATTGAGAATCTCACGATATGTATCGGAGGTCATATCAATCATGCCGTTTTCTTGCTCCTCTTTTTGAGACTCAAGTTTCTCGCTGATATTTACGAATGCATTAAACTCAGCAGTGATAACAGGAGTGACTGATGCAGTAAGCTCGTCACCCTCACGCGTGAGATTAAAGTCCTCAAAGTCCATAGAGCCAAATGGCTGAATCTGGCGAACCGCGATATCATACATAGTATCTCCGCGGAAGTATTTAGGGTTATCATTCTCTGGAGTTAGTCCAAACAGCTCAAAGTTGTGAGTCTTTGCGCAGTGTGGCAATGCGGTAGATAGTGAGGAACAAACGTCGGTAATTGCGCTTGCAATAGCATCACCGTTGTCGTGTAATGACAGATAACCAAGAGAATAGGTGTCGTACCTACCCTGGCTAATGTCGTGAAGAAGTCGCCTACGCAAATGTTCCTTTTGGTCGGCAATGTCGGTAATCTCAAGCTCCTCAAGCTCTTGAACCGCAAGTTTATAGGTGAAATCCTGGAGAGTGTAATTCTCCTTGAGAGAAATCATCTGGCTTCCGTTAAATGAAATCATTTTGTTACCTCGTTTCTAGTCTACAAAAATGTCTGCGCCCATGTCATCAAAATCGGCGTCACAACCGTCTGGCATAGTTTCATAAGTGAGTGACTCAATCATTGACATGTTATCGAGGTCGTAGAACCAGTCATCCATGTTAGTATCGTCATCAACGTTGAACCTTGCCTTGTTGTGAATTTCAACATCGACGGGTGAGTAATAACCGACGTCACTCTTTTGAACGTCCTTTAAATTGAACTCGATTACACAATTAGAATAATCGCAGTGATGAATTTCACGTAGCATTGGCAAAAGATATTTTCCACCGTCTAACGCCTTCTCAAGTTGCTTATGTAATTGTTGTGCTTCACTTTTTGAATCCGCGTCAAAAAATACGACAAAATATGCGGCAACTTGAATTTCTGCGTTTAGCATATTTAGCTCCTTTAGTAGTAAGACATCATTACTCAATCAGTATAACACAATTCAATATGTAAACAGACAAAAAAAACACGCCCTAGCAATAATTGCTAAGACGTGTTTTAGCGTTACAGGTGAAGAACCCTGTCTCTGATTTCCTCAGTTCGACCTTGGTTCCAGAACTGAGTGCCAATATACCTTAAAACCCTCGGTTTTCCCGATATTTATGAGGGGAGTGGACTGTGCCTTATGTTCTCTCCATTAGCTTCGCGTTTGCTACGCGGTTAGTCCGTCTACGCTACGCTTTGCTCCGCAGATAGTCCATTGAGCAAGCTCAATGTCCTATCGCTATGCTAGACGTTCTAACAAATTTGGTTGAGCAACACCAATAATTACAGTCTCTGCACCTTACGACTTACATATTCTTGAATCTGAGATTTTCTACTTTCCAAAATCTCTGGTTCTGGTTTTGGGTACGCAAATTCTTTGAACAACACTTGCTCGGCGTACCAACGAGCATAGAGTGCTTCTTCTTCATCGAGGTAATTGCCAAGATTGAGCATTTTCTGGTTAATCTTGATGTGAGCATACCATTTGCAGCCGTTAGGAGATACACCCTTGAAGTTGCTATTCATCATATTCTGCGCTTTCGTAACAATGCGTAGATTGCTCTTGCGATTGTCAAGCGTGTTATGGTTAATGTGGTCAACAAATTGGTCAGTACCGAGAATTTCTCGGTGCATATGCTTGTTTGAACCAGAAAACTTTGGTGTATTTGCGGCATATCCGCTTGATGATAATTTCCACTTGGTATAGCGGATTTTGTTAACGTCTTCAGAATCAATAATTGCTGTGGCAATGTGGTTACATTGGGCATCATAGAGTTTTACACGAGCAATTTTACCATCGACGATAATTTCGTTCTTGTCGAAAGTTGTTCTTGGATTAGTGTCAATTGTGTGACCATATCTTTTGACCTGGTTATAGTGCTTGTTACAGTAGACTTTGCCGTGCGACTTAATCTTGCGGAACAGTTGCCTACCGCAGACAGAACAGCGATAGTATGTCTTGCCATCGTGATGCTCAATATCATGAGTCTGAGTTTTAACTCGGTTTAAGATTTGCATTTAGTTTCACCTCGATTCGGCAGTATATATGAAAGCAGTTTGTTTGTAAATCGTCTTGGTTCAAAGTTGCCATGCAGTTGTACTGTTTAGGTTTCTTTGAGTTTCTATTGATTTGTATTGCGGCAATATTGGCTATGTTTACCGCAAGTTCTGCGAGTCACCGTGAGCGTATTGTGGTCACGGTTTCCGCAGCGAGGACATTCCCAGTCAAGACGACCGTTTTCGTCCTCAACAATTTGAATTTCACCATCAAATCCACAGGCTTGGCAGTAGTCTGACTTGGTGTTAAGCTCAGCATACATACAGTTGTCGTAAATATGCTGAATGACTTTGATGATAGCTTCGATGTTATCCATCATAGATGGCATCTCAATGTAACTAATGCATCCAGATAGCGAATATTTTTGGAACTCGCCCTCGATAGAGAGCTTACTGAAGGCATCAATGTGTTCACGGATGTTAACGTGATACGAATTCGTGATATAGTCGTGGTCAGTGATGCCTTCGATGACACCAAAGCGCTTTTGTAACGCTTTAGCAAATTTATACACAGTGCTTTCCAAAGGAGTTCCATATAAACCCGCACCTATGTCGTCTTTCGCGTTCCATTCATCGCACTTGTCGTTTAGGTGTTTGAGAATCTCGATGGCAAATTGTTTACCTTCTGGCGTTGTGTGTGATACGCCGAGCATCGCCATGACACACTCATAAATACCAGCATAGCCAAGTGAGATTGTTGAGTAGCCATCTTTAAGTAGAGCGTCAATTGTCTCGCCCTTGTTTAAACGAGCGAGTGCACCATGCTGCCATAGAATTGGAGCTGCGTCTGACTTAGTACCCAAAAGGTGTTTGTATCTCCAAAGTAGCGCTTTGTGACAGAGTTCGAGACGCTCATCGAGGATACGCCAAAATTCGTTCATGTCTTTGTGGGCAGATAGACCTACGTCTGGCAAGTTGATGGTTACGACGCCTTTATTGAAGCGACCGTAGTATTTAGGTTTACCGTCATAGTTTTTTGCACGAGCGAGGTTATTCCAACCATTTCTTGTTTTGTCTACTGATAGCAGTGAGCGACAGTTGTGTGAATACAAACCCGACACGGTAAAATGCTCTGACTCTGTTGACACATCGTAGCTGAATTGCCCAACTGTTTGATACGGTTCACTATTAGTAATAGCGCAATAATCTGATTCGGCAATAGATGCGTTGGTTCTAACGTTATTTGTCATATTGGCTTTTTTCTTTTCAGATACCAATTTGGCAATCAACTCGTCACTTGGAACAAACTCAACTCTGTATCTGATGAGTTCGCTATGTTTTGAGTTGTAATGATTTCGGTAAATCGTTGCTGGCATACCAGCCGCTTGAGCCAAAAGCATTTGTTGAATAGCGAGTGCCTTGTTTGTAGAGCCGATTTGGATTTTACACAATTTCATATTGTTGTTGACGTAACCATCCGCATCAATCATGCCAGCAAGGAATGATAGTTTGATATCGTTATTAGAAACGAAAATATCGCTTGGAATTTGTCTATCAACTTTTTTGTATCCGCCAAAAAGACCCACAAGTTCATTTGCCACACCAACAACTGTGCGACCTTCGTTTGGTTTTGCAGAAATGTCGAGGTAGTTACCTTTAGTACCTCTTGATTGTGTTTTCCTAGCAGTTTTCACACCAAATACATTTGACATAGCCGTTTCATAGTGGTCAGCAATATCCGTTTCGTCAAGACCAAGGGAAGTTGTAATGTGACCGTTATAATTACTGTCACAAAGTAACATTCCGAGAAGCCATGCTTTTTCCGTAGACATTGTCACTTTTTGGTCATCTGACGATGGATTTTTATCAACTAGTATTTTGTCATTCGCCGTTAAATCTTTAGCAAAGACTTCGCCATTTATTGTATCAAATGGATGGTCTGGCGTACAGTCTAAGATGCGTCCATTTGAGAACGTCAATCGTAGCCATTCATCGTTGTGATTGCGAATCATGCAATTCATTTTAACGTATTGTTTCTTGTTGTTATCCCAGATAGATACATTGTTTGGATAAATAACAAAATCTTTTTTGTTTGCTTGGAGTTCTACTGGGAAGATTCCTTGAAGTCTAAACCAAGCTCGTTCAAACGATTCGACATATTTGATGTCTCCGATTTTGTAGTCGATAACTTCATTTTTATCAACGCAGCCCATCGGAAGCACCACGTCACCATCGCCAGGAAGTTGACCTTTGGCAATCTTGTACTCTTTCATTTTCTTCTCAGAAATGTAATCTGGAACAAGTCGCTTGGCGGAACACTTGGCTGCCATTTGAGTGAGGTAGAAGTATTTAGAATTCTCGTGAATGTTATCTTCCTCTGTCACGAATAATAATTTAGGAAAGGCGGGCGAAATCCAGACACCTTTTTCGTTTTTAATGCCTTGATATCGCTGACGAATAACCTCCTCGATAACCATAGCGAGGTCGTGTCTTAGCTGTTCATCGTCTCCAGCTTCATTGAGATACATGACGGTTGACACAAATGGTGATTGACCGTTACAACTTGACATGGTTAGAATTTGGTATTGAATAGTTTGGATTCCTCGAGTAATCTCTTTCTTGAGTCTACTCTCGACAATTTCTTCCAGTTTGTTAATAGAGAGTCCAGTTCCCTCAAGTTCCTCATAAACTTCTTTACGAATCGCTTGCCTTGACACGTCGACGAACTTTGCGAGTGGCGTATAAGACCAGGTTTGTCCCTTACAATGAATTTTGTGTTTTCATTGGCTAGACTATTTCTTGTTGGATTTGTGTTATCCAACCATCACGTTTCGACTGCAAGTGCAGCCTACGTCTTTCGACTAGTCGTTACATTTAATATACGAAAGTAATTTTACCGTCAAAAGGAGTTTCTCCAGAGATATATCTGTGTGTTTGCGATTCGGACACACCAAGGAATTTGCCAAGCGCTACGATTGTCTTGAAGCGATATTTATCATTCAAGACAATTTCTTTAAAGCGACCATTTCGAGAATAACCGACGTTTCTTGTGCGGTTATCGCGGCGGTACGCTCGTTTATTGTTCTCAGCTTGAGATACCCATTGTAGATTGCAAGCACGGTTATCTTGATAATCGTTGTTGATGTGGTCAACTGTGTTATTAACCTCTGAATATCCGTCAACAAAAGTGTGTGCTATTAGTCGAGCAAGTTGAAAGTTTTTAGTTCCAATTTTTATATAAAGTCTGTTTGATAGTTGGTTAATTGCTGGCATAAGCAATCTATAGCAATCGTATGACTTTACATAATGTTTTACTCGTCCTTGATTTGACGCATAATATTCTGGATAACCGAGAATTTCTTTCCATTTTTCATTTGGCAAATTATCAAAGCGGTAGTGAGCTTTTCGTTCAGCTTTAAACTCTCTTGTTTGCTTTCCGATGGAGTCAAGGTATACTTGGCGAACTTTAGCAATGTCTGCGGTGTTCACGGCAATGTTTCTGATAAGGTGTACTTTGACGCCAAGTTTGTTTGCGATTTCCGTATCAGTCATACCTTGATGATAACACGAGATAATAAATTGTTTGTGTCGAGCAGCAAACTTTTGGTTTGACTTGCTCATGTAATGGCAATTTGCTCTCTCCATGTTGTTATCTCTAGTAAACTTTGATACTTGCCTACGGTCGACTTTAAGTAATCGTGAGATATAGGAGAACGAACGTCCTTCTTTTTCATAAAGTTGCGAGACAGTATCTTTTAGCATTTCAAGTTTTTCATAGTCGGTCATTTCCAAACCGTTTCCTTTCGTATATTAAACACGAGATTGCGTATTCCACGTTTTCCTCGTTAGCCTTGAGTAAGTTCTCAAGACACCCATATGTAATGGTTAGTGATGTTTTAGTACGGCAGACTTTATTTTTTGACCGTACTGAGCGGCACTTACTGCCAAAGCAATCTGACAAGCAATGTTGCAAGCTGTTGAGAAACTGTGCGGTTTCTCAATAACAGCTCCACCAATCATTGTGCCGTTTTGTAACATATCGTCTAAGTTGACCAAACAGCAGTTAGTGAGTCGCTGAAGCGTATAGTCCATGTCATGAACATGAATAAGCCCAGCGTCGTGAGCTTTAACGACGTCTTCTGGGAGAAGTCGTCTGCGAGCAATATCTTTGCTTACAATACCTGCGATATAGTCACGCTGGGTACTCACGAGTGTTGGATTCTTGTTAGAGTTCTCCTCGTTGGCTTCCTCATTGCGGCAGTCAACAAGTGCCAGAATCTCATCGTCCGTCTTTTGACTTGCACGGACGATTTCCTTGTTTTGTCGGTACTTAATATAGTGACGAGCGATTTCCGACAATCCCTCAGCCATCAGTGTTTCCTCAACCATATCTTGAATATTCTCAACGGTGAGGTTTTCGGCACAATTACAACGTTCGACAACTTCATTCGTCAAATTATCAAGCGAACCAACGGAGAGTGCGTCGCACTCATCAGCAGCTCGCTTGATGGCGTTACGAATCTTAGTTTTATCGAACGGAACGTGTGTGCCATCACGTTTAACAACTTGGCGTGATGATTCAGTGTTCATCATGCTCCTTTCGATAGAGGTTTACATTTTGTCGTGCCAACTCTTTGAATCACCACGGAAATATCCGTTGGCAATTGCATCATCGAGGTAAGAGTCGGCGTTTTCGCGGACGTACTTGTCAAAGGCTTCCTCGGCGTGTTTTTTGGCTGTTTCCTCGCCACACCAAGCAATTTCATCGTCAAGTTGGTCGGAAAACTCACTCCAGAAGTCCTCATACATGGCATCTTCTATATCGTAATAGTTGAAGTTGTAGCCTTTATACAAAAGGTCTGGGTCAGCATAATCGTTGTAGTAACCGAACATAACATTCTTACAACCGCGCCAAGGAGCGAGTGATTGATATGCTTGCATAATTTTCACCTCCAATCGCAATAACTTGTTTTGGAGGATTAGTATACCACTAAATCTTGCGCCATGCAACGACAAAATAGATTGTGTACAATCTATTTATCGACATAAAAATACCCGAACAAGTGTTCGGGTATAGTCTAGTGAATGAATGATATAACTACAAGAAGCGCTGCAACGAGTGTTAAAGCCGCGCCGATGCAGAGTATTCCCATCCATAGTGTGTATAGTTTGAGCAAATCCACAGTTATACTCCCATAATGTTTGAGGTCACGATATATCCAGCCATGGTCACGATTGCTAGGCTTGCGTAAAACATTGCAGCTTGTCTGGATGTATACTTGGCTTCAAAATGTTCAAGCACCCACAGCTCGATGAGTCCAACTACGCCAGTTAAGCTCAAACTAATGATAAGCGCTAATAACGACTTTGCCATTATCGCACCCACTCTACCTTGAGTACATAATCCATATTAATGACTCTTGAAAGCTCAACGCTCTTGTAATCATCCTTGTAATACTCGTGGCGGACGAAGCATAGATAACAATCATCAAATCGCATGAAGCAAGTGTAAACGCACACGTCTTTTAACAGACCAAAATCGGCAGATGAATAGTGTGCAGGCATATCAATTTTGTCATGCCCGAGATGCAGAGCAGACACGAGCAGCACTCTGTCAACATCATCTTCGAAATCAAAGTCCTCTTGATAACCGTCTGTATAAATCTTGGTAAACTTTACGGGTAGCTGGTTATTTGTTGACATTGTAAATCCTTTCTTTCACTTCTTTGTGACTATAGTATTACATAGCCATAAGCCGATTGCAACACTTATTTTGGATTCACAATTTCTACACTAAAAGTTAGCTTAGGTTAACTGTTCTACAAGTGCATGTAGACTTAGCGGTTTATAAATAGACATGCGGACAGATACATCATTTTTATCGCCCAAGTTAACGTGCACATATGGATTTCCGCTAAAAATGCAACCTTCAACATCTGTTTGTTTGTCAAACATTTTTAACAAGAGACAATGTGTTTTAATTTCGTTGTCACCGAGAATCATGTCATTAAACGACATTCGAGCACGAGTGCCGCCAATCCCTTGATGGCGGATACTAAAATCTTGCAGCGACGCGATATTTAATTTGTCAATCTCGTCAAAAATGTCTGATAAATTATTGCTAACCGTCTTGGCTATAAATTCGTAATTCCCAGAAGTTGGCATAGACAAGCGCTTTTTCAAAACGAAATAATATACTTCGCAATAGCCCTCACACTGAACGACCTTCAGCAGCAATTTGCGGTTGAGCTGATACACAGTCTCAGTGTCCTTCTTTGAGAAGATTTTAATATCGTCTAGTTTGTTCATTATCAAATCCCTTCGGTATCTACACTAAAAAGTTAGCCTTGGTTAACTTTTACAGGCTTTATTCAACCAGTTCATATAAACTCAGAGCGCGGTATAACGTCAGCTCGATGTAAGTGTTGCCATTTTTATATGAGCTGATTCGCAAATATGGATGCCCGCTAAAAACACATTCTTCAACATCCGTTTGTCCGTCAAACATTCCCATTACTTTTAACTGCATGCTTATGTAACCCATATCAAGAACCAAGTTAGTAAACTGCATCTCGCCTTTTGTCCATCTATTTGTTTGTTTGGCGATGCTAAACTCTTGAAGTGACGTGATTTCTAGTTGGTCAACTTCATCAAAAATTGTGGATAGTTCGCCGCTTGAAGTTACGGCGATAAACGCATACTCGCCATATACTGACGATGGTGCCCATTCCCTCACGTTTAATACACGATAATATACCTCGCAATATCCGTCATACTGGATAACTTTCAACTGTAGTCTAGGATTGAGTTGATACACAGTCTTTTTGTTGTCACGGGAGACAACTTCAACGCGGTCTAATCTGTTCATAAACGGTTCCTTTCAATTAGTTTGCACAACTATCTCATAGTTTGCTCTTTAATGCAACACTTTCATAGGAATTACACTAAAAGTTAACCTTGGTTAACTTTTATAGCCATGCGCGAAAATCCGCACCATTTTCGATACGGATTTTCTGCACGAAATCGATTCTAAGCCACGCAAATTTTGAAAATGTGTAATTAGTCAAGGACTTTTAGGCTTCCGATAATTTGCGGAGTGATATTTCCCATCCACTCATTGAGTCCTGGGTCTCCAACAGCCTCAATCTGTTTACCGACGATATTGCCGAGCGATTTCGTATTCCAAGCCATAAATACGAGACCGTTGTTGAGAGTAATCTTGAGGTGCTCATGATTTTTACCAAGGCAACGCATTTCGTAAATGTCGCTCTCATTTACCACCATACGAATCTTTGGCTTTTCAAAACCCTTACCGTATGGTTCACCATTGTTAATAAAATCACAGATGAGCGAAACGTCAACGTCCTTATCAAGCGTTGGATAATTAGGCTCAACGTACTCCTTATTTGTTGGAGTGACCTCTTTGAGGTAATACGTAATCGACTCTAGCGCACGCTTGAGAGTTTCCTCGCTCTCAAATGTTACGCCGCATGCTTGCGCGTGACCGTCAGCGCTTGCGCCGCAATCCCGCAAGAGGGTACGATAATCAAGCCACTCTGGGGCACGCGCGCTGCCAGATAGTGTACCGTCCATGTTTCGAGAAAGCACGAGTGTTGGCGTATGATTAGCGCCCATAATCTTGTTAGCAATCAAGCCAGCAATCGCGTAAGGCGTATCGATGAAATAAGCCATTGGAGCGTAAGGCTGCTCACCAGATGCCTTTGCAAGCGGCGATGTAACAGACTTAAAAATGTTGTCAGTTACGGACTTACGCTCGTCGTTGAGAGCGATGAGTTCGTCAATGTTGTGAATTTCGTTTCTGAATACATCAAACGCTACGTGCATATCGGCGCCCATGCGCTTGCACGAATTAAGCACGGGTACGACGTAAAAGCCGAAACTCTCTGCGGTCAGTGACTTCTTTTTGTCAGTAATAAGTGACTTAACGAGCGCATACAAACCAAAGAGTGCGTCGTTGTACTCCTGCACGAAGAAACCGTCACGGAATTGAACCTTAACGAGTTCGTGCATGCGCTTGAGTCCGTCCATGACACATACGCGGGAATTGTATTTCAAATCCATTGAGTCGCCGATTGTACCAATAGCTGCAAACATTACAAGCTGATTGATAGCATCAAGCTGCTCTGGCATAAACATTTCAGCATAGGTCTGAACAACCTTAAATGCGACATATGCTCCGCAAATTGACTTAAAGGGGAATTGGTCGGACTTCTGGCAAGGGTCAACAATTACCTTTGCTCGTGGAAGCTCTCCAGATTGCTGATGGTGGTCAGTAATCAAAACTGTATAACCAATAGACTGAGCATAGTCTACTGGCTCAAAGGCGGTAATACCTGTGTCGCAGGTGATAATCGTTTTCGCGGTTGGGAAACAATCTTTGATAATATCAATCTGCTCGTGCTGCAAACCATATCCAGCAGACGCATCTGGTACATACAACTTAGCGTCAAAGCCAAGCTGATTAAGACCAGCGTTTAGAATAGTTCCCGCCATAATGCCATCGCAGTCAAAGTCTGGATATACCACCACTGGGTCAGTCTTTGCATTATGCAACTCGGTGCACAGTGTACGGATATTTTCCAGCTCGCCATCAACGTCATGGTTAATTTCGTCGAGGTTATCGGCGGTCAAATATGGATAAGCCGCTTGAATTTTCTTTAGTTCGTTTGCAAAAGTCATGTTTCTAAGTCCTTTTCTTACTCGTATTTTTGCTGTGCATAAGTTTAGCGGCGGTCGGTTGAGAAGTCAAGAACTTTTTTTAATTCCTAGTTGCAGCTAGGAATTAGAGCCACAAAAATGCCCGCTCGAAAGCGGGCAAATAGTTTACTTATGATTTACTTGGTCGAGGTGGTTGAGCCACTTAATGTTGTACGACCATGAACCATCTGTATTTTGAACAGGAACCATCCACGCGCCAGATGCGTCGTCTGAGCTATATTCACGACCGTCACGAATGTTAACAATAGTGTATTTGTGACCAGAGTTATCGTTCGTTGGAAATGCTACATAGTCACCGTCAGTCACATCAAATAGTTCGTCAATGCTGTTACCAAAAGTTATCTGTGGAGCGTGTACTACGGGCGTCATGAAAGCTCGTGCAATCGTCATAACAAACATTGCGAATACCATAAATACAGCAAGTGCAATCAGAAAATCTTTCTCTCGGTCATTCAGCTTCATAGATAGTTCCTTTCATCGACTTTGTGATTATAGTATACAAGAAAACCCAGCTAACCTTTCGATTAGCTGGGTAAATTCTTAATCTACACAATTTCTACAAATTGTCGATTAGTCGTTCTTCTTACGAAGCAGTGCGTAGCTTGCGCCAGCAATACCAGCAACAATAAGTACGCCACCTGCAACCAGAAGTTCTGGGTTTACGCCCTCGTCGCCAGTCTTATAGACCTTCTTACGCTCTGGGTGCTTGTTAACAACGGTTCCCTGGTCAACGGTTACGCCGTTCTCAGAAACAGTCATCTCAAACTTAGCCATATCAACGACATCCTCATTTGCGGAAGTGCGAATCTCCTCTACGGTGTAGGTATCGTAAGGAAGCATACCCTCAGACTTCTTAGTATCCTTGGAAGTGTCAGCCTTAGAATCAACCTTAGCATCAGTAGTTGCACCAGCTGGGGCGTCAGTTGCGGCAGGCTTTTCATCTGTTGGAGTTGCCGCCGCGTTGTTCTCTGCTACAGAGGTAGTTGTTGCGGCGTTAGCATTAGCTGCGTCAGTCTCAGTAGCCTTTGGTGCCTTAGCCAAATCCTCAGCGGAGAATCCGCTAAACCACGCGGAAGAAGTTGCGTCGAGCTTGCTCTCGTCAACAGTTCCGTCAGAAGATACCGCGGCGTCGTTCTTGTTAGCGGTCGCCTTAGTACCCTTGGAGGTGTCGATTACGCCATCCTTGTCGGTAACAACGTAGTGAGTCTCGCCAGTAGTCTTGGAAGTTACCTTAAAGACAACGTTTGCAAGTGGCTTACTACCAGTACCGTCGCTCTCAGTAACTACCTTAGTCCACTTAGCGTTGCCACGAACGATTTGCTCTTTCTTGGTGGAGTGAAGGTCGGCTGCGAGAGTTGTGCGCTCATCAACATTATCGCTGTTGATGTTGAGAACAGCTACGTCGTCGTCAACTCCATCACTGTTATCGTCAGTAATCAAATAGCCCTGTGGAGCCTTGGTTTCCTTAATAGTAACAGTTCCAAGAGGGAACACTACCTTGCCATCTGGGGAAACGAAGAAATCATCGCTGCCTTCCTTAACCAGGTACTTTTCAGTTGCTTCGTTTGCGTTCTCAAGATTGATTAAGCCGTTCTCGTCAGTACGAACATTCCATACACGAGTTGGCTTCTCTGGGAGGTTATCCTTAGTGTATTGTCCAGCATAATATGCAATCTGGAACTCTGCACCAGCAAGCGTTGCGTTACCGCCAGCCTTTGGAAGACCAGTGTCTTTATCGACCTTCTGTACTGAAAGTGGGTCGATTGTGTACTTTGCGCCATCTTGGACAGTCTTCTCAGTCGTGGTATCGGCTGCAATGGAGAACTTTGTTACCTCGTCTGCGAGAGCATAACCCTTTGGAGCCTTAGTCTCTTTGAGGTAATACTCGCCAGCGTTGAGATTTGCAAGAGAGCCCTTACCAGCCGCGTCGGTTGTAATGGTACCAACAACATCGGTCATTGCTTCGTCACGATAAACGGTGTACTCTGCGCCCTCAAGAGAATAGCAGTTATTACCGTCGGTGTAGAGAGTGTTGCCAGAGGACTTAGTGATGGACAGAGAACCAAGTTTCAGACCAAAGTAAGTCATAACCTGTTTATTACCAGCTGGGATAAATGCAAATGCGGCACCAGCTGGAACATTCTTGTCGCTATCTGGGTTATCCGCATAAGCCTTAGCATCATTGAAGAACTTTTGAGCTGCGTCGGACGCTGCCTTCGTGGTATTGATATTGTAATATGGAATCAGATAACCAATTCCGTCATCGTGCATATCACCTTGACGAACGCCCCAAATAGCAAGCTGAGTGGCTGCTTGGAGGTCTGCACCAGACACACCGTAATAGGTCTTGCTTTGTTTCATGCCAAGAGTACCGTAGTAAACGAGGTAGTCAATCATACGGCGGTCGTGCTCAGAATAAGTGTGACCGTCGGAAGTTGTGAGGTTGCTCAGCTCAACAACTTGACCGCTGCCGCCAGCAGTGGCATGGTCGTGGTTAACAGGGTCAGCGCAGAACAGAGGTGTTTGACCGTCATCAGCGACCCACTGGGTCATGTGAGAGCCATTATATTTATTGGTGGTACCGACGGTTAAAGTTCCGCCAACATCGGGAAGCTCCGCAAATGCTTGTCGGCTGGTAGCAAATAATGTACCAACTTGACCAGCAATAAGCGCGAACGCAATGCCCGCCGTAATAGCTCGTCTGTTTTTATTAAATGCCATAAAATAAACTCCTTAAATTGATATGTTTGTGGCTATCTAAAATAGTATAGAGGTTGTGTAATTTCTTGTCAAGTATGGACTAATTTGTTACTCATCCGCTGGTTTCAAGAACTCGAACAGCTTGTTCTCATTTGGATGAATAAGATAATACCCACTGTGTAGGTAAGAGTTTAGCATATCAATAAGACGATATCTGTCGCACTCTAGCAGGTAGCGCTCCAAATCCTCGTCCCACATTCCATACGCGTCCTCCTCGCTCTCAAACTTATCTGGAACCAGCTCCAAACAAATGTCAACAGTTCGCTCGTGGTTGAAGTCCTTGAGAACATCGGAAATATCACGGATAATTACGTTGAGGTCATAGTTAAAAAATAACTGCGGGTCAACGCCCATGTCATCAAGTCCATGATAGATGTAACCAAGCTCTAAGTTGCTGTACGTGTTCGCCGAGCCGAGAGCCTTAACGACTTGAATAAACTTTTGACTATCAACAGAATTTTGTAGCTCCATCATAATAGTCCCCTTTCTGTAGGATATGCAACTTGTCGGGTAACAGTATAACACTTTCAAATCGAACAATTTGCGAAGTTTGCTCAACTTGTGGTATAATTTTATCACATTAACAATCGAACAAACTTGCGTGTTTGTTGCAATTTATAATAGGAGTAATGTATGGCAAAGCATATGAAACGCATTTCAAACTATACGTGGACTGACGAAGATGACGCACTACTTATCGAACTATCGAAAAGGCACGTATCGCAAGAGGAATATCTAGCAGCCTTTCCAGGCGTCGTAATTTCGGCTATTTATACCCGCAGACGCAAGTTGAATCTTGTATCTAATAAGTCGAAGTGGTCGAAGCTCGAAGATAAGTGTATCATCGACAACTTCCCAGCTCACGGTGCTAAATGGGACGGATGGCGAACACTCTTGCCAAAGCGTAACACATCGGCAATTACTATGCGAGCTAGGATTCTTAAAGTTTATCAAGTCACATCAAAGCGCTGGACTACAACGGAAGACGCTTATATTAGAGCTAACTACCTCATGCACGGAGAAAACTGGAACGGTTGGTCTAAACTCAATGGTCGTAGCTGGTCAAGTATCCGTTCACGAGCAAGCCGACTTGGAGTGAAAAAGCGTGGCGTTCAACTTGACGAGACTCAGAGAATTAGGCTTTGTACGGCGCTTGTAAATACTGCCGAGAAACTTGAAGTCACACCGAACGCTTGTATTAAAGAGCTAGTACGACTTGCAAAGTCTGGCATCTTAAACGAATACGTTAGGTAACAGTAATCCCCGCATTACGCGGGGATTTTTTGCTTTAGAGTTGTAACGACTTCAATTCATCGATTGAAATACCGAACACTTGTTCGGTTGAAACCTTACCAGAATCGAGGTCTGTGATGAGTTGTTTATACGCAGATGTATAATCTCCGTCGCACTTAGATAAACGCGCAATAAGGTTCAAACTTCCATCAAGCCATTGCGTGTCCTGTACATCAGACGCAATTAACCCTTTAGGTTTGCCCGTCTCTTTCGATTTGCGCTCAAGATATTCGTCTTTAGTTTCATCGGACAATACGACTGGACAATTATCAGAATAATCGAAATCAAATCCATTAAAGGTAATACATTGACTATCTTTCGTTGTACCAACAATAGTTGTCAACTTATACTTTCCAGAGACAACTTCAATATCCTTGACGGACACATAATTATCCTTTTGACTGTTGAACACAACGTAATATGTATGACCTTCACTCTTTGCACAGCATCCAGTCAATACAATAATTGGAGGATTCTTTCTAATAGACGGTGAAACTTCTGTCAAATTACACCTCGCGGTAATTTTTACCGTCTTGGGCGCTGGTTGCGTTGATTGAACCTCGGTCGCTTGATTGTCTGATTTGCACGCGGAAATGGCAAGTGTTAAAACACCTGCCATACCAGCGGTAACAAATTGTCTACGTGTTACATTCACTTTTTCTTAATCACTTTCTTTTTCGGGCAAGATACGCTCAACACAAAATCGTGCTGCTTGCAAGACAACGAGCAGTTTTTGCATGTCTTGTGCGGGTCAAGTTCAGCTAAGCGCTTTTCCTCAGCGCGCATTGCTGCCGTCTCAGCCTTTTTGATAAGTGCAATTTCAGCGAGCCTTGCCTTATTTTCCTCGGTCATCGCCATGAGTTACTCAGCGTTCACGCCGTAAACTGGTGCAGTTGAATACGTGCCAGTCTTAGTGTCGCCAGGATGAATAGATGGCCTACCGACATACTTTTCAACAGGGTCATAACCATCTACAAGTTGATACTTGTGCATCTGGTTATACCAAATATCCTTAACACGAGGAATAACCTCGTCCTGCATGAGCTTCTCGGCGAGTGAAATGCAATCATCAACTTGAGCCTTAGTCATAACGTCTTCGGGCATTTCATACAAGAATGAATACTCGTGAGCAAGTGTCTGATAATCAATGCCATACTTAACGTTTGCATAGTGTTTAGCGATTACTTCGGTGAGTCGCTGTACAAGCTGCGTCCATGAACTTAACTGCGTACAATCGTCAGAGCAGTCATAGAAGAAGCCGAAGCCGTCGTTCGCGTTGCGATAGTGGTCGGTAACTGACTGTGGGTATCGCTCGTGAATAAAAGTTGCGTTGTTTCGAGAGAGCTGCGTAATAAGCAATCTAATTGCAGCAACAATCCAGTCTCGGTCGGTACTTGAATAACAAATCCAATAACCTGTATAACCCAGGTTGATTGATGGCATTCCGCACTCCTCGAAAGTCTTAGACTCTCCAGTAACGGACTTAACCTCTCGATATGGGAATGTCTCGTAAGTGTAATCTTGTTCGGTCACAGTTTTTCCTTTCATTAGTTATAGATGTAACGCAGCAACTTGTCGTAGTCATCTTTAACTACGCCATAGTTTTTAGCGTCTTTAATAAGCGCTTTTGTTTTTCCGTTACCAGCGTCAACAAACAGCGATACCTCGCACGAATTGAGTACGTCAATTTGTGATTGGAGTTTCTCATAGAGAGCTGGTGAGCAAATAAGTCTTGTTTCAGAAATCTTCTTTACATGACGTTTGCCCGATTTAGAGCGAGCAACTTTTTGAACGGTGGTCAAAATTTTATCTGGAAACGGTTTTTTAGTATCTACACGAATCCAGAGGTTGTATGTCTTATCACCAGATGTGACGGTATTCCTAACCATAATATCCCTTCATTGAACCTAAATACTATGATTATAGCAAAGCCACCACTAAATGTCTAGTGGTGGCTTGCTGTAGTCTGGTACGTCGCCCGTATACACATTGTTATATCGGCTATATCGACCGAAACTGCCCGAATTGTGCAACTGGATAATCTTTCCGCCAGCCTTAGCGTGGTCTGATACAAACTGTTCAAATGCTTCAACTGATTGATGTCTCAGCGAACTCTCGGCATGTCCAGCGGTCTCTGGGTCTTTGAGCGCGTTTGTAAGACGCTCGGTGTCCCAGTTACCCTCGCAACAAATCACGTCATACTTAGCATTTCCGACACCCGCAAACTCAAGATTTTCGAGGTCGGTCGCCCAGAACAACGTTTCGTCATCTGGCGAGGTGAATACAAAACCTACACACTCTGCTGAACCGTGTGGCGCGTGAAAACACCTTACATGCCATTTGCCACCGCGTGTTCTAAAGTCAAATTCGCTATCCTTGTTAATAATGTTGTCAAGCGGATAGTCCTCAAACGCCTTTCCTAGAAAAGAGTTAGCCTTGGTTAACTTTTCATAGGTCTGCGACGGAATAAAAAATTGCCGCTTGAATACATCGGGGCGAATCTCATAGAGACATTTTACCAACGACGGATTTGCGTGGTCTGCATGCTCGTGGGTAATAAACGCTGCTGAAATATGACGCAATGCGTCTAAATTATCAGCGTTACGCTCCACGAGTGAACGAGAAACGCCGAGGTCAACCATGAAATCACGATTGACCACGGCGCAATTACCCGTAGAACCCGTACCAATAATCTGTACGGTAATCACTTTTTACTCCTCGATTGGAGCAATGGAAGCGGTGAGGAACTGATTTTTACCAGCGGACTCAATACGAACGTTGGTAATGCGAACTGGCTTCTCCTCAGTAGCGTAAGCATCAAGGTCAACACCTGTTGCGCCGAGAACCTTCTGAACAAGGTCAGCACGAGCCTGGTCAAGCATGGTGTTTGCAAACTTAATGAAACTATCCTTAATCTGTGGATTGTCATCTTTTGCGCCAGTTACAACCTCATAGAGCTTCTGGTCTGCATCAGAGCGATTGTAGCCGTGCTCGTCCTTATATCCGCCGTTTGTAGCGCCCTTATAGTTGGTGCCATACTTAACAACCTTGTCGCCGTCGGCGGCATCATCAATAATCTGAGCAACGCGGACGTACAGAGTCTCGCCGTTAATCTCAACTGGAACAGCAAAATCAAATGAGTGGCTGGAATAGAAGGCACCTGCCTTGCTTAGACCAAAGCGACGATTGTCAACGACTGGAGTGGAGGTAATATCGCCCTTACGAATAAGTGCTTCAACTGCCTTAGCGACTGCTGGAGTTACCTTAGCGAACTTAATGAACTCCTTTGCTGGGGTCAGATAAATGCGCTCGCCGTTTGGATAACCCTCAAACTCAAGTCCAACAAGAACAGATGGGTCTGCAAGAACAGCGTCAAAATCTGCCTTAAAGGTCTCCTCAAGAGCCTTAACACACTTCTCCTTGCGCTCTGCATCGTCCTCAAAGTGTGGCTCTGGCTCTGCGTTGTACATCTTGTACATGAGAGTAAGAGTACCACCAGTCTCAGTGATTGGCTCGAAGCCGTCAATGCGGATTGAACCAGACTCCTCGTCAATGTTTGCGTCAATAACCATAAACTTCTGTGCGTCAGTTGCCATTTTAATTGTCCTTTCGTTTGTTTTAGCTGAATCAAATAGCAATGTTACCAATTATTATTCGTAGGCAGGGATTTAAGTGCTAATTCGTCAAGCGTTCTCGGGTTAATCTCAACCTTACTTTGAACGCGAGAGAACACCTCTTGGTCGTATTCGTTCATCGACACAAGATGGTAATGGTTAATCCCAACTCCTTTCATTCCTCGTCTTGCATTACGTCCTGCACATTGAACCAAAGTCATGTATGAAGGTTGGTTTTCATAAAACACGGTAGTGTTCGAATTTTTGAACTCGATACCTTCTCGACCAGATTGATACTGAATAAGTATAGGCGAAAGATTATCTCTGTCAATATCCTTCATAGAATGTCTACCATCGAGAATCTGATAACTAATTCCTTCGGTATCAAGCATATTACGTATTGCGTCGAGCGTTGTCAAATGTTGGAAGAAAATAAGCGGTTGCTTCACATTTTCTCCACAAACAATCTCGCGGAGTTTAACAATACGTCCATCATCATTAGCAATTCGCTCCTGCATAACTAAGCGCATTTCGCTGGCAGATGCAAACATCTGCTTAGCGTAAGCGTCTGCAATCGAGCGCATATCTGCCAACAATTGTTTACTAACGGGAAGCTGCAAAACAGTTGTTGTGAGATTTGGCATATCAATGTCGTTGATTGATACGTTCGGTTGGTAAATTACCTCTGCGACCTCATCAAGCAGCTTATCGTAGTCGGGAAACTTTCTCGTGTTAACGCTACCATCATCGTCATAAATGGTGAGTCGGTAGTATCTATCTTTCATAACGTCAAGACCATAGCATTGCTCGAAAAATGTCTTGCTGCGATATCTGCCAGCCATAACCATATATGAGCACATATCCATGACGATATCGTTCGTGAGTGGCGTAGCGCTAATGCCCATGCGCTCATAATCTGGGATATTCTTGAGTTTCTGCGAACGCTTTGAGGTGGGGGTCTTGTAATTGTGTACCTCGTCAAGAACGAGAATACCGTCTTTTGGAAACCCTTTCTTAAAGTCTGCACGAGATTTGACGTTTCCCAGAATGTTAGAAAACTTATCGTAGGTAGTCATCATATGCGGCGCCAGGTTTGCTCCTGGATGCACTCGATTGTAGTCGGAAATAGTTTCTTGCCAACCGCCACCCTCGATAATTGCCTTAGACGCGATAATACAAAATGGTCGTCCGAGCTTTCCAAGAGTAGACACTGCAACACTTGTCTTACCGAAGCCTGTAGGCATGGTTAAAATTTGCAAGTTTGGCTTATCAATCAGCCTTTTTGCAAATTCATCAGAATATTCACTATTGTTATCCCATTGAATGATGTCCTTAAACTTTCCTGTAGAAACGTAAAACTTCATAGGAAACCAGTCAATTTTAGGAATACTTTTAGACTTAGTTTTCTTTTTGTCGGTTGTATTAGCGCGACGTTCCTCGTTTTTACGCGCTCGATTTACAGCCGCCATTTGCCCGTATGTCAAAGCCATATAATAAATCCTTTGTGAATTGATAGCAAAATACTTATGCACGGAAACCCGTGCATAAGTAGTATTGCATAATTATTAAAATCCGTCAAGTGACTCAACGTGCCACTTTTCTGGGTTGTTTGGTAAAGCGTTTGGCGATTGTTCATCAACGTCTCCACCGCGACGCATAAATCCACCTTCGCCCTTGGTGCCAACCCACTTGCAGAATGGCTTACCGCGGTCAACAAACGCGCATGCTTCCTTGTCGGTGGTGAGAATCTTGTAATCGCAGACACCACCATTAAGTTCAACCGCCTTTTTGCTATCCTCAGTAAGCAAGTCATATACCTCGTCTGGTACATACTTACGTAACTCGTCATAGCGGTCAGCGTATTTCTCCTTTAAGAAATCAAAGATTGCGTCAATTTCCTCATTGGAGATATAAATTCCCTGTACGCGCTCACAATTACCGCGTTGGTCAAGAACAAAACTATCGCCATAACCTTTGAGCTTAGAGCCGTCATAGGCTCTGTCTACGCCGTCTCCCAGGACAATCTGGCTTGATGTTGAGTTATCAACCTTCAAGCAAATTCGACTTGGGAAGTTAGAGCGTAGCGTAGTGGAAATAACATCGGCTGATGGTCGCTGCGTTGCAAGCAAAAGGATAATTCCAGATGCACGACCCTTTTGAGCAAGTGACTTACACAGAGTTTCGGTGTTTGGTGAAATGGATTGAAGTTCCGCGTACTCATCAATCATAAAAATCATATATGGCATACGACCATACTTTTTAGCAATTTCACTGTCTGGATTGTTGTCGTAGAAGTCGTTATACTCAGATAGCTGTTTTACGCCAGCCGCCTGGATAATCTTGTATCGACGCTCCATTTCCCACACTGCAAACGCCAGTAGACCATATGCGTCACGCATGTCAGTAACTGGGTTAATGGGGCAATAAGGCAGGTCGATGTACTTTGAGAACTCGACCTTCTTTGGGTCAATTGCGAAGATTTTAAGCTCGTCTGGTGTTGCATGCGACATTGCCGAAATGAGGAGACTGTTGCAGTAGACCGACTTGCCGCTTCCTGTAGTACCAGCAATAAGCGTGTGTACCATTTCGGCGAGTGACTTATGTACACATTCACCTTCCTGGTTTACGCCAAATACCGCATCGGTCGGGTCTTTAGCCTTTGTCTTTAAAAGATTTTTAGCCACAATTACATCCTAATTTCATAGTGACGTAGATACTCAGCAAACTGCGCTGGATTAAGATTCTCAAACGCAAACTTGAATGGCTCTGCGTCCAAGTTGCGATACTCGCGCTCGTGAATATCTACGTGGAACTCTGGATAAAGCTCAACAACCGCCTTAATTACATTCTCCTCGAACTTGACACGCTCTGTATCAAATTCGCTCTCTTGGCAAATCTCTGTATAGGTTAGAGTTCTTCCTGTGTCACGACCACTAAACATGCCTTTAGGCTCAGCTACAGTGGTCAACTTGATAAAATACATGATGCTACATCCTCTCAGTTAATATATTTCCATCTGAAACCATATGCCATTTGGCGTTTTCCCTTGCAAACATCGGCGATGTGGGCGCTTCCATCCGTGCGAGCAGTTGTGATGCCGATTTCTTGCAAAAATCTAAATGCTTCGCGCGTTGATATAAATACGCCAACTTCAACCCCATCTTCGATGTAAGCCGCAATAGACGGTTGCTGCCTATCAGTTTTCAATGGGATATTGTTTGTCTTTCGAATCCATCTTATCAAATCGGTGGAACACCCATTGAGTTCTGCAACAAACTTTTGACTCAATCCAGCTTTGAGTTGAGCCTTAATAACTTCGTGGTCAAATAACTGTTTTCCATCCCCGCCGATGGTTGCGTTGTAGCCATGAGCATAGGTTTCTAACTTTTCAATATACCACATCTCGCGCTCACTTGCAAGTTCGTCGGCACACTCTTCGAGAATTTGCAAACTAAAGTTGTCTTCTCCATATTTTTTGATGGCACGATACAGCGGACGATTTTCCTCAGTTGGTTTATACGCATCATATAAATGTTCTGAAAAACGCTCCTTTGGAGATTTGAGTGTCTTTCCAACATAACATTTTCCGTTAATGTTATTTTTTATACAGTAAATATAAGCCAAACTAAATCCTTACAAATAAAGATTGGTAAACAATTTTACCAATCGCACGAATAATTATGGTGGATTGTTAGGGAATCGAACCCTAGACCTTGGGATTAAAAGTCCCCTGCTCTACCAACTGAGCTAACAATCCAGGTTTTATTGATATTCAGTTATATTTGGTGTAGTTTATGCAGAAAATACAGGTCTGTAATATTTTTTGTTATCAGATTCGAACGTAAATTTCCATTCACCGTTTGGTTGTAAGTTCCAACTTAGGACTGGGTCGTCTTCACAATAAACTTGCTCACCAGACGCATGACAGAGTGCTTTTATTGTTGGACATTGATTGAATCTAAATTCACAAAGTCTTACGCCATCAGATGTGAAAGCAATATATTTGTGCGAAATATAATCAAACAAATAGTACGACGCATTGGGAATAGTTTCACCTCTGTTGATAAGAATGTTTTTCATTTGTCCCTCTTATGTTTGGTTGTCGTGACGAGACTCGAACTCGTACGACCGAAGTCCGTGGGTTTTAAGCCCACTGCGTCTGCCAATTCCGCCACACGACAATATGGTAGGCGCTGCAAGGTTCGAACTTGCACGATAGTCACGCCACGCGTCAGTCACTATCACCGCTTTTAGCGGTTGCGTCTACCAATTCCGCCAAGCGCCTATAAAATCCCGAATCAAAGCCTAGAGAAATATTCGGGTGTTCTAGCCCCTACGTCTAGTATGTTATTTCTTGCTCGCCCAATGTCTTATCGAACGAGCCATGTACTGAGCATTGTGGAATTGTTCACTCAGTCGGAAATACGCCAAGTTTTACGACTTTGGCAAGTCGATAGTTATCAATTTTGGCTGGAACAGCAGGAATCGAACCTACATTCTAGGCACCAAAAACCCATGTCTTACCGTTAGACGATGTTCCAATATGAACGAGGTGGCGGGATTCGCACCCGCACCGCCAGAATCTTAGAACATTTGGTTCTCATATCCTAAGACACTGGCTGCTCCTGTTACACCACACCTCGATATGGTCTGAGTAGCTGGATTCTAACCAGCGACCTACCGCTCCCAAAGCGGTCGCTCTAAACAAGCTGAGCTATACTCAGATATGGCACGCGATGAATGATTCGAACATCCATGAGCAGTTTTGGAGACTGCCAGCCTACCGTTGGCTGAATCGCGTGTTTCTGGCGGAGAGTCAGAGATTTGAACTCTGGATAGACTAGTATAGCCTATACTTGATTAGCAGTCAAGCTCTTTCGACCACTCAGACAACTCTCCAGGTTGTTGTTATGGCGGAGAGTAGAGGATTTGAACCTCTGGAACGCTCACGCGCTCTCCTGTTTTCAAGACAGGCGCAATTAGCCACTCTGCCAACTCTCCGTGTTTACAGTCCATAGTAGATGAAAATGGTTACAGTTTGTACCCGCTTCCATGGTATTTGGTCTGTTGTCATGTTTGAGCTTTACAAGTCACACTCATTTCATGGTATTGTGGCATGTTTTTAATAATTGCTGTTTGTGACTTTAGCTCACTATTCAAGGCTCGTTTTACCATGATTTCAAGTCATCTTAAAATATAGTTGCTGTTAGAGCCTTTAGGTTATTTATAGTTGTGAAGGTACAACTATACAATCGTAGTGTGGGTCATTAAGAGTTTGTACCATAATCTCAAATGCTGAGAAGTCAATACCCTTAATGAGATTCTTGAACGTTGAAGCTGACTGACCAGATACAAGTAGTGCGTCTGGGTCGTTCTTGGACGCTAGGAAGGTATCCTTACGAGAATCAACGTTCCAATATACGAGCTTAGGCATCTCGTAACCAGCATCGGCGAAACGATTTCTCATTTCCTCAGTGAAGGTTAGAGAACCACCGTGCCATGCGTTAATCTCCATGTCGGAGATAATGACAAGTGCCTTTGGCAGGTCTGCCTGTGGACACTTGGTACGTACAGCTGTGCTTAAAATTGCATCAAATGCAGCTTCAAGGTTCGTGCTGTAGCCAACGTGGTCGGTCACAGAGCAATACTTTTCAAAGAGGTCATCACCTGTTACATCGACAATCTTAGGAATGTCGGTGAAAGTCATGAACTTGTTTGCAAACGCTCCGTGGTTACGCTCGGCGAAGTAAATTGCTAGACCAACGGAAGTCTCCATTGGTCGTCCCATCATAGAGCCAGAAACATCAGCCATGATGAGGAAGTTGTTGTCTCCATCAACATAGTTTGGAAGTGCCTTCCACTGAGCTTCTGCGACGTCTCGATTACCATACATCGTCTCAATGACGTTATATGGGTAAAGTGTAGAAGCGTTAATCTTAACATCGCCAGACTTAACAGCGTCCATGTAGCGATTGAAAACCACATAATCATGACGTGCAAATGCGCTACCGTAGTTAGACATTGCGTTAGATGGAACAGCCTTATAGTCAATGTCAGTCCACTTGTTAGCAGACATCTTGACCTCGGTTACGTCAATGTACTTACGAAGTGCAGAGAGCGTCTTACGATAATTACGTGGCGTGGTGTTAAACGCCTTAATGAAACGGTGTGCGAGCGCCTTGGTATGCTCACTTGAAGCATTGATAGATGGCATCCACTTTGCAAGAAGCGAAACTTGCTGGTAGGACTTCATGCACTTATAGTCAAGCACAAGCTGCTTTTTGATGAACTCAATCATGTCTGTTTCAACAGACGTGTCAAAGAACACGAATAGGTCGTCGTAACGACCAAACTTAACGATGTTCTTGAAGTTCGCGACTACAACTTCTGGATAGAGAAGCGCAAGTTCTCGAAGCATAAGCCTGCCGACAGCTCGCTCGCCAAGACCGCCACGAACGTCACGTCCGTAGAATACCATCTTGGTTGCAAGGTCAGCGTTCTCACGAAAAGCTGCATCAAACTTGTCGATGACGTCAGTTGGTCGAGTGCGCAAAGCGCCCAGAACCGCAAATAGGTTAAGGAGCTTGTCTCCTGTAGTGGAGAGTGCTCGACCACCATTCTCGGTTAGCGTTACGCTCGTCTCAATTGCAAGGTCGTCCATAAAGCTCATAGTTCATCCTTTCTAGGCGCTTACATGTTAGATTAAAAGTCTAGTGTAAGTTTGATTGCTGTGTGCGCCTACTATGTTTTTTAAGTTTAATCTAGCTGAATGTGGAAATCAAGAGAAAATCCTAATCTTCACATATTCACCATATTAGTACAAATGTATCTAAGTTAAATACATCTGTAGTAATATGGCGGGGACTGGAAGAATTGAACTTCCGTGACAAGTTTAACAGACTTGGGTTCTACCATTGAACTAAGTCCCCGTACATGAGTAATGCGCTCGTACGCGGCTACCGAGGTTTCGTCTTTTGAACATCCGTTCCCGCTACTTCCGTCGATATGGTCTTTGCCGTACCGCCTACGAGCCGTTGGCTTTGGTGGGGCGATTCGAACACCCGTGGGGAGCTACCCCTCAGCCGCAATGCGGCTTAACCCTACCTTCGAGTATCACCTCTGCACATTACTCATTCGATTCATATGCTTTTTGCGTTAGCTAGACGCTCAGCATTTCACGTTATCACCGTCACAAGTTTTACGACATTGCTAAGTCGGCGAAATTCTAAGGTGGATGGGCGTTGAGTTGAACAACGTTACAAGAAGGTTGTTCTTGATAACTACCGAGACCCACCCGATGGTTGGGGATAGAGGGACTTGAACCCCCGACACGCATCGTTTCCGCAGCTGCTCTACCAACTGAGCTATATCCCCGTTTTGGTGCATAATCAAACTAAACGGAGTGGCGTTCGTTGGTTGGTTGTCAACATTGCCCGTATAACGCCCGCTATACTCTAGGCAACGCCTTCCGACTACTATTAGCATTTAGCGAGGTTACTAAATGTTATAGCCAACTAACGAACCTAGTCTTGCTCGGCTTACGACCGAGACGAATACTGCTAAGATGTCTCCTCTTGACCTCTCAGTACGTTCAGTATTCGCTGACATCAAGAACCACTCTCGTTTCGATTCATACAACATTCGCTAGTCAGAATGTGCTTCAAGTTATCACCTTCTCAAGTTTTGCGACATTGATAAGTCGGCTTGTTTGTTATGGTGCGCGCTGAAGGATTCGAACCTCCGAACCTAATAAGGAGCGGATTTACAGTCCGCCGCAGTTGACCTCTTTGCTAAACGCGCAAGTCTCTGATTAGAATAACATTTAACGGAAACTCTTGTCAAGTGTTATTTTGAAAAAAGTTGAATCTTTTTTTTTTTCGCCTAGAATGTCGCAGACACATCATCTGGAACGTCATCCCAAGAATAAAATCGCTTTACCTTATAAGGATGCGTTGTTTCAACGTCTTCGATAGTCATTGTTTGTTGACGTGTGAAATGAGGGTCTTCGTCATGGCTATAAAATAGTAAAAGAGGTACAAGAGATGTGTCTTTTAAGTTTTGAATTGCATAGATTTTTACAAAATCGCCGTGCCATATGCCGTTTACTTGCACTTTTGCTTGTTTGTCCATGATATGCCTTCCTTTTTCTTTTCGTTTATGGCGAACTGTCGGGGGTTCGAACCATAGATTTTGGGATTAAAAGTCCTCTGCTCCGCTAACTGAGCTATATCTACATATTTGAGGACGGTTAGTATTCTGAGTTTGCCGAAGCAGTGCTTTACCCATAACCGTCCCTAGAGCTGTAGTAATTTCGGCTTACTATGTGCCACACTTATTCGCAGATGCTCAACTGCGTAAGCTGTAGAGTATATTACTACGCATACTTTCTCATGTCAAGCGTTTCGTGCAAATCAGTAGCTTCATTCCAATAAGCTGTCACAATTTCTCCACAATTGAAGTCAATTACGAAGCAAAGATTGCATTTCTTAATCTCGCCGTCAATCATGACGTCCTCGACAGTGGTGTAGTCGCGGAGCAATGCACGATGCCATTTGCAATTACCGCGAAGGTAAGAAAACTCGATGAACGAAGTCTTTGCATGAGCAATCGTCTTAGCGATAACAATAGTTGGTACGTTCAGATTCTCACGGCGCATCTTCTTGACAAGGTGCCTGGAATACTTAATATTTCCAGAATGCACAAGCTCAACAAGGTCTGCCGCTTTTGCTGAAATGAACTCATCGCCGAATTGGTTAGCCATACGCTTAATCTGGTTCCTGTTACTGCGGTCAGTACCTATCTTGAAGTTACCGTTAAGCATTTGCGCGTCCTTTCATTCGGCGTTGAATTGCATGATGCCATCATAGCAAAAGGCACGCCGATTATTATCGACGCACCCAAAATTCACAGATTGCACACAAATGCTATTTAAGACCGCAACCCTCTCTAGCAAGCCTGTCGGCAAAATTATGCCATTCATTACCGCTATGAGCCTTACTATACGAAAAGATAATATCGAGTTGTTTCATATACTCGTTCATTTCGGAGACATAATACTTAGATAAACGACTCTTTGGAGTAGACTTGCCCGTGGCTAGTGTTTCTATACTCTCACAATCATAGACAATAACAAGCCTTGTACAGTCAAGTTCCAGAGCTTGTTTCGCAGCAATCAATGCTGCTTCCAATTCGCCCACGAGATTCTTTGACTCATTCATATATCGAACCACTGAACCGCTAAAAGCCATTGGTGTGCCATCACAAATCAAAGAAACGCCATACCCAGCAAGACCGTTTTTATCATTATACGCTCCGTCCACATAGGCTAACGCGCCCTTTCCTTCCCGCTCTATCTTGAATACACCTCAATTTCATGGTTCTTCCAACGCAACCTCTCACGCTCGTCTGAATACGCCTTGCCAACACGCTCATAGTCGTCGCGCCAATTCATATAGCGCTTAATGATGGATTTGTTTTCGGGAATACTTGGCGGCGTTGGAATTGGTGCGTGTAGCATTCCGTCTCGAATTTCCATCATATCGATTTCTTGGAACGTGCCTTCAAATAGTTTTGCAAATTCTTTTGCACGAGGATAAATGTCATTCCAGACAATATCATAGAGCTTCATTAGCTTGCGTAAATCCTTGTCCCCAAGATGGTCGAGACCATTACGCTCGCGTAAATCTGCGACAGTTGCCGCGCCACACTCATATCTCATAAGTTCCTTTCTATTTTTGTCGGTATATACATTTTACCAGAAAACTACTTCAAAAAGCAACGACTATTCACACGTTTCGTATATTTGCGTGGCTTAGAATCGATTTTGTACTCGGTTTGAATACATAAAAACTCTCTAACCGTCAAGTTAGAGAGTTTCGTGTTATTTCTCAATGAGATATGTGTCATGCTGTCTTTTTAGAGCTTTTCGTACTCTTTCTCTTGCAAGTCGCGCTTGCCTTCGCTTTCGTAGTTGCTCTAACTTTTCGAGTCCTCTTTTGAACAGTTTGTGTTCCGTTTTGGAGACGTTCCCACTCTTCGTCACTTTCCTCAAACGCTCCTTTCTTGAGCTGCGAGAGTTTTAATCCAGCCTGGCGAGCGCGTTTCTTTTTCTTAATAAGAATACGGAGGTTTTCAATTCCTCGAATTGTGCTACCAGCCTTGTAGATTTCAACCTCGTCTTTGGTAAACATAGAATCGTTTTTCTTAACGAATCTGTAAAGTTCCTTACGCTGAGATAGTGGAAGTGACTCTAATAAGGTCATCAAATCTTCTTTTTCAGCGTCAGTGGTTTTGGATTTTCCATTGAACAGACTCTTAATAGCCGACTGATTGTAAACACCCATTACTTACCCTTTCTAAACGAGTAAGTTGCAGCCGACATCTTACTCAAAGTGTGATATTTCAATAGTACATAATCATTTAAAATTGCCTTGCTTTCCGCATCCAGCGGTTTACTCAAATCAATTTTGTTCTTGTGACAATACTTGGTAAATTCCTTGTATGGGTCAAATCGACGTTCATAATCAGTTATTACCCATCGCCACTCAGAAAGCTTGTCCGCATCACCAGCTAACAAAAGTTTATCTTTGAATGGATAATGTAATACTGGCGTGTATGCTGTAAGTGTCACAACTGTTCCAAGCTCATTTTTGCCAGATATAGTTAGTGTCACATCTAATTCGTCCAACTCGTTCAGAAAGTCGTCGAACTTTCTTCCGAGGTTCATATACATTATTTTGTATAACCTCGTAAATTAGCGTCTATGGGAAGGCGCGTTAGTGACCTATAAGATTCAACGTCAGTTCCGCCAGAAACGTGTCTAAATTCTGAACCTTTAAACACGCCGTCTCGATGGCGCAACTTGTTATTAAACCAACGCTTAATGGCTTTCTTTCGCTTACTCAACGTGTGTGAATTTTGAGTTGCGATTACACCCGTCTTACGATAGCTTCTTGACATAATTACTCCAAAAAATACTCCTTGGTATGTTTCTTGTCGATTGGTTCAAAACACACCAAATCTTCGCGTTCTTTTGGTAGAGGAGTTTTTTGCAGTCCGCCACGGTCAATCACGTCAATATCAAAATCTTCGTAAGCAACTATAAATCTGCAACCGCTCTTGAGGAGTCTTAGTCCATGGTCGTATTGCGTAAACGTTGGTTCGTTTGATGACGCTTTACATTCAATCGCCAGGAACTTTCCGTCAGCGTCAACTGAGACTATATCTGGCACGCCACTGTTTGTATGACCTTCGGCATAATTGTTTATGAAGTATCTACCGCGAGCGTTTAATTGACGTTCAACTGCGGAAACTACTCTGCCTTCTCTTGTCATTATACAGTCTCCTATCAATGATTGTCAAGTTGCGGTTACTTGTATTGCTTTACAAGATGCAATGCTTCGGTCTGTGCTTCATCGAGGTTCGCAAACGCGTTCTGGCTTCGATAAATGGCGGATGGAGTTTCATATGCTACGAGAAAATATCGCGTAACCATAGCAACGGTACCGTCTGGAAGGTCAATGTTAAACGTTGTCCTTGTCTCGCGCTCTGGATTTGTTACTTTAATATCAACATCCTCCAAAGCCTTCTTTAAGCTAAATCGCTTCTTAGACTGTCGAACCACCATGCGTGCTGGGTTCGATGGGTCAATGACGGTTACATGGCAATGCTCATCAATAGTTACATTACCGCCACCAGCCTTAGCCGTCCAAACACCCATACCGTTATCGTCGTACTTTAGTTTAATGTTCTCCATTACATTTCCTTTCAATATATTAGAACATCTTACACATAGTTAAATACTGCCGAATAGAGCGATTTAAGCTCGTCAACGGCGAGTTGTTTCTTTGATTTGGCGGACGTAGCTTTGTTGCCAAGCTCGTTAAACAATACCTGGGTTAAATAGCCGTCCTCGGAAAGTTTCGCAGAGATTTTCCACCTTGCGAGCATATTTTCCGCCCATGCGAGATAAGCATCCATGTCCAAATCGTCCAAGTTGAACGCTTTGAGTTCGGCTGCCATATTGAGAAGCCTTCCCTTGCTGCCTTCTGGAACGTTTGCCAATTTACCGAACGTCCAAGATTTCATTTCCGCGCGTTCGGTTCTGCCGAATCTGTGAATAAGACAGACTGAGTATTTTTCACGCTTGCCAACCTTATTCTTAGCTTGATTATAGGCTTCCTCAGTAATTGCGCCCCACTCCATTGGTACAAAAGAATCCTCGTCGTATTTTGTTTCGGCTGAGTGCTTAACAGCAAACGCAACATCCGAAATATCTGGAAAATTCCTATACTTGAACGTAACATCTGACTTTTTGCAGAGTTCCTCGAAATTACACCCTGGTGTAAAGTTCTCAATGAGTCTTTCAAACTCTGCGTTTGTGAGAGACGCATAATTCTCTTGGTCAAGTTGATAGCCGTCTTTAGTTAGGACAACCCTGCCAACTCTAGGTGCTTCTTTCATGTCTACCCAGAGCTTACGAACAGACGTTCCAGAGAAGATGTAACACCATGCGATTGGCGTAGATTCTTGCTTAACCTCGTTGAGGATTTTAAGCATTCTCTCGCGGTCGTAAGGCTTGTTATTCCAGTCAGCATCGTTAACCATGTAGCGAATGACCGCATTGCCAACAGCCAATGGATACGTAATTTTGTGACCGTGGTCTATGTCGTTATAGACGAGTTTGCCAGCTGAACGCATTTCACCGCGCAAATCGTTGATGGTGTAGGAACCATCATGCTGCTTATATAGTTCCATTCGGTTAGACACGTCTCGGTTAATAAAACGGTCAACATACTCTGGGTCTACAGGAATACCGTAATCCTCGACAAACTTGTCAAGAACTAAACGTGCTGTTTCTTTACTGATATTTGTGATGTAAATACCATCGGTGTTAGTTGAAACAACATAAGCGCCAGCATGAACCATACGTTGAGCGAGTGTCCAAATTGCCATGTTGCCAATGAGACGCATCGACAAGATTTTGTTGTCGAGTGGCAGTAGCGCGTTCTTCTTATGAGTATTTGCTGCGCCAGAACCAGCATTAAGTTGTAGCTTCAAGCCTAGCTGGTTGTTGGAAAGTCGATACTCATGCTCAGTCCACTTACTCACGTCCTCGTGCTTCTTTAGCTCGGCTTTTACGCCAACACGAGTATCGTAAATGATTCTATAGCGGTCTTTGCCGTCGGGAGTAATAAATGTTTGGCGCTTGAGCAGGAGATACGGATAAAACGAGGTGTAGTCCAGGTGAATCACGTTATTGAGGTCAAGCGTTGGGACGTGCTTGAGTTTGTCAGTCTTTGTTGGCTTCTTACACGCCATACTCCACGCAGTAACCTGCTCTGGAGTAAGTTCGTGCAATCCCGTCCAAACAGAGCCATGAGCGCCGCCCGTAGACACGGTAATATATGAGTCGATGGGTACGTACTCATCACCGACTTTGTGATAATACGGAATGTTACAAATTGTTCCCTTTGAAGAAACATTCGCCTTAATTGCACCGTACTTTGCAGCCTTTAGGTCTGATAGAGACGAAGTGTTCTTTCCACGCCAGTATTCAAAGAACTTAATAAATTGCGGGTGGACATACTCCTCGTGTTCCTTAATGTATTCGAGGAAGTCAACCATCTTATAGAGCTGGTTTCCACCTTCGTCAAATTCGCCCTTTGCTGGAACAGGGAAGTTATACTCAGTTTCGGCGTTATCAACTGGTCGAAGTTTCTTTTCGCCAATCAGCGTGGTTGCAGTAAGCTGAGCTTCCGTGCAATCACGCTCAAGTGGAGCGCGCGAATTGTACAGCGTTGAAATATCGGCAGCGCGTGCAGACGTATAAGGGAATTGTTCACGAACGTTATCACGAACGTTAATTTTGTCTTGTACATCGTCGGTACGGTACTCATACGCCGTACTTACAACGTCATGAAGGTTGTATGCAACAAATCCCTTTAGTTCATCATCTGGGATAACCTGGTCTGGATTTGAATCGCTAACGAGGTCGTCTACGACAATATCTGCACCTTGACGTGCTTCCTGCAATTTCAAAGCTGGCGGGAATTGACCCTCGGTACCATCTTCGCCAACTCGCTGCATTTTTGCAATGTCGATGTGTCCATCTGCCCAAATAGCCATGTTATAGGCATATTTGTAGTTACGCCTGTTCAGTCCAATAGTCTTCTCAAGATATTCTGGAAGCTGCCAGTCAGCACCTTCAAAGTTAATAATAACGTCTGAAATGGTACGAATATTTAGAGGTGTAATCTCTGGTTTCTCAACGCACCAACGATAGATTGCAATAAGCACGAGGAGGTCATATTGACTGCCATTCCAACTTACGTACTCGGTGAATCCAGTTTCATCGTCAGTTGGTAGAGCTTCACAGTTAATCACGCTACTAAGAGCGCGCATGAATTCAAATTTATTTTGTTTTGTGAATCGTTCAAGTTTGATGACTGGGTTTTTAACAGCGGCGCGTTCAAAGTGGTCTTCAACATCGAGATATGACTTGAATTGCTTTTTAAGCTCATCGTCTGAAATGTGGTCGTAGGTGTCGTTACCAAAGAACCACAATGTAGCTACGTCGCCACAAAGAAACGCGGTTGTAAAGACAGATGGAAGACACTCGATATCATATACGCAGTGTCTCGCATTAGCTTTATAACTAAAGTCAACGGTTATTGTATCATCAGTTCCCAATCGAACCCCCAATCATGTTTATCGTAAAAATTACATTAGCCTAGTGGATGATTTCCGCGCAAGGCGTTCATATTTTGCACACAAAAAAGTTAACCTTAGTTAACTTTTCTCGGCAGCAGTTAAGAACCAGAGCTTAATCGCCCTGGTTCTTAGAATGTTTACTTACGCTTGACCGTAATGACAATCTCGTCATCATTCTCGTCAAACGACTTGAGCAGCTTAGTAATCTGCTCAACGGTCGCTTGCTCGATGGTATGGCTTGCGCTAATCACGGTCGTAGTGTTTCCGTCTTCCTCAATCTCTGGGAAGTCAGAATATTTGAAGGTAATATCAGCCATTAGCCAACCTCGATGATGTCCATGAGGGAGTTGTGCCTATCCTTAGTACCAACGGTTGCAACGCCAGCCATACCGATAATGTTTGCAAGAGTGTCTACTTGAATCTGACGTACTTGCTTGTCATTGCCCATATAGCCACGCAGCTTGTTAATAAGCTCTGCGTGAGCGTCATCGTTTGGAACACGAATACCGAAGGAAATTACACGACCAAATGAAATTGCTCGATTACCAAGCTGAACAAATGCAAAGAGTGTAGTTGCACCCTCGTCAATCTCGCCGTAAGCCACCCAAGGCTGGCGATTAAGAGTGTCATAATCAAGAACTGGCTTGTCCCAGTTTACAGAGTCCTCTGCGTAATACTCCTTGTCGCGCTCCTCAACAGACTTACGCTCAGCGGCGCGGTCAGCTTTCTCTTTAAGTCTAAATGCCTGTGCCATTATGCTCGCTCTCCAATCAGAATGACGACGTCTCCGTTTGCGCAAGTCATAACGACTTTCTTGCAAACCTTAATTGGTGGGATGGTGCCGCTCTGGTAGGTACTGTACACAATACCCTCATTGAGTGTTGCGTCTGCGAGAGGTGGTACCTCGGTATCACCATAAACGCTACCGTCCTCGCGAAGTGCGACACAGCCGTTGAGTCGGCATAAGAGCTTGAGACCGTTGTCCTGGTCTACAAAAGTGACGGTTAGGCTATCATTTCCACGCTTGCTCTCTTGCTTTGCGTTGGTGAGCTTGAGCTTACCCGCCTTAATCCTATCGAGGAGTCTATCCTCAAAGTTATACTGTAGCACGTTTATTCCTTTCTACTAGATTACGTGCAATTATTGATATCATACCACCTATCTGATATACTTGTCAACATAGCAATTATTTCTTAGGAGGTGATATTTAGTGAATCTCAAAGAGAACTATATCAAAATTCGCCAATGGTTTCAACCATACTATAAACCGCGTCCAGATGGATATGTTGAACCAGAGTTAGACGAGGTTAACTCTGAGGATAAACAAGCTGAAGAATTTAAATCCGTGAACGGCGACAAGGCTCTTAAAGTTAAAGTTTTAACCAACAAGAATCCACTCACACAGGTTGTTAATTCGAAGCATAAGCCTACAAGTGGTAACATTATCTACTTCTACCACGACGATAAAATCTTGCAAGTGTTTGCGCGATTTGAGCAAGGTCAAGGTTTTGCTCACCAGGAGCGTGACAATGCGGCTCGTAAGGAGTTAGACCCGCTTATTTATCCAACTGACAGACAATATGACCGAGCACATCTCATTCCAATCGGCTATCACGGTTCCGAAAACGACAAACGTTTGCTCATCGGTTGGGACGGCAATCAAAACAAGAAAGAGCAGCACGACTTTGAAATCAAGGTCAAGCAGCTCAATAAAAAATACCCAATCTACTGGCTAACATCAGTGTGCAAAGTTCCAGGCGGTCTTAAATGGAGTTATCGTATTTGGAACGCCACAAATCCAGACCAGCCGAAATTGGTTGCTAAAGAGGACATGGTAATGGATTGTAAATATGTCTGGCGTTAAATGTGTAGGAATTGTGAAGCCGTTTTGAGCTATCCTACGTGACTCCGTATAATGTAGTAAGTACAATCCACAAATGAAAGGAAATTACCAATGGATGCTGTAAAAGACGCACGCGTTAAGGAACTTATCGAAAAGGCTCTTAATGGTGATGAAGCCGCGCCACATCTTGATGACTGTAACTATGAGACTTACAAGGGTTATGTCATCATTCCAGAGGAGGAAAACACACTCAATAGCCGAGAGGAAGTTGACGAGCTGCTCGGTTTGTTATTCCCCCATCTATGGAAGAAAACTGCGTAACATCTGCTAAAATAACAACTTAACCTTTCTGTCAAGCGTCGTTCAATTTATGGACGGCGCTATTTTTTGTATGTGATATACTATAGCTATTGTATCGGCTAACTTTAGTTAGGAGTTATTACATGAATGGTAAAGAGCTTGGTCTTGTGCTTAATGAAGCACAAGCTAAAAACGTTGCGGCACACCATTATGCACAAGAGTGCGCCCGACAAGCAAGAACATCTAAAAGCGCGCTAGAAGAATCCCTCGCTGAGGACGAAGCAATTTCGGCGGAGGTAAAGGAGCTGTACGCATCAATTCCCGAAATCGGCAAACTCGGTGAACAGCTCGATGAAATTAAACAGTGGGCGAGTGAACGTGCCAAGCACTCTGGTTCACTCGATGTACAAGGCGCACTGCACAGAGCAAACACTACTCAAAACAAGACGTTACAAAAGTGGAACACCGCCAGTTATATCATTAAGGATATCCGCGCAAAGTTAAATGGTTCTGATGTTATTACAAAATACAACCTCAAATTGCCAGAGACTCTGAACATCATTCGCGATAACGCGGCTTTTGCGTCAGATATTGCAACGTTCCTTCAAGAGTCTGTTTCAAATCGTCAGAAGCGTCTTGATGAGTATGAGATTCCAGGAACATTCTCTAAACTCTATACCGTCTGTCGCTTCCACGGTGATATTACTACGGTCACTCAGTTTGCAGTAAATGTTCTTAAATGGGCACAAGGCAGGTTTATCAATGACCTCCAACGTGGCGGCGAGGAGTTTATTCAGCAGCTCAAGGACAAAGACTACCAGCTCAACTATCTCAATAAATACATTGAGGACATGAGCGATTACGTTATGGGTAGAGCAATTAGCGTCATTGGTGACGGAATTACCCAAGCAATCAATCAAAGTGAGGGCGACGTATTTACGTTCTCGCGTGAGTGTAGTGATAAAATTCCTCAGCAGCTTGCTGACCCTGCTGGCAATGCGCAGCAATCAGCCATTGCAAAGGCACTTCGAGGTAGTAAAGATTTGCAAAGTTTGCCAGAGATTTTCGAGCAGGTATTTGGTATTCCTTGCGTACTTGCATAAATCAATATAGATAACAAAAAAATACCCCGCAGTTTTGCGGGGTATTTTATTAGTTCTTATAGTTTACGATTAGTTAGCACCATCGTAAATTGCGACCTCAGACTCCTCAATTCCACGAGGGGTTGCCTTACCGCCCTCTTGAATCATCTTAATAAGAGCCTGCATAGCTTCCTCACGAGAACCGTACTCACCGTCATAACCATAAGAGGTACGATAAACCTCGTTGGTGTCTGGGTTCCATGCGGAGAGAATGTGCTTGTAACCAAGGAGCTTTGGAGTGTTTGGAACTGGTGCGGGAGCTGGGGTAGCTGCATGAGACTCGGCAGGTGCGTCCTGTGCTTCCTCGTACTCGTACTCATACTCCTGCTTCTGTGGAGCTGCTGGCTGCTCAGTTACAGCTGGCTTCTCCTCTGGCTTAGTCTCCTCGACCTTCTCCTCTGGCTTAGTCTCCTCGACCTTCTCCTCTGGCTTAGGCTCCTCAACCTTTGGCTGAGTAATGGCTGGAGTAGATGGTTGGGCAGGAGCTGGAGCTGGCTGGTTGATTGCTACGATACCAGCAGCAGCACCGCCAGCAACGGCAACAGTTGCAACTGCCATACCGACCTTCTGAGCGACTGGGGCAGCCTTAATTGCAGCTGCAACCTTAGAAACTCCCATGCGCTGAGCAAATGCGCTATCGGCTTCAAGTGCCTTTCCACTAAGTGCCTGTTTCTTACCGAAAATCTGGCGAATTGCTCCTGTAATATTGTTAATCTTGTAAATCCTCATAACAACTTCCTTTCTGTTTTGTTTTTGTTGTTAAATATAGTATTACATACTGGAATCTTGATTGCAAGTGAGATTAGCCATCTTCACAATTTCTACACAACTAGCCATCACTGCGCATAATCAGTTAGCAATATAAAATAGCTATGTAAAAAGTTAGCCTTAGTTAACTTTTATTGTACCATATCAGACTGGTCGATTTGACCAGTCTTTATATGTCTAATCCTTTACAAAGCCAAAGCCTTTCATAACCGCGTCGATGAGTTCCTCAGTCCAAAAAACGTTATCTCGAATCTCACCATCGGAATCGCAAACGCGCTCCACGAGTTCATCATCGCACTTGAGATTGTCATACGTATCAAGATACTTATTGAAAAAATCTGTTGCGGAATAATTGTCGTTTCTCCCGACCGTTACATCGCCTGGCTCGTCACCATAGCCATCTTCCCAACTGTAATTTTCAATACCGTAGTCAAAAAGCGACATCATGAGACTATCGGCATCAAAGTAGCCGTAATTTATATACTCGTCTTCACTAATATGCTTAGCACAAGCATCATACAAATCTCGATGATATGTCAATACCTTAAATACGTCGTCTCCGCAACAACCAAGAACCGTTACATTGAGTTTATCGGGGAGTTCAATGCACTCGTGACCGCGAATGACCTCATAAGTACGGTAATTGAGACTACAATATGCCTTAGTATCTTTAAACACCTTGTCAAGGTCAACCTTAGAATAATTGTCGTGCATAGTAACAGACACATTACCGAACAGCCCAATGACCTGCGGCAGACGCGCTAAAATATCACCTTCATTAAGCATAGTTGGCGAAGTCGTCTGAACACTAAACTCTGAAACGACCTTATAGCCGCCATCAATTCGCTCAAGATTTGTAGTTACTAATGCATCAACGAGTGTGAAGTTGACGTATAGGTCGTTTGTATGGTCAAACGTATCGTAAACATACTTCTCATCACAAATAATTCTCATGCAAGCAACTTCTTTAGGGTCAATATAGCAACTGACCAATGGGTCACGTAAGGCGGACTCCATGCAAGAAACGCTTGGTTTACCACAGCACTCACCAATGGTTCCATCGCCACTATGGGTATCTCTGTATTCGCCTGTAACGCGCAGCTCAGAATATAGCTTAACATCAAACATTTGCTCGTAAATAAATTTAGACATAATTGTTTCCTTTCGTTTACTATTCAGTTTACATGAGCCGTGTGAATGTGTCAACAATTTTTTTCTTAAAAAAAAGTTAGCCTTGGTTAACTTATATGGGTAAACGAAAGAATCCTCTAGGGATTGCCCTAGAGGATTCAATCGGAAGTATGGTTGTCGGAGTAGGTGTTTCATATTGGAACGGTACGACAACATATATAAGTATACCACAAACTCACCGTGTCCATATCGAGAATTTTGATTTTTTTTTTCTTAAAAAGTTAGCCTGGGTTAACTTTTATCAGTATATGAGAAAACCCTCTAGGCGTGAACCTAGAGGGTCAAATCTCAAACTAAATCGAATTAGTCGTCAGACTTACGCTTGATTCCGAAGAAGGCAAGAATCGAAGTCACAATCGCCGCAATGCCGCCAACAGCTGGAGCAACCGTAGTTGCGTCGCCTGTCTTAGGAACTGGCTTAGCAGCTGGCTTCTGTGGCTCAGGTGTTGGGGCTGGGTCAGCTTCAAATACCCACTCACCCGCGAACTCGCCATCTTTCTTATCGATAGTAAGCTCTGGTGGGAACTCCTTGAACTTCCAGGTACCATCATCAACCTTGACCTCAGTCTTGGAAGGTTTATTGGACTTAACCTTAGAACCTGTGACATAAGTCTTATCGTCCTTTGGCAGAAGGTCAGTTACCTCTTTTGGAAGCTCCTTGCCAGGAGTACCACTGGTGAACTTATAAGTTACCTTATACTCGCGCTGCTTTGGAGTCCACTCGCCAGTAAACTTAATACCCTCACGCTCAATGGTCTTCTTTGGTGAATCCCACTTATTGAACGTCCAGTCAATATCAAGCTCTGGGTCATAAACTGGGTCGTTAGGAATCTTCTGTGCGTCAACAGGAGTCTTGGTGATATAAGTCTTATCATCCTTTGGCAGCTTATCCTTGACAACCTTTGGAAGCTCTCGCTTAGGGTCAGTAGACTTAAACTCGTAGCCTACTGGATAGGTGTTAGGAGTAAACTCCCACGTACCAACGAACTTAATGTCAGACTTCTCAACAGTCTGCTTATCGTGGTCATAAGACTTGAATGTCCAAGTACCGTCGTTGTCCTCATCCTTAACAGTCTTCTCGAACTCAGACTTAGCAGGAACCTCTGTGCCCTTAGTGTACTTAGCTGGGTCAGTTGGGGTCATATCGACAATAGACTTTGGAAGCTCCTTACCAGGAGTGCCACTCACAAACTCATAAGTTGCCTTATGCGAATAGCCCATAAACTTCCAAGTACCTGTGAACAGGTTATCATCGCTGCGGTCAACAGTGATGTTGTCCTTATCCCAACCGATGAACTCCCAGACGCCATCACGCTCAGTATCAACAAACTGCTTCTTAGAAGCGTCTGCGTACTCAGTACCGTCAGCAGGTTTCTTGTCAGCTGGAACCTCAAAGCCATCAGCGGTAATTACCTCATTAGGCTTGTACTGATTCTCAACGCTTGCAGGAGTAATGTCCTTAATACCCTGTGGCAGCTCGGAGCCGTCCTCAGCAACAAACTTGTGCTGCTTACCGAACTTATACTCGGTGTAACTCCACTTGAGTGTAAAGGTTACATCGCCGTGGTCAACTGTAACATCATGCTTATCCCAAGCTGGCTCTGCCGTCCAGACACCCATGCCATCGTTGGAACGGAACTGGGTCTTGCCCTCTTGATAGAGCTTGTCGCTTGCATCGACCTTGTTGGCTGCTGGAACCTCAAAAGTATCAGCATTAAGAACAGTGCCATCCTCATAGCCATTAGAAGATGCAGGGGTGATAGCGGTCAGCTCAGTTGGAAGTGGAGTACCATCAACGGACTCAAACTTATGATTCTTAGCGTAAGAATTAGCCTGGTATGTCCAACCACGGACAAAGTGAGTATCTGCGTGGTCTACAACAACATTGCTCTTATCCCAAGCATCATCAGCCGTCCAAACACCATGCTCGTCAAGATACTGAACCTTGCTTGTATCATAGAGTGGATTAGTTGAAGGTACAACATTCTCTGCTGGAATCTGGAAACTATCAGCATTGATAGTGTCGCCGTCATGATACTGGTCGTTCACGGTTACAGGAGTAATCGCAGTAATACCAGCTGGAAGTGCCTTGTCAGTATTGCTCTTAAACTCATGCGACTTACCCCAAAGATTCTCGTGATACTCCCAAGTACCAGTGTGCAGAACATCTGCGCGGTTAATAGTTGCGCTTGGAATATCCCAATTCACAAAGTTAGCATAGCCGTGTGGCAACTTAACTTGAGTCTTGGTTGCGTCGTAGCCCTTATCGGTTGGCTGCATAACATTCTCAGCAGCAGGTGCTAGAGGATTAGCAGCCGTAACATTGGTACCGTCAACCAAGTCACCAACACGCGCTGGAAGCGTAGCGTTAACCTCGGCGGGTACTGCACTACCATCGCTCATAACATATTTATATGTCTGAGCATAAGCGTTAGGGGTAAATGCCCAAGTACCGATAAAGTGACCGTTCTTATGGTCGAGCGTCTCATTCGCCTTATCCCAAGACTTGAACGACCAAACACCATTCTTAGCATCATCTTTAACCTGTACCTTGCTTGCGTCATAACCCTTATAAGAAGCATCTGGCTTTGAAGCATCTGGAACAGTAAAGAGATTAGGTGTAACAGTCGTGCCTGGGGTAATATCCTCAGTCATTCCTGGCGTAAGTGTCGTAATATCGCCTGGAAGCTGCGAGCCGTCCTCAGCAACAAACTCATGGTCGAACTTATAAGTTGGTTGAGTACGAGTTACGTTCGACTTAGATGGAACATCGTCGGTATGAACGGTTGCTTGGTTATTGATAATGCTTGTGTCGGCACTTAGGTCAGTTGCAAGCGTATCGGTCTCAAAAATAACCTTAACCTGTTTATGACCAAGCTGAGACTTATCAATGTTAACCTTGAGTTTTTGTCCCGTCGTATCAATAGTGTACTTATTTGGTGGGAGCTTTCGCCAATCAGCGGTTGATGGGTCAGCGTCCTCAGAGTCGGTTACGTACACACCCTTAACAGTTACGTTCTTGAGACGATTGTCAAGCAGGTCGTCGATAGAGAACTCGTCGATATCGTCAATAACGTCCGTACCGACCTTTGGAATAGTTGACTGAATGGTATAAACCAGTTTTCCATCTTGATATGATGCAATACGCGTCTTATCAACCTTCTTAACTGGGTCAACTGCTGGGTGCTCAACATAGACGCCGAAGTCGGTACCAGACGCGTCAGCAGAACCAGAAGTAAAGGTCAAGCTATTACTGCGCGAACGAATAGTGGCACCTGTGGTATTGTACATCCAATCAAGACTGTTGCCGCCAATAGAATTGGCAGGTGGATTGATGACCATAGTTCCGTTGTTATCGCTTGGACGCGTAAGTCGAGCTGCAAAATTACGGTTAAAAATAATCTTAGATGCCTGTGAGTCTGCATTTGGAAGCTCAAACATCTCATTCTGTCCAGCGCCGTCACCCTTAGCTTTATTAACATAGCTAATAACGTCGAGGTCGCCAACAGGAACAACGAGCTTCATATCAGCTTGTGTACCGTCAGCATACTCAATAGTGTAGGTGACGTCGGCTCGCATGGTATACCATGAGTTCAGAGTGTTCTGCTTAGAACCCTGTACTGGGTGAACATAAGGCGCTGCGTTTGGCTCGCCAGTATAGAAGTTGTAGTTAGTGAACTGAACAACTCCATTTTCGCCAGCTGCGTTGTCAAGCTCGGCGAACATAACCTCATCGCCTGGCTTACTCATGCGTCTCTCGCGGGTACTGGTCGCCGCGTAGCTTGTGCCAGAGTAGTCAATGGCATCATAGTAAACGCGATTGACCTTCATACGAACGTTGGTCTGCCTACCAAAGTAATAGCCAGTGTTCTTAAACAGAATCTCAACTGGATTGTCAATCACGATATGGTCTTTAGACTTATCAATCTGACTTGAGAACTGAATAATGCTGGTTGGTGCCCATCCGTTTCCTGGTTGACTAAAATACGCCGAAGAATCAAACCTGTTAATCTGTGTAGTCGGGTCTTTATGAATGACCTCATAATCATTCATATTCAGATTAAGTTTTTGGAGCTTTAGCTTAGCTAAGTCAACATTAGTTGTCTTAATCTGAGCCGTGGTCGGTGTTTCCGCATATGCAGATTTGACTATGCCAGACACATTTGACAAAAGCGTAGCTGCCATGAGACCTGCGACAATCGCACGTCTACCAGGGCTGTTGTAACGTTTGTCCATATATTCCTTTCTATTCGTGAACAATTGATATCAACCTATGATTATACATCATAACAAAATTTTTAGCAATCTGAACATTTCTCGCGCCGAAAATACACGGTTAATTTACCAGCGGAAACGCTGCGTGCCGCCGTGTGACAAATTTTGCGAGGTAGTTTTATTACAGATGACTATTTATTCGGGTAATGTCGTATACGTGGCTTAAAATTGCTCTCAGACGGTCAAATTTTCAAATGTCGCGTCTAAATATGTGATATACTGGCTTTGTTGTTAATACAGTCTATAGATTAAGGAGATTACTATGGATTATGATGAGCTTGTAAGCGATATTGTTAGGCAGGTTCATGTTCGTTATGAGGACTATGTTGACTATCAAAAGTCGGAAGGCTTGGACGTTGAACCATTTGACGCAATGGCTGAACAACTGCTTGAAGATGAAGTAACTAACAGTATCATTTATTACAACCAAATGTGGACAATCATCGAGCACACTTGTGATGATGTGAACGAACTTTTTGATACTGGATTCGCGACGTTTGATGAAACTTCACCTTACAGAGCATTCTGTAATGATTGCGCAAACATACTATACCTTTACTAATTGATAGGAGTTATTATGAGTTTTGAGTACACTGATTTAGTCAGAGACGTTTCCGACCGTACAGCGGACGATTATCAAGAGTATCTCGATAATCTTGAGCCAGATGAGGACGCACAAGACCCGTGGGAGTTTGCGTCAGATGAGTCTCTGCATCAGAACATTGAGAGTGTTCTCATCCCAAGTCACGCAGTCTGGACGGTTATCATGGAGCACTGCTCAAACGAGTACGAAGTATTGTCTGGCAATGCCCCAGACTACGATGGAGAATCAGCATATATGTTGTTCTACGATGACTGCATGAACGAGTTTATGGAGCAGATGAAATAATGATTTGTTACAGTGACTTAGTGGATAACGTCGCGACACTTATGAAATATTGGTACGAGGATTATGTAAGAGACTGTTATAAAACGGCAACCTCCGCACTCACGCCAAAAGAATATGTCGAGACCACAAATTCTATGTACCTCGCCATTAGAAACACACTTACTTCGAATGACGCAGTTATGTGTGTCATCTCAGAGCATGTCTATAATCCGTGGTCAGTTATGGCTGGCAGAGAACCCGATTATGGTTGTGACGACGCTTATGTTCGTTTTAAATATGATTGCACCAAGGCGTTTTACGATGAAGTTAACCCAACAATATTAGCAATGATAAATAACGACCATTGGAATGATTAGGAGATACTTAATGCGTGATTATAATGACTTGGTAGATGGTGTTGTTTCCGTGTTGGAGCATTGGTATCAAGGTTCTTTAGATGAGTGCCATAAGGCTGGAAAGCCAACACTTAATCCGAGAGAATACATTAGCAATGACAGTGGATTTTTGGATAGGCTCATTAGCAACTGTCTCGATTCGGAAGAGAATGCTAAATGCGTCCTTGTAACGCACCTTCTCAATCCTTGGGGTGTGTTGAAAGGTTATAGTCCAGATTTTGACGGCGTTAGCGGGATTACTCGTTTTCGAAATGATTGCGTAAAAGCCTTTTATGAGAGAGCCAATTACATATATGAGCATGACGGGAGGTAATATGACAATTAACCAACTTATTGATAACGTTCTTGACGAGTTTGAGATTCACAAACCTTATAGGGACTTCGATTTACCTCTTGGAGAAGCGGTGGCTAAAAACCAAAACATCGTTCGTGATATTATTTCCAAAGAAATTAACGCCGATGTTGCGCTAATGTTGTTTGAGCACTATTGCTCAAATATGGTCGAAGCAATCAACGGTTATGTGCCGACAACGCGAGATAACGTAGATATTGTTACAGCATTCTATTACAATGTCTGCGATGAAGCTGACAAGCGCGTAGATAACAAGGACTAAATTTATAGCTAACGTGTTTCATAGCACGTTAGCTATTTTTATGCCTAAAAAGTTAGCCTTGGTTAACTTTTATCGCTAATTTCAGCAATGACAGCTAAAAACGAAGGCACAAAATCGATTCTAAGCGACGCGAAATAATTGATTGAATAATTAACCGTCTGAAATAAAACGGTACCTTAGAATCGCTCTCAGACGGATTTAGAAAATTACACGGCGTTTTACCTGCGGCTTTGCCGCGCAAAAAATGCGCCGATTGCGCTAATCTGAGTGTCAGAGTATAATGTATCACGTAACACATACATAGAAAGGAATTTCATGGATAGACCGCCCGTATTGGGTAAGAAAGTCGCCATTTATCTCTCTGGTAAAGCCAAAATGAATGGCGCTTACGGTAAATTGCAAAGGTGTACTATTCCGCTCCAAGAGCGATTGGCGCGCGCATTTGTTAATCTCGATAAGCTCGACGCAGATTTTTACATCGACCAGTCAATCGTATTTGATGAAGCAAAACAGAAGATGCTTCGCGGCGTGCGTAAGGGCGAATACAGTATTATCTTCACCGTCAACAACGCACTTGATTTGAATGACTGGAACGCTATGCACAGGTTTGTGCGCATTGTCGAAATGGACACTAATCTACTCACGGGAGAAACGACCGCTGGTAAACACGCAAAGCTATTACTACCAGATGAGGTACGACTTAATGTATTGAACGCGCGTAAGCTAAAGCAAAATCGTCCGTACATTTACACCTCAACATTTAACTACGCGACAAATGAAATTGAAATGCCTACACGTCTTGAGGAAATGTATCTGGCTAGTGGTTACAAGACCAAGATTGATATTGACCTCGACCACACAAAGGTTTGGTTCGGCTCAATTCTTTTGAACTCAGCTCTCAATGGCGAGTGTCGATACATTTTCCTACAAGATTTTGAGCATACGCACCCAGACATTTTGAAGAAGCTGCTAGAGTTAGACAAGGCTAACTTAGTACACATTCGAGCACTCACGTCAAAGTATGTATGCTTTAGTCACCTTCCCGAGATTGATTTAGACGCAAGAGCCGTGGCTGGTAAAAGCTGGCTACCGATTGACGATAACTATAATCTTGAATGGGTACAAAGTGGCAAAGGCGACAGAGATATCATCTACGAGCTTGAGCAACCACCTCGATTAGAGAATGGTAAAGAGGTTTACCCACAACCACTAAAGTTCAGAAAGCTCGCTGGCTTTTAATTACAAGCGCATCATCTACGGATGGTGCGCTATTTTTTGTATTGATTCTCAATGTATTAAACGATATTGAAAAATACAGAGACGACGCCATTTTCAAAGCCATTTGCAAAATAAAAAAATGGCTTCGAAAACGAAAAAAATGGCTTCGAAAAGGCAGAAAATGGCACAAAACACCCCCTTTGACCTGCCCGTACCCTTTTCCCAGGTAGATGGCTTAAAAAAAATGGCTTCGAAAAATAGCCCTCTACCTGCTATTCTTTCTTTCAAAGCCACTTTTTTAATAGAAAAGAGAGAAAAGTATACGTAATTTTACACGTGTAAAATCGCGAGGAGTTTTACGCGTTTTTGGTTAAAAAAATGGCTCCGAGAGTCGTTTTCGCAGGTAAACCCACAAAAACATGGAGCCATTTTTTGCAACGCATCTACCTGCGAAAACGGTATGCGCAGGTCAGAGGGCATGTTTGAAGCCATTTTTTGTCATTTCGACGCCATTTTTTCAATTTAAAAAATGGCTCCGAGTTCAAAAAAATGGCTCCGAAAAATCCATTTTGCAATTTTGTCCATGAAAATGTTGTATTGTCCATGGATTTTTGAACACGGGTCAAAAATAAAATGACCCCTAATTTGCGCATAAACACTATATGAATATTCATTATTTTGCATAAAAGTATACTTTTATACATATAGTAGAATTTGTGGAGTTTTCGTGTACACGGCAAATCCTAGTTAAAAATTTCAGCCAAATTTGCATCTCTATATATAGATGTGCTATAGTAGGTCTCCGATGAACATAGACAACAATTCAAGAATGGAGGTATGAGCCTATGACCACAGAGACAACTGAGATTAAGACTGATGAGCGCAAAGTGGACAGATTTATGAGCGTCCCCGACTCGCACATCAGTTATAACCATGTCACACATAATGTCGGCGTGCGTATTACGCAACAACAGCTTGAAAAGGTTGACGAGTGTTATCGTCAGCACAATCCCGCTTATAAGCCAACTCGCGAAAGCGAGGGTCTGATTGACGCCGATGGATTCGATAACTGGAATTACTTTTATATTCCAGAGTCAATGAAGCGTATTGATGACGAGACGTGGGAGGTTGAAAAACTTAAACCGCGTGAGGAAAAGACCGCCGATGGTCTAACTACACTCGCCAACAAGATTGCTATGATTATCCGTAGGCGCATGTCGGACGGATTTGGTAAGCAAAACAAGATTGACTTTAATCAGATTATGGAGGTACTCACCCAGCAATTCGTATTCTGTAAAGTACCTTCCGAAGCTGGTAAGAACCGCCGTCCAGACATTGACGAGTATTGTACTATTAGGAATTTGAACCAGCACGGTATTCACAGTACCCCTGGTAACATCTATATTTACGACCCAGACCGCGGCATCTATGTTGATGTTGCGCCCATTCTTGACTTTGTTCTCGTAGCAATCGCGGGTCGCGCAAACAATAGTTACAAAAACGACATTATCTCAACTCTGAACGGTATGTTTGGCATGTACACACCAAACACGCTTATTCCTTATATTCCACTTCCAAACTTTAAGATTGTCGTCGGCAATGGTGTGTTTAACCTCATTACGCGTGAGCTTGAACCATTCGACCCTCGATTTGTTGCCCTCTCCTCCATTGAGGTCAACTACTATCCACATCGTGCAACTCACATTGACGCTCGTAAATTTGGCACCATGTCATTTAAGAGCTTGTGTGAGTCATTTGCTCATGGCAATAAAGACCGTGTAAGACTTGTTGAGCAGATTTGTAAATATGCTGTTATTGGCTCTGCGCCGCAGGACGCTGGCTTCATTATCTATGGTGAAGGCGGCGACGGTAAGTCAACCTTCTTCGAGTCTATGCTCGGAAATATCGTCGGTGCAGCAAATACCGCAACCCTGACACTTTCAGATATTGAAAAGAACGACGAGAACAAGCTCGCAGATATTGCACACGCTAAGTACATTCTTGGTACAGACAACAATTCTCGTCTATACCTCAAGAATACCAGCGTATTCAAGCGAATCGTTACGGGCGACGTCATTGGCGTTCGTCGTATTTATGAGCCAGCACGTAAGGTAGCTTCACAGGGCGTTATGTGCCAGCTTGTAAACGAAATGCCTAAGTTTGCCGAGACTGGCAACGCTATTCGTAGGCGCTTTGTCGTCGTAAAGGCTGAAAACTCCTACGTAGCTAACAAAACAGATAGTAAATCCGTAGCCGCCGCTATTAAAGATGGCGATTTCTTGGAGCACTGTCTTGCCTATATTCTTGATTGTGTGCCTTATTATGATGGATTTAACCAGGTAGACTCCAACCTCATTGAGGAGTCTGCACAGGACAGTAACCCCGTTATTCAGTTCATGCAAGCGCTGATGGACTCACAATTCTTTGGAAATGGTCTTGCAGCAGTACCGCTACAGGACTTGCATACAGCGTATACCGACTGGTTTAACGCAAACATCGGTAATAACGCCAAACCTCTCTCACGTCCAAGTTTTAAGGCAGCCATCATGCCTATGATGAAGAACCTTGGATTTAAGGAGGAAACAAAGCGTATTAACGCAGGTATTAACCTAGCAAATGGCTATGGTTATGACCGTGCTAAGTTTACCGATACCGACATGCGTGGTAAGAACTTTGAGAACCTCAAAGAAAGTTCCCAACGCACCGTATGTTTCGTGCGCGAGGGTGAATCTATTGACATTTCCGAAGCACCACTCATGAATGATGTTCGTCATAGCGATGTCGAGTGTTCTGTATATGATTACCTGCTAATTTCCAACTTCATCAATCGTAATATGACTCGTGAGGAGAAGAAGGAATATTGGCAGATTCGTATGGACGAGCTTGATGGTATCTATGAGGACTGTACCATCATTAACACCGAAATTATCTTTGAGCATGCCGACGAGGTTGCAGAGGACGAGAATTTTGCAGCACTTTATCGCGAGAAACTTGAGCGTATGCGCGAAAGGGGCGAGATTGATAACGCCCCACGCGTCATTAAGGAGACTCCTGCGCCAAAGGCACCTGCTAAGGCTAAAGCTGCTGAGCAGCCAAAACAGCGTAAATCTTCAAAGAAAGATGACGTCAAGAAGGTAGCTGAAGTAATTGAATTTACACCTCAACAATCAGAGACGCCGCCAGATAAGGAACTATCCAAGATTGACCAACTCAATGCAACACTTCCGCCAGGTCATAGGATTGTTGACAAGAAACGAATCGACGGAAAGACGCGATATGTAGTTTCACAAGACGGTAGTTCCATTAAGACGTATCTACTAAAGCCAGATGGCACGGTTGATACAGATGCGGTAATGCGACGTGTTGAATCAACCTATGACGAGGACGACGACGCTAGAAACGCAACGCTCGATAACGTAAACATTGTGGCTACAACGGCGTGGGGAGACGCGTTTAATGACGGTGAAGCTGAGGTTGCAGATAACCTTATTCCTCAAACAGGTGGTACGCTAGAGGATGTAACGACTGCTCAGAGCTATTATGACGATATGGCACGAGCGATTAAGGTTATGAACTTTAATTCACCGATGGTAATTGGCATGATTAACGACCTCGAATCAACCTCAACTATCGGTACGGATACTGCTATAATGATGTATCACGAGATTACGAAGCAAATCTTCGAGTACCGAAAGAAATGGATTAGACAGAGGGAGTAGTTATGAAGACCATACTTAATATCATCAAGAGGGTATTCAGCCGCACTAAGCGGCTGATGACCTCGGGTGTGAGATTGTTACGTCACCCAATTCGCGGAATTAAGCGCATCGGCAAAGCTAAGCTCATGAAGGCGATTACGGGTTATCTAATCGCAGCGCTTGGAGGTACATACCTTACTACAGCATTGTTTACCCCAGCTAACTTTTTTAAGCCAGCACAGGTAATTGCTGTTGCTCAGCGTACAGGTATTGTAAATATCATTACAGGTGGTACGTACGCGCCAATCGTGAGCGGATTTAAGAACAAGTTTGGTGATTTGTTCCAGGTACTTGGTGAGCGAGGAAACATTCAATCGTTTACCGATATTGCAGCCGACCTACATTCAAGTGCAGCCGACTACTTTGAACGTGGCGAAGGCGTATTCGACGATTCCGTCGTAGATACTGCAAACTTCTTCTTCGGCGACCTTTTCAAGAACTTTGGCAAGCCCGAGGATTTCACAGGCACTGGCGATTTTGATGATTTGAATATTGAGGTTCCAGCTATTAACAATAGTGAATCTTCAACCGCATCATCTAACTCTGCCGACGAACTGCGAAATGCTGCACTCAAGCCCTGGGATTCAAACACTGCGCCAAATGGTTATCTTGTTCTCAATATGAAGGCAGATATTGACTACTCAATCGAAGCTGGTAATATTCACTACACTGGTTTTGATAAGTTCGGTCGTACTGGTCGTGCAGTTGGAAATATCACCTACGACATGGTTAAAGAGTCAAGCGGATGGCGTGCTAAGTTTGCAAGCGACGTAGACTCTAAGCTGAGTGGTTGGGGTAAGAACAAGAAGATTACTTCTAATCTTCCAGGCGGTATTACCTATAGCGGTTATATGTACAACCGCTCTCACCTCATTGCAGATTCGCTCGGTGGCTACAAGCATGTCTACAAGAGCGATGGCTCTATTGACACGGACAAGAGCGTCTCGGAAGCTCAGAACCTCGTAACGGGCACACGCTTCCAGAATGTCGGAACTAACAACTCTAAGGGTTCTGGTTATGGCGGAATGGCTTACTTTGAGGACATGGCGCGTAAATACCTCACTGAGCACGAGAACTGTTCTATCTGGTACAGTGTCGAGCCAGTATACGCATCTGATGACGAGATTATCCCTCGCGCGTGTATTGTCAAGATGGTTTCGTGTGATTCTGATGGAAATTCTGGAATTAACCTTGTAGGTATTGTATACAACGTTCAGCCAGGGTATACTATTGATTACACAACAGGAAACTTTACGAAGGAGTAACGAGTGTTTGTAGTTGATTCATATAAACAGAAGTATGCAACATATATCGACATGCCCGACAGAGAGTTCTTTATTAAGGCTATTGAGTTTGCACGCGAGAATGTTGATGCTATTAAACATATCGTAGACGAGAAGGGACTTGAATTTGTCAAGTCCCATTCTCCCATTGCATTTATCTCAAAGTTCTCAAAGCAGCTTGACATTGAGTGCGAAGTACCTCGTAAGGCTCTAAACGATTCTCGCGCGAGACGTGCATTTATCATGGGTGACGTTGACCTCGGCGAGGATGACTGGGGAACCTATTTTGATATGCGTAACAACCTAGTAAAGTTAGCTAAGGCTAACTCTACACCGTTACTCATGTACCCAACCATGTCATATCCAGATAAGCCTAGATTTAGATTTGTTTTTCTGCCCAAGCGAGCGCTTAATCAGAAGCAATACTACCAGGCGGTTAAATGGATTTACGACTCTATTGGTTGCGAAGTAACTGATGATTCTGATTTTCGCATGATTGCCAACCGAAACCTGCCAGTGTTCTATAGTCAAGAGCAGTGTGACGAAATCTATTCAACATTTGAAGATAAGTCTTTAAGCGCATTGGATAACTCACTGTGGAAGAACATTGAGGTTCCTAAGAAATACGCCACCATGGGTAAAACGGTTCAAGCGCCAAAAGAGTTTTCAGTTTCGGAGCACACTTGCACGTTTGACGAACAGTTACTCATTCACGGAGCTTATGAGATTGCTAAAACCGCTGTTTGCCAGACCTACAATAGATTCTGGTTACTGGTTCGCTCACTTGCTGCCGCCGAAATGAGCAAGAGTGTATCTCACGAGACTGCAATGCAGATGCTCGACATTTTTGCAGACGCAGCCGAGGACGAAACTACTCGTCTACACTGGAAGGTTGAGAATCGCAATCTTTATGAGAACCAGATGGCGCAGCTTGATTATGAGCAGTTACAACGATGCCGACCATTGAGTTCATATTATTTCTTTGAAAAGGCAAAGAAATTTGCCTAAAGTGCTTGACTCTCATATTGGCTAGTGATACACTTACTAATTAGTAATAAATTGACAAATAGATTTCATCGTCCGACTAGGCGGAATCTCATACGCGAGCAACTAGATTTTGTTGTTTAAACCTCCTTTCGTCTTGTATAAAGCCATCAACCAGCTTTCATTGCTCGCACAGTCGTGCAGATCTTAGCTTAACTGCCGACAAACCTCCCTGGAACTAGACCCATGCTTAACCTCCATTCAAATTAGCATAGTTCCAGGGAGTTTTTTTCTATAAACTCAATTGTGAAGATTTTATGAAGTCATTGATTTTATGCTTGCGAACACATGTTCGAGTTTGTTATACTTATGTTAACAAGGAAAGGACAAGTCATGATGACTTCAAAGGATAGAACAAATATGATTGATGCAATGCTCGCACTGACCTCCGAGAACGGCAGCCGTATGAGCTTCCTCAGATTCTATGGATTTGTGTTTGTAGTCTTTACTGCAATCTTCGTAATTATCGGTCTGCCAGGAGCATTTTTCCTCACCATCGTTCTTGGTACCGCTCAGCAAAACATTACCGCTCCGTGGGCAATGCAAATCCACACGATTGTAAACGTGTTCTGGGGTTTCTTCGCAGCGCTGCTTATTGCAAAGTTTGCGTCTTTTATGGCTAATGGCATCTTTAGTGGCATGCTTGAGAACGTAATTGATACTAAGGGTTATGAGGGCGTGTCTGACGTCTATACAAACACCTACAATTTCGTTCTGCCAGCAATAACACTCATTACCTTCATTGGCGTTATTTGGTATTTCGTTACAAATCTGCCAGTCGCACTGTAATTGGTTGTAAACATTCTATGAATCGTATTGACTACCACGTTTATTCGTGGTAGTCTTTTCTTTATAAGCACAAATAATTTAGTTGAAAGGAGTGCTATGAAGTACGCAGTAGTGATGATTCAACAGGTGGAGGAAAACCCAGAGAACGTACTTACACACGTTCGTAACGGTCTAGCAAAGGGTGGCGACGCGTTTGAAGCCGTATGCGCTCAAATCAAACAGCTTTGGAATGTCAAACCATTGCGACTATCTCATGCGACATATATCAACAACCGCGCCGAAATCGGTGATATGGTGCTCGTACCATACGGTCGCTACAACTGTATTGGTATCGTCACCGACTTTACCGACGATGTAAATCCAGAGATTACTTACCGACCAATCACAAGGGTTCTTTACACCTTTGAGGAGATTGTCAATGGCTAACGATACGCTCAATTCACTTACTGTTCTCGCGGATAAGCCAGCTGGAATTAGCTTCGTAGTTGACAAGAAAACCTTGTTACCCCGCGTTGAGGGTTTCGATTCAGTTATTGCTGAGAATAAAGAGGTTTACAACGCACTCGCCGCTTACGAGTATGATGGAACCGACGAGGAGCGAAAGACAAACTCGAAATTCCTTGCAGCGGTAAGAAAACGCCAAAAGGCGATTAAGGACGCTGCCAAGGTGTTCAAGGCTGAGCAATTCGCTGAGTTTGACGCACAGATGGCTGAGCTTAATATGAGTGCGGAGGACATTATTGCCCTTGCAGATGAGCGTAAGAAGCTCTCCGATACTCAGTTCAAGGAAAATAGAACAAATGTTCTGGTTGACGCGTTTGAGCAGTCCGCTGTTCTGTATGATTACCTCGATGGTCTATCAGCAAACGACTTTATTGAGTCAAAGATGCTCAATCGCACTACGACCGAGAAGAACGCACTATCTGCGCTCAACACTAACGTTGAGAACTTTGGACGAGCTTGCGATATGAACATTACACCTAACTGGTCTAAGCGAGAGCTTGCACAGTCACTCTCTATTAACAACTGGGATGTAATGAGTACGGTCGCGGCTTACAACGATGAAATGCTTGCTCGTGAACAGCAAGAAGCTCTCGCAGCTGCACGTAAGGCTGAGCAGGAGCTTAAAGCCGCTCGACTGGCATCACGCACCATTCGCAAGTATTCCATTGCGAACGATGACCTTGAGAAGTTTGAGAAGCTGCTTGTTGATAACAAGATTGACTTTGAGGTGATTGAGTAATGTCTGAGCTTGAGTTTAACGAAACTGACCCGTCAGATATTAACTCTCTGGCAAGTTCAACGCCAGATAGATACAAAGGTGCCAACGGCATTGAATGTATCGACGCGATTCATGCAGCGTTAGGGGATGAAGGATTTGAAGCGTTTTGCGTCGGTCAATGCCTAAGATATTTGTTCCGTTATAAACGTAAAAACGGTCTTAACGATTTGCGTAAGGCTGAGGATTACCTGCATTGGGCACAAGAGCAGGTAGAAGAAAACACTGAGAAAGGTGTAAATTAGTTATGGATAAAAATGAAAAATTTATTTGGTCTGGACTTGCTATACTTGTTGTTTGCTTACTAATTGGCTATCTTGTGGCTCCGTTTAACCAGAATTTTGCAATTATGATTTTGTATATCGGCATGGTTGCTATTGGCATGTCCTTGGGCGTAATATTTACTGAGTGTGATATTTGTACTCCCGCCAAACGCCGCAATACTTCTTGGGAGGATGAGTTTTATGCGTGCGTCGAGTTCGATGACGTTGCAAGAGACCTCGACGTAGAAGCGGGTAAAGTTGAGCGAGTATGCAACGCTCTTGAAAAGATTGCTACCGTAGAAGGAGCTGGCTCATTTGATGCGTGCGATATTATGGCTTGTGCGGTTGATTTTCGCGAGCGTGCTCACGAATTGCGTCATCGCTCCAACGTTCTCGTAGAAGCCAGAGATAACAGGAAGTTTGACGGTATTAAGGAGTTAGTGGTTAACTATTCAAGTGAATCAATGTTTAGGGGTTTGCGAGATACCGTTCGGTCTTACCTACCAGAGAGCTTCCAAAAGCCGATGTATCTCGATGTGGACGAGCGACTTTGCGAAATTTACAATAAGCTCTCGTCTCTTTGCGACGAACAGAAGTAATTTATTCAACGCTTAAAGCGCAAAATACATTGCTATAAATCTATCAATTAAACAGGCGACTTCATGTATAATAAGTACATGAAGTCGTTTCCCCTTTTAGATTGGAGTTTATATGGACGAGCGTGATGTTCACGCTTTGTGGAATGATTACTACGCTTATGCACTGGAAAATACCAAGTCATATTTGGCAAATCCAACACGCAAATTGACACTTATTGAGGTTGCCGCTCAGCACCCGCTAATGAATGGTGTTGCACCAAATGAGGAGTTTTCTGCTCGACTGAATTTTGCAATCAATTTGTACAATAACTTGATTGATGACAGGCAGCAAGCAAAAATTTACGTTCCTGGCAGTAGGCACAAATATGAAGGTATTAAAGATGATGTGTCTTTAAGCGACGCGGGTGTTGAGTATTTATTAGAACATGAACTGCCGCAAGATGATATTCTTGGCATTAAAGACCTCCCGCCCAGATTACAAAACGTGTATTGTTCTGAGGACGAGTGTGAAACAGCATATGAGTTGTTTATCAAATTGAGCTGCAAAAAGTTGCTATGCGTATGTTCGCCTGGTCAACTTATGAGGAAGAATTTGTACTACATAAAGTTGGGAATCTTACCAGATATGTATTCCGTTCCATGTGACGATATGTTTCATAATCCCATTGAGGAAACATTTGTTAACATTCCCAAAGTTATTCATGGTCTGTACGCGGATATTGAAAGTGTCCGTAAAGAACGATTCTGTTAGTGTTTTAGATTGGAGTTTTATATGAGAGCTAGAACTATTAAACGTATTATCAACCAAAGCCATACTGACGCGTATGACCTTATGCTTGAGACGTGGCAAGCTCTTGACAAAGATTTTGCTCAAGTCGTTGGTGACGCAATGCACGACGACGATTGCCCAGTTACCATGGAGCTTGCAGACTTTTTCGACGAGTATGCCGAAGTAGCATATCCACTTGCGTCAAATATTAAGTGTTTTGTCCGAACTGCCCATGCGGTACTAGAGAATCCAAACGATTCAGACTTTAACAAGATTGTCGCACTGACCGATATTTGTATTGAATTCGGACAAGATTTAGATGGTGTATTCTTGGACGGACTTAACATGCTAAAGCCTTACGCTCAGCAATACGACCTTAGTTCAATTGCTAATGCAATTAGAGACATTCGCGAGTTTATTCTGGTTATGAACGATGGTTTTGCAAAGACACGCGACGGCATTAACGCTGTTCGAGGTGGCGAGTAGCATGGACGCAACTTCAGATGTAAAACTCTTGACGAAACAATTGAGTTCACTCACGAGAACACTTATTAGCTTGTCCAGCAATGTTTTGTCATACTATGACGAGAAGCCAGGATGCTTCGATAGCTGCGAGAAAATTGACACTGCAAGTTTGCGACTGCTGTCAATAATCAAGCGTCTGAATCAAAATTCTTTGAAATTAAAAACAAATCTTGAGAAAACTATTGACGATTTGAGTGATATTAGTGTATTGTTATCCTCGGCTGAACGAACAGTTAAAGCAGACCTACAAGAAAATTCCTACGCGGTTACGACTCTTGGAAGCTGCATTGACTGGCTTGATTCTGAGATTGAGTATTTAGTTGATTTTGAAACGAGGTAATTTGTAATGGAACTGCTCGACAACGTAAGAAATACGCGAATCTTGCTGGAATTAAAACGTGTATATTCTGCACAGGTTAAGGTCTACGCTTATATCATTCTGCATGACCTGCAAGTTGGAAAGTCCGCAATCACATTTATGAGTCGCAACCTCGACGATATTGACATGGTGTTCAAGAAAATATCGGATAATTTGAACTCAAGTGTACATACTGAAGAAATGCGTATGCACTGGTTTACGGCGCTCTGCTGTGTTAAAAACTCGTTTTCAACTATGGACGACATGCTATACTGCGCTGAACAGACTTTCGAGGATGCTGGTTATAATTCATCTGTGGTATACGCGGAGTATGTTGAGATGCTCAAAGTTGCAATAGAACAAGCTCAGAAATCTATTGACGCCATAACTAATCAATTTGAGGAGGTTTACCGATGAGTGGTTTGAACTACCTCGCAAACGCACTACTGATTGATTCTGTTGATAAGGTTATAAATAAACTATTGGACGCACGTAATTATGCGGTTATTCATAAATTGCAAATCGAGCCAAGTATTGAAGCTGATTTTAATTCAGTATGTAAAAAACTTTCTGAGGTATCGGAAGAAATGATGTCTTACATTAGCCGACCGATATATGACCCTTGTAGAGCGGATGCTGTTGAAAACGCCCTAAAGGTTGTAAAGCGGGCGCACGAACTAATCCACAAAGCTGAATATTTGAACGACAAACAGATTGAAGATTCAAAAGAATCCACAACTTTGCTAGAGTCGTATGGTGGGAAGCTCGCGTTTGCGGCGTTTGCAGCTTACGAAGCAATACGTACTCTTGGAGGGGCGAACGATGAATAAAGTTGTTACAGAGTTGATTGATAACTCCATAAATGGTTTAAGGTACACTCAAAAACTCTTAACTGGTGTGTATGAAAAGTATTCGAGCGTATACCCAAATGATGAACTATCCTTAGACCGCTATTTTGGAGCCATCACAAATTATTTGTTAAACGCCATTGAAAAAGTAGTTCATGATACAAAGGTTGCCGATGGCAAGGATGAACTTATCAAGATTATCGACGACGCGATGGATTCGCTGAGACTTGCCACAGAATCTGCATGCAATTTTACGGTTGAAGCACACAAAATTAACTTTGACCAAGATAGTGATTACGATGCTTTAAGTGGACTATGTGCTTATGTAAATATAATTAGTAGAGACCTTCAAGAGATATATCTTTATCTCGACCAAGCAATAGACGAAATTAACTACGACAAAACTTTTTAAGGAATTGGCTATGAGTAAACAAACACAATTTAGTAACAAGCGTGTATACGAGCAACTTTGTGATATCAGCGACAATCTTGCAGATATGACGGCTCCGATTATCGAGCTTGCCATGAACACAAGGTTTGATAACGAGGAGGAACCATATAACTGGCGCAAAGAGGTTGTACTTAGATGCTACGACCTTGAACAGAACATCATTTCCGAGCTTTTAAGACTCGCTAAGTTTTGCTACGACCGAACCGAGGTGAGTCTCAGAATTGAGGATTTCCAGGACTTTGCTGCAATTACGCTTGACGCAGCAAGAGAGCTTCACGAGCTACGCAAGTATGTTGTTTCTTCAAAAGAGCGACTAGAGGATATTTCGGCAAAATCAAAGACCAGCTTTAAGGATACAATCAATAAGTTAGTCAAGGTTAACGATGATTATGATGAGCCATACCAAGAGTTGCTCAAATTGAGCGCAGACCTCTCAGAGTACGCTTATCCAGACGTGTAATTAGTCGTATGATAAATTTGCGTCGCTTAAAATCGATTTTGTACCCGATATGAAATACAGAATTCACGCAATTTGCCAGTTGCGTGAATTTCTGCTATACTTGAGCCATTGTGTAGATTAACGAAAGTGGGTGATTGTATGACTTTAGATACACTAAAAATTATGGCAATTGTTTCCGAAATTAGTCGAACTGACGTATTTGCTCTCGCTAATGAGCACCTCGAAGCAATCCAGGTATTCACTCAAGAGATTGTGAGAACTCGACCGACCGAGAATGAATACGCGGTTAACGCTGGGGTATACGTAAGCAAGGCGTATCGTACCTATCTCGACGCATCAAACGCAGTTGTTGCAAATGTACGCAAAGCAAACCTCGATGCAATTCTTGATATGGAGCTTATGCGTAAGTTTGTTGACGAGTTTGTACACAACGCAAACATTGCCGTCTCAACCTTGGTACTAGCCATTGACAACGTTGAGTCGATTTCATTTGGCGATACATCTGATTACGATAGTGCACATGGCACTCGTGAGCGTCTTGTCGTCGAAATCGGCGTAGCAATTGACGAAATCAATCGCGCAATTAACAAATTGAAGGCGTATTGCGGATGACGGGTTTAGACATGGCTATTAGTCAAATTAGCGCTCGAAAATATCCGAAGTTATGCCAAGTTTTAATTGAGTATAAGAAGGCTTCGGAGACGTTGTATTCACCAACGAAAAGTGAGGTCGCTAAAATTCTAAACCAAATTTCGGTAATTGAAATGTATCGTCGAGCAAAAGATTTGGACGGAGAAACCCGTTCAATCTTGAACGATTTGTCGTTTGAGCTATGTGATAAAGCAAATACATATTTCTACATGTGGGGGGAGTTGATGGCTGAAAATGGTTAATTTCGCAGATATTGCAAACGATATGGAACTGAATAACGTACTGAACCTTGGAGAAATGACAAGCATTGAAGCCATCGATGCGGCAGTAGATACTTACTCTAAAGACTTATTTAGTGATTTGCCATTAAATATTTCAAAGCCACAGTTTGTTGATACCACTCAAGTTAAAAAGGTTAGCCTGGCAACCAAGCCAGTAAGTAAACCTGTCCAACTAAACACCACGCGTAAAACGGATGACCGAGAGCCATCGACAAATACGAGTAGTCCAATAATCTACTCAGAAAACTCTGATGCGCTCGTTCCTGCGAGGGGCGTTGAGTTAATCGGCATGCTGCTCAATTTGCGACCAAAGTTCATTGAAACCGACGATGAGTTTGTTAGGATACTTGACGTATCTAAGCGTGTGCTTAGTGGTGGTGGAAAAATTAAGCGTGGCAAGCCTTCGACTGGTTGTGCCCGTAGAATGTTCTCTGGACTGTTCTTATATGCAGCTCCCGAGATTACTCCACTCTCGAAAGCTATTTATTCGCTTGAACGCATGTTTGCTAACTCTGGTCTTTACGACTTACTCTCTGAAAAAGACCTGCAAACACTGTATATTGACGACGTTGATATTATTACCGAGAAAATTTATGACCCGCACTTTACTAATTTGACGCTAAATGGTATTATCTTTAGTGTTTACTACACATCAAATGGTATGTAACAAAAAGTAGAAAGGATTTTCATGCCAGAGAATGAAGCACCAAAAGTTCTTCACCTTCTCAGAATTACGGCACCGCCCGATAGGGCGCAAGACTTGCAGTTTAATCTGATTTATAGACTGCCAGTTAAGCCTGTAACTCTCTCAGAAGCAGATGTGAACGACAATGTAATTTACATTGACATTCCATCTGGTTCGCCAGTTGTTCAGCACATTGTAGACAGTATCAATAAGCTGGACAGTTTCGACCTCACTGGTTTTGTGTTTGAAACGGTTGATTATGACCGCGAGACTGGTGAATTTAGAGACGTCGCAAAGGTTCCTGGAATTGACTATTCACCAAAGGTGACTGCACCTCAAGAGCCTGCGAATGAGTCAAACGAGGTTTCCGAGCCAAGCGAAACTACTACTCCTGTAGAGCCGCAAGCTGCTGTTGAGGAGCCTGTTGAGGAGCCTGTTGAGGAGCCTACCGAGCCAGAGTTTGACTATACTCCCGAGATTTCAGAGAGTTATGAGGTCACGCCAACGGTTGACGCTGCTATCGAGGACGTTGATGACGCTCACTCCATTGAGGACGATGTTGAGGTAATCGCGGACAAAATCCGCGAGAACGACGAGCGTATCGAGCGCGCTGAGGATGAGGACGAGAAGTTCGCAGACCAGCTTGCATCAAATAACGAGCTTGGACTATCATACGTTTCAACTCTCGATATTGAGAAGTCGGATATTCAACCATATCTGCTTCCAGAGTTTGCAGCAACTAAGGCTTGTGAGGTAGTTGCTGACAGTGTTGAGAATCCAATTCTTGCCACAAACAAGCGCGACCTTCTGCGCAATGTTCGTGAGGTTTCAATGCTTTCTGAGGACGACGATGAGAACTCAATCGTCGGAGAGGGCGTTTACGAGACTGATGAAGTAGCAGATATCCACCTCAAGTTCCTGCGCGAGACTTCAAAGCTCTCACGAGAGTTCGCAAATGACCGCTCCAAGGTACAGGATATGGATGCTGAGGAAGTTGATAAGCTCCTCAATGATATCCAGGACAAACTCTATCCAGAAATGAACCGCGACTTCGACAACGCAGACGCCGTTCGAGTTTCCGTAAAGGAAAGTATCGAAGACATGAACTCTGCAATCGTCAATTATCGTCTCGACTATCTTGACGAAATGAAGCGGGTCATGGAGAAGGCTGCACTTGATGCAGCTATTGAGTACGCTGAGGAGAATCGAAAGAGTGTCCTCCAAGCATGCTCTGACGAAATGCTACTCAATACCTACGAGAACGCAGCGACCTTCGGTAAGAGTACCAGCCAGGTAATCTCAATGCTGCTCAAAGCTGATTGTCTCATTGATATGAAGGATGACATTTCCGACGAGCTTCGAGCTAAGTACCACGCGCTCCTTGCAGTTGCACAGTATCGAGCACTTTCCGATAAGGCAATGGCTGAAATGGTTTGCGAGCTTACTGAGAAGCGCGCAGCTGAGATTGAGGAGTCTTACGCAACTGAAGACGGCGACGTTGACGTTGACGATGTTGATGACGTTGAAGATGTTGACACTCAAGCAGACGAGGATGAAACCGACGACGCTGACGAGGAGCCTTCCGATACAGAGGTTGCACATGATGAGCCTGCTGCTCCAATCGACGACCTCGATGTAATCACCGACGGCGATGTATCTGACGCTGAGAACCTTGATGATTTTGGCGACCTTGATTTTGATACCGAGCCAGAAGCCGACCTTGGTGGAGATGCTGACGTAACTAATCAGCTTTCCCCAGTTTCCGATGACCTCGATTTTGGTGAGGTTGAGGACGAGATTGACGAGCCAAGTGTTCCTGGCGCCCCAGTGAATCCGCTCTCTAAGAAGGAGCAGAAGAAACTCGAGCGCGAGAAGAAAAAGGCTGAGCGTGCTGAGAAGCGCAAGAATCGTAAGCCACTTCCACTCGCAGCTAAAATCGGCATTGGTGTAGCAACTGCACTTGTTGCGATTGCGGGCGCTGGTTTCTATTTTTTCAACATGTCTAATGGCGCTGGTCGTTCAGTAGAGTCAACTACTGACCCACGCGGTCAATACCAGGTTGGCGACTCTTACGTCGTAAACGTTAAGGGTTCTGACGGTAAGGCTGCTGAGAAGAATCTGACGGTCTCTAAGTTCGTTGATTCACCAGATGATTCTAAGGATGCCATCATCGCAGTCGATAAGGACGGCAAGGAGTATCGCATTTCCTACGACAAGATGAAGGATTTGAAGAAGGCTGACGCGCAAAACGCTGATACCGCTTCAAATTCACAGACTTCTACTGACGGTGGTTCACAGTCAACCAAGTAAAGGAGTTAAAGGTGAGTACCTTTAGAGAGTTCTCTGAACAGCACTCACTTACGACAGATAAATTCCCTTACGCAAAGGCGGGGTTGCGATGTTTGAAGTTCTCAATAGGCTTTGGACTCGCAACCCTTATTGTTTATCTGTGTAAGTTTTTAATTGAGTTTCCAATCAATGCTCTAAATGATGAACTTGATGGCGCGAGCGATGTCATTTCTGACGCTGGTTCAAATGTATTAGACGTGCTTCTACAGGCGCAGACTAATCTTGCCACAGCATTTAACGTATTAACAATAGTTACCGCGCTGACGATTCTTGCATATCTAGTAATTCTTGTGTTAAGGTGGCGTTCGTACGAGCGCAATGTCATTACCAGCGACTTCAAAGCTATTTCACTCAAGCACAATCTTATTGAATCGCTAGGTATTAGGCGCGAGATTTCCGCAATCAATGCTAAGAAACGTGGCTCAGATGGCAAGACAAATGAGTTAAGTTTTGATGAACAAGCACAGCTTGAAGCTCTCAAAGCCATGAAGAATATGAAGGTTACTGTCAATACCAGGCAGTCTCTTGAAACAGATGACCTTGAGAGTCGATATCGTATTGAGATTAACGTTCCGTTTGTCCAAAAGGACAACGAGAAGTTGCAAGCAATGTTGAAGGACTTTAACAACGTAGCAACTCGACTTGAGCGTGGCGAGGTAACGTTCGGCAGTCAGATTATTTCCGCTGACCAAAGCAAGATTGAGTACTTCGATAGCATCGTCATTCCAGATAAGTATGCTTACGAGGATTTGTCAAACGAGAATGGACAGGTTACATACGGCGATTGTGAATACGTATATCCACTGTCAATCTTCAAAGACAATCGAGCCATTGCTGAACAGAAAAAAGCAGACGGTGCACGTTGGGCACTCGCAGCGGTCAATGACCTTGATGACCTCATTACTACCGTCAACGTTGGTGGTAAGCGACAAGGATTTAACGTTGGCTCTCGAAACCTTCTGGTTAAATATGAATTGTCATTCCGTCTTGAAAGTGGTAAAGAGGATTCGCTTGTTAAGTATATTGACAAGAAGTTTAATACCAAGGGAACAACCGTCGTTAATGCGGGTAATCAGATGGAGATTGTCGTTGGACTACCAGACATTTTCTCCGCACCGATTGATGTTCAAACACTATTCAAAACAGCGTTTGGTTAAGCCAATACCCTCTGCAATTCGCAGGGGGTATTTTCATATCGAACAAATCCGCCAGTTGTTGCAAACATTAAAGATATAAAATTTCTTTAACAATCGAACATTTACGCAACTATGTAACATTGACTTTGAGTTGTTGGGTAGTGTAAACTATAGATATATGTAACTAATTCTCAACACGTAAGGAGTAAAATGAGAAACGAGTTTGACGACGAGCTTGAAGCTGCTCTCGCCGATGATTCTAGTAATAAACTTGACGAGGTGAAGCCAGAACAGGCTAAACCAAAATTGTTTAATAAGATTTCCATCGCAACGGTAGTTGGCGTTTCCGTCGTTACCATGTTTATTGGTACGGCAATTGGCTCGGCGCTAACCGCCCATAGGTTTGAAAGTGAACAGCCCGCTGAGATTCTGTCTGTAAAGTCTAAGAGTTCTTCGTTCGACCAACTACAGGATATGCGCGAGGATGTCATTAGTTCGCTTACTAAGCAGCTTGCTGCTAAGAACAACACTCCGAACAATGGTGATGTTCAAGCAGCTACCTACAACCAAACTGAGACTACTGAAACGGCAACTAAGGTTATCACTGCTTTAGTACAGTCTGGAATTAAACTTGATGATGTAGAAGCATCTAAGTCATCTAGTAATAATTTGCCAAAGGAAACGCAAGACGCTATTAAGACCATGTTGGCAAACGATACGACAATTTGGAACAATAATTCGTCTGGCGTACCAAGTATTACGTTCGCTGGCTCAAATCCAGCCGTCGATATTAAAGATACTGTCGCAGTCGTATCACAACCAACGTATTCACTTTTGTATGCAGGAACTACCAAGTCTACAGGCAATACCTCATGCGTATATCTGGTAACCGTGCCTATTGCAAAGGTTGACGGCACACTAAAGACCGTTGAGTTTATCGTGTCAACCGACAAGACAAACGTTGCGAGCGTAACCTATATCGGTGAGCTTTCCCTGGCGAAGCCAGATGCTTTGACCGATGCCGTAGCTCGCGCGACAAGTGCTCTTGCTGATGCAAATCAGAACAATCAAGTATCTGCAAACTAATTGACCAAAAGGTTAAGATGCGATATAATAGATTGTTTCGAGCAACTATTTCATCACGGAGGTGACGATGAAACAAGATAATATTAGGCGGTTTATTTTAACTCCGCTGATTGCATTAACACTGGTTAGTGGCGCAGTAGCTCCGATGGCTCGCGCTGCCTATGCAACGGATACAAATGATGACTGGCATTATGTTCGCAGAGAAGATTCTGGCTGCCCAAAGAAGTCAACAGATGTTGATACAACCGCCGCTTCTAAATCTGAGACAGTACACGGCGATGCGTTTACCCCTGGAACAGACCAGTATAACGCAGCCAAAGCAACGTTTGATATGTTAACGCAAACATATGGTATTTCGGGAACATGCGCGGCTGGTATTCTTGGTCATATGCACGGTGAGTCTTCATTTATTGTTGATATTAACGAGGGTGGCGGACGATTCGGTCTGCACGGAAAGACCCCTGGTTCACCAGTTCATTCTTCGTGGTCTGGCGTTGGTGGCGGTATCTTCCAAGAGACCCCGTACCAAAACTTCACCGAGTCTAAATTCTGGTCATATCCAAACTCCACTGACGGTGGCGGCTGGTATGCGGAGAACCAAACGGCTTTCCAGTTAGACAAGCGCTTTGCACACGGCAATTTTGTGGCAAGCGAGAATGCAAACGCTGATAACTATGCCGACCCGTCTGCAAGTGGTTTTCACGGCGGATATCCATTTAATACGCGCAAAGTGTCCTCAAACTTAGACTTCTTCACCGAGAAAGACCCTCGTGAAGCGTGTAAAGAGTATTTTGTAGGCGCGGGTATTGGTATTCCTGGTAAACCTGGACAGAATAACTCCATCGAAGGTCGTATGGAAGCGGCTATGAAGTTTAACGCGCTGTTTAATCAAGATAACATTCCTGCTGACGAATCAAAAATGCAAGCTGCTGGAATTCTAAACTCTGGTCAAGCAACTGGTACCATTAACACTTCAACGGTTGATACCGTGAACACAAGTAAGAAATGTCGTAGCGTTAAGTCTGGCGATTTAGATGCGGGAACATTCCTCGGCGTCGCAAAGCAGATTGCAGCTGACGAAAATAGCGGTTACTCTCAAGCCGTTGCTCGTGGTAGCGGTTGGAAAACGGGCGACGATATTGACTGCTCCAACTTCGTAATGCAAGCACTTCGTCGCTCTGGTAATCCAGAGTTTGCAAAGATTGAACAGCTTTTGGCTGGCGAGTCGAGCTTTGGCTCAGTTCTCACACCACTTGGATTTGAGCGACATGACTTCAACGCCGACGAACTTCAACCAGGAGACATTCTCTTGAGAGATGGTCACTGCGAGATTTTCCTTGGTTGGTTCGATGTGACGAAACTTGACGCAAATGGTAATCCAACCGAGGTTACAAAAGACACGCCAGGCGCAGTACCTCTGCAAATTGGCGCACATACTGACGCGACCTCTGGTGGCGGAACACCTGCTAAGGGCGACGGAGGTCAGTCTCAGAGTGGTAATTGGTATGACCCAAATTACGCTCAAGAAGTTTCAGCCTATAAACTTGGTAGTAACTGGACAAGCTATTGGCGTGCACCAAAGGGAGCGTTTGATTTCAAGAACAACCAAGAGCAATCCGCTAACGATGTTGCTAACACGGCAAACACTAAGAGTAACAACTCAATCTTCAAATCGGTTGACAACTTAGACTAGCTCATTTTGAGCTAGTCTTTTTTTGTGTAGAATTTGCGGATTATGTCCACCTATGTTAAAATTGAGAGTTGAACTAAGATATCTAAAACGATTGGAGATATATGAGTGATTTCTTTAAACGTCATACGACCGCGTGTGTGGTAGCGTTTTTCATTGTGCTCTTTGGAGCTTGCGGCTTGTATATGTGGCAAACATTAAAGCCACAGCCACCTGCCGAAATTGGTCAGATTGAAGCACCCGCGGATAATGCGGATTCTTCAACGGATTCAAATGACACAACTACTACAACCGAACCAGCCAATACAAATTGGAAACAGCTTGTGTCCGATTACAACGGTCGAGATAACCTCGTGGTAACTAAAGATGACAGGATTATTGATACCGACCCAGCGGTGGAGTCGAAGTTCGTGGAAGGAATCCAGGCACTTGCCAAGGTTACTGAAAGCGACTTCGGTGAGAACGCGCAGGCTGTTGCGAATAAGTATTTCTTCGGTTATGTGCAAACGGCTGCACAGGTTCGCCAGTACGTTGGAATCGGTGCCGACGTTGAGGTTTCGGATTTCGTAATGTATAAAACACCAGACGAGGGAACCGCACCACTGCGCTTCACTGCAAAGATTCATAGCAAGACCTCTGGTTACACTGTACTTGTGGACGGTTATTACGACACACAGTCTCAGCAATTTAAGATTTCAGACGTGGTACAGGGCGAGTAATCATGAAGCCTAAGCAAAAGAAAATTGTAATCGGTGTAATCGTACTCTTAATAGGAATGATTACTACTTATATGGCGGTGTTTGCTCCTCGCCAAACCGCGCCGACACAAGTCGGCAATATTGCCGCGAGTGAAGATAATACGCAAGACGATACCACTCAGTCAAAACCAGACGACGATTCTGACAAGCCACAGTCTACGGAAACTGACGTTCCAAAGATTGAGTCCAACGCCTATAAGGTTGCACAGATGTTATCGAATGGTGATTACGCCTATACGCTGAGCGGTTACGAAAAACTTGAGAAGCTCGCTAATGAGCACAACATCACACTCGACGATAGTTGCAAGGCGCCATTTATTTACAGCTCTCAAGCTGGTTACATTGCCGTGGCTTCTATGAACAAATCGTCAAGCTACACACAATCTGGAGACACACTTAATGTAAGTAATACGATTGTTCACGGCATTATTTCATCTAAAGAAGCTGACGGCAATGACGACACTTTAAAGTCTATTGCTATTGATTCCTTGGAGAACCTTGACAACCAGGACGCTCACACAGATGTTGTGAATTATGTGATTGAGTTGTCAAGTGATGGCGCGAGTGCTACAATCAAATGTCTGAACCCAGAAGTATTCACAAAATAGAAAGGACTGCTTAATGTGGAAGTACAGAATTAAAGATGCGGCTAAATATATTGGTAAGGCTCTACAATACGCCATTCAGTTAACAGTATGTGTATTTGTTGGCGTGGCGGTAATGTCGTTTGTCGCTCAATTTGGTATTCAGCTTGCCATGCACTCAGCACAGGCTGGACTGGTAGACGCAGCGATGGGCTTTGTCATTATCGGTGCATCGGTAGGCGGTGCCGCTCCATTAGCAGCCCTCATCGGATATAAACTGTTTGGTCTACTCTCGAAATTCGTAGACAAGATGAACAAACGTAGAGAGGAAATCGATGGCAAGTAATAAACAAAAGTTAACTACTAAGTTCCTTAACGGAATTAAAGCTCAAACCGTCGATAACGTTAACTCTGGCTCACTCGTTGATATCATAATTATCGTATTTCGAGCAATTGGTAGAGTTATCAAATCGGTAGAGATTCTTCTAAACGATTCTCTCGGTGGAGGTGAGTAATGGAAAACCAAGAAGTTGAAGACGGTATGAACCGCTATCGCTTCATGCCATCCATTCTTAAACCAGCCACCTACCGAGGAATGTATATTAAGGGTCTCGAAGGTATTGCGCCAAGCGCTTACGTACCATTCATTAGACTTGTTATGACCGCTGGTATCTTCCTAGCTGGACTGATATTTCTCTGGAACAACATTAGTCAAGACAACGGAGCTGCGTTCCAGTACAACGGCGCCGCCGCTGCTTTGCTCCTCATTGCACTTATTTTGCTACTTATCGTATTTATGATGTCTGCAAATGGCGGCTCAATGCTTGGCGCGACATTTAAGTATACGTTTGATAAGTTTGCAGAGCGTGCTCGTTCACGAAAAGATTTGACACTTAAAAACGTCGGCATTGCAAGAATTAGTCCTACTACTGGCGAGATTACATTCCGCAATGGCGATATTGGAGTTGTATACGCAGTTAAAGGTATGCTCTCAACATCAACATTGCCAGCGGCAGCTAACTATATTGATGAGTCGAGGGCACGTTATTACAAAACACGAACCGCTACGGGTCAAGAAATGCGAATCACAACCATTTCTGTTAACGAGTTAAACTCCCAGCGAGATAAGTTAGATTCTATTGCTCGTCGTGCTAAAAACGGCGGACTTGACGCTACACGCGCGGCTATTGCGGACATGCAACTAAGGTATTTGAACGCGCTTATTGACGACGGTAGGCAGTTGACCATGGAGCAGACAGTCATCGTTCGAGATACTGACCGTATGCAACTGCAAAAGTCAATCAGTGAGTTTGAGCGAAACGTGCCATCAATGTATGACCGTGTAAGAAGTGTTACGAAACGTGACGAGATTATTGAGCGTCTAGGCTCAGTTGTTATGTTTGGAGGTGCTAAGTAGCTTTGGAGTTTGTAGACAAAATTAAGGAAAATCTCAAGTCCGCTACAGGCAAGCTAAAACTGGATAATGAGAAGGGCGAACTTGTTGACGAGTCATCCTATGAGTTCTCACCAAGTTTCATCTATCACCGTGGCGAGTATTCAACAATCGTACAGCTTTACGCTGAGAGTTCTGTTTCCCGCGATATGACCTTTATTGACTTCCTGGATTTAATTCCAGCAACGCCGCGCAAGGGTGTCAAAATTTACCTTTGCGAGAAAGATGGCGTAATTAAGGACGAGGAGCGCAATACCCTCATCAAAAAGAACGCTACCCAAGGGGCTAAGGCAATTAAGGCTGAGTACAAGGAGGACGATGGAAACGGCAAGCCTAAGACGAAAATTGAGGAAGCGCTAACACCTAAAAAGACTCAAGCTGACGTCGAGCGCGATAGCCGAGACATTGATAACTACACTGCTTATGAGAGTTTGATTAACACAACTGACTCTATTGTGTATTATCAATTCTTCCTCGTAATCACATCAAACAGTCGTTCAGAAATTGACGAGCAAATTGAAGATTTGAACACACTTCTCAAGTCGAGGTATAACGGCATTAAGTGGGATAGTACCGCTGGTGACCAGAAGGAACGATTTGTTCGTATCTTTGCGCCGCTCATCAAGGAACCGTTTGTCGATACCGCAACTTGCCGTAACTACGCAGGTATTAACCTTGCAGCTTCCCCAGCTCTGTGTGACCCGTATGGCGTAGCCATTGGTGACGACTCATTCTCACTGGTAAATTCGGCAGCAATCTTTGATTTTGAAGGCTCGACACAGGCAGAATCATACATCGTTATCCCAAAGAGCGAACGTATGGGACTGTACGCTGCTCGAACTGAAAAGCCATTTTCATCATCTTCAATCGTCGCTCAAGCCGCGGCAAATGACATTTGTATGGCTGGTCATAAGGCGATTCACTTTGTATTTAATGGTTTCAACTATTTAGACCCCGCTATGCACACGATGGAACAACTGCCCGATGGACTCGTTAACTGGTTTGACGTATCGAAAGTTACTATCAACCCACTTGAGGGTTTTGGTAAACTTTCTGACGTTTCTAATCTATTTAGTTTGCATCGTGAGAAACTACTAAACATCTTTGACTTGCTTAATAACTACCAGTTCGAAAGAAGTGGTGAGTTCGGATTCAAACTTCGTGCACAGGTAGACGACGCAATTATGCGTTTCTACCTCAACAACAAGTATTGGACTGCTGATGCAGGTATTCATCCAGAGCGTACAAACTTCTTGAACCTCAAGCACCCCGAAGCATACGCAACAATGGGAAACCTCATTCAGAGCTTTACATCACTTGAGGACGAAGCACGTCGTAAAGGTTCTACTAATCAAGCAGAGATTGCTCACGCACTCCACTCAACACTCGATTCTGCATTGACCGCACACAGAGCAATCTTCGGAAGTACTACAAAGATTTCTCCAAGCAACGCACTCAACACATATTACGACTTCTCAAAAATCGTAGACGAGAACGTCAAGCAAGCTCAATTTTTGAACGTCTTGAACTATGCGCTGAGCACGGTTGACACTGACGACCTCATTGTCATTCACGGCGTTGACAACCTCCACAAGTACGTGATTAACAAGATGGCGTACGGTCTGATTAAACGAGCTGAGGATAACGGTATTAGATTTATCTTCACATTTGACGCGGTCAAATCGCCAACTACGAGCGTTGATTTTGAGGGTGCCAACCATGCTGACGTATTCGCTATGCAGAGCACGTACTACACTAACTTTGCAGCTGACCCTTCGTGGACGATGATGGGCGCTCTCATGCCAGAAGAAGTCGATGATTACGCGAGAATCCTTGGTACTGAGGGACTTTCGCAGGTAATTGTTAGTGGTTTAACACAACACGGAGCTTGCCAGGTTCTCTTGCACAGAGAGCGCGGACAAGTAAACAATTTTGTCAAACTATCGACACTCATTTAGAAAGGAGTACACCGTGAGAAAAGACAAATCACCAAGAACTAAAGTTATTTCACGTTACAACGCGATGTTCGTAGCGGGTGCGCTCCTTGCAGCTATCGGCGGCGTATGGATGGGTGTAGGTAACACGCAATATGCAAGTATGCTCATGCGTTCATCTTCGCCGATTGGTACACAGATGCAATTCAAGCGTTCAAACGCGCAAGTTAAGATTGTTAACCTCTATACTGATGAGTCCAACAGCGTGCTGATTGCTCGTTTGCACATTGAGGATAGCGACGGTTTGAAGATTCCTGCAAAGGGTACTGATTATCGTGTATTCGTTGCGTCGAGTGGTCTAAATGACCATGTTGGTCAAGAAATTCCAGTTCTCTTTGGTAGATACGCTGCAAACGGAGACTTCTATTTGGTAATTCCAAAGCCAACACAAGATGTATACAACGTGTACATTATGAACAAGAACTTCGTCGCAACCGAGCAATTGAGTAATCAGATTAAGGACGGTGGAAGCCAGTCGTCAAACTCTAAGACTGCAAACCCAAGCGACAATAATCTGAGTGACGCTGACATTCAGAACATTCTGAGAACGTCAATGAACAACTTTAACTATCGCGATACAGATGCTAAGTCGAAGTCAGTCGAAGTTCAAAGTGACTTGCTTGACGTTATTGGATTCCGTATCACCATGAATCCAGCCATCAACAGCGACGCTTATAAGGTTCAGACTTTGAAAGGTACGTTACTGTCCAATGATGGTCAGTTTAACTTCGAGGAGTTCTATAACCAGGCGTTTAAGGGTGCTCTCAAAGAGGATTTGGATTCTCAGTACGCGTCTCTGAACAACCAGAAGGAGCTACTGACAAAACGAGTTGCGGACCTCACCGAGCGTTTGAAGTCCGATAGCACCAATACAACTATCAAGGGACAACTGAACAGCATTCAGAGTGACCTTGACAGTGTTAACGCAAAACTGGTAGAATTAGCTAATACTTATTCTTCATATGATTCAACCGCTTTTGATAAATCACTCTTTAAGAATGTAAACCAGAAAGCAACCGTAATCGGCTCTAATGAAGTTGAACAGCTAAATCGTAGCGGGAAGTGATAACTATAGATAACTACATTCCAGTAATGCAAACAATTAGGAATCGTGCTGACGCATACTCTGGCGAGTGTGCGTCTCAGCATGAAAAAGAGTTTGCTGAAAAATGCTTTGAGCGAGAGCGACAAAGTTTGTCTGCACTCGCTCTTAGTAGCGATGGGCTAAGGGAAAGCGCTCGACTTTGCCACGAATGGCTTAAAGAATTTGATGCTTACAACGAATCAATTGGTAATTCGCTTCAAAGTCTAGCCGAACAACCACAGGACGTTGTTGGTCGTGATGACGAGCTTAGGCTTCTTGAGCAAGTACTTGCGCGTCCAGTTACCCCAATTGCACTACTTATTGGCGAAGCGGGTGTTGGTAAGACGGCAATTGTTGAGGAGTTCGTAAAGCGTACAAACGAGGGACGCCTTCATATTGATAACACTAAGTATCTCGTAGTTTCTCTAGCACTCGGAGCGCTGTCTACATTAGATAGAAATAAACTTCAAGCTGCTATTTCGAATGTTCTTGCAGACTTAAAGAGATTTGAGACTAAGGCTCAAGAAGCGCTCGACGATGACCAAGTTAAGGTACTTCTTTTCATCGACGAGGTTCACATGCTCGTAACTATCTTTGGAGACGGCACCAAGATTGGTGGCGACCTCGCTAAAGATAAATTAGCGCGCGCGCCTATTCGCGTCATCGCAGCTACAACAAGCCGAGAGTACGATTCAACAATCGCAGTTGATGAGCCATTCGCTGAACGCTTTAAGCGCATTGAGATTCAAGAGCTTGATAGGGACGTCGTTCACGACATTGCTCGAAATTGGTGGAGTAAAGTTGCCATCGGTTGTGATGCTATTAGCGACGATGTAATTGAGTACATTATTGACAACAATAAGACGTACCGACCATCCGAAGCAGAGCCGCGTAAAACGCTTGATACGCTCGAAGATATGGTTGCTACAGTCACGCTTCATCATCGAGCGCCAACAAAAGGCGACGTTGACCGAATCTTCAAAGAGCGCTTCTCCATTGAGCTTAAATTCAATATTGATGCTGATAAAGTGTTCAACAACATCCGTTCACAGGTTCTCGGACAACCAGTGGCACTTTATACGTGGAACTTGCTGTTGCACGCCACGGCGTTTAGAAAACGCCAGAATAGCAACAGACCAATTTTTACGTGCTTATTAACTGGTTCAACTGGTACTGGTAAGTCTCAATCGGTCAAAGCGTTAGCGGAAACACTCTATCCAGGTCAACGCGTCCTGGAGACGATTAACGTTCCAGAGTATGCTAACGACGCAGATTCACACCTGTTCCGCGAGCGTCTAGGCGAGATAGTTCGACATAAGCCAAACGCCGTTATTCAGCTTGACGAGTTCGAGAAAGGTTCAAAAACCTTTAAACAGGACTGTCTGTATATTCTTGACGAGGGTATGGTTAACTACACAGTGCTCAACCGCGAAGGGCGAGTTGAGAATATGGAAGTTTCACTGCGTAATACCATCATTATTGCCACCACAAACGCGGGCGCAAGCGTATTCAAAGATGATACAAAGCACTCAACGTCGGAAAATGATATGCACTTTGATAAGGATGGGCAGATTGTTATTACGGCGGGTCAACAGGCGGAAACAGACAGACTGCTTAGTTCACTAAGAGAGAATCTTATTATGGGTAATGGCTTCGCGCCAGAACTTCTTGGACGTTTCGACCAAATTATTCCATATCGAGGACTGTCTGAGCAGACCACCATCGACCTAATTGAGATTAAACTCATGAAGTTGCTCAAAGAAATCAAAGAGGACAATGGAATTGACGTTATCCCAGGCGATGTGGTACAATGGTCTAATTCACAATATGATTGCCGCGCACGAGATATTGTCGTTTACATCGCATATATGTGTGTAGACGTGAAAGATTCTAACGCTGGCGGTGCACGTAGAATTGAAGCTGAATTACAATCAAATGTATTTTACAAAATTGTACAAGCTGCGTGTAAGTATCCAGATGTAAAGAAGTTCAAACTCAGTGTAGAAGGCGTCAATAAAGACCTAACGAGAGAGGATGGTACAGACGTGTATACATTGGACAACGAGATTAAGAATGAGGTGAAAGTAGTTCCATATGAGTCATAAAAAAGGATTTGCTAAAGTTCTAACTATGCTTATGCTTGTGCTGACTATGTTCATGGCTCCATTTGCACAAGTTGCACATGCAACGCCACTTTATGGCTGGAGTAATGGCGGAAGTCCATCTTCTGCAAATGCACTAGCAGCATATATCTTTGGCACAGGCACCGCTGGTCGTGCAAGTGGTGGCGATATTACAATGGGCGCTTTGTCAAAGCTCAACAATATTGCAGCAAATGACGGTAAGTTGGATTATGCATATGGCGTAAATAACAACATGAATCCATTTGCAGACGCGTCTGACCAAAATGCTATTGCGGCGGCAAATAACATTAAAACTCTTTATGAGCACGGATATATTCAGTCGTTCGATAATAACGAGGACGTTGGTGCTAAACAGGGTACACTTGCACTCGCCCCAGCAGCACTGGGCGCATCCGTATTCGCAATGGCATTCGGTCTGGTTCAGTCTGTTCAGCAATCAATCGTCAACATCAACCCAGTTAATGTTTTCGGTCTGACCGATGATTCAACATCGGGCGTTGCTGGTGGAATGACTCCTCAGTATGGTGCAGACGACGGAATTTTCGGCGGAACTGTTAAAAAGCTATTTGCTGATGCTGGCGTAGATGCAAACCTTATTCGTGCATTTGCGGGGCTTGCACTCACCATTATGATTGCATTGTTCGTAATGGCACTCATTTCTGGTCTACGCAATGTTTCACAAGGTAAGAGCGCGTTCTCAAAGGCTGGACAACTTGGTCTTCGAGTGCTCACCATTCTGTTTGCAACCCCATTTGCAGTAGTTCTTATTAGTGGACTTTCAACGCTGAGTGGAAATACCTTCCAAGCAGCATATCAGTCGCTCGGCACTATCAACGATGACTTGATTGTTGACTCACTGCAATACGCAGGTCTTACAAACTATGATGTAAGTCTACTTCCAAATGGTGGCGCTGGCGGCTCAAAAGATGTAGCGGCTCTTAATGAAGCTCTTTCAAAGAAAGCTGGCGGCTCGAATCCAAACGATATTGGAATTGAAAAGCTCGTTGGCTATGTCGCTGGTAATCAGACCTTTACCGTAAAAGATTACCTCGCATATTTAGGCGATACATCAAACACTGCGGTTGGTAGAAACCAAGGATTCACATCTGGAATGTCTAATCAAATTCTTGGTTATGGTGCACATTACAACTCAACCCTTGCAGGACGCACCATGGACATGGTGTATGACATCTCGCAAAACGGTGCCGACTCAAATGACGAAGGCAACAAGGATGTCAAACAGCGCCTTAATGCTGACGTAAGCAAGGCAAAGGTTTCTGACGATGAAAACGGCGATGGTGCAAAGACGCTTCCATTCCCAACAACTAGTGACGCGGCTCAGCCAACATGGTTTGTCTCACTTCCATCAGATAAGCTCGGTAGTATTACAAGCGTCTCTCTCGATAACCCACGTACCTACCTGTATGCAGCAAACGCTGCAAAGGATGGCTCAAACGAGGAGCTGAACGCAAACTCTTACGTTTGGGGAGGTAAATCTGAGCAAGGCTCTATGGCAGTTCACCCCTGGGATGGTTCAAAGCTCACTAAACTTGATTCTGACAAGGACGAGCCATTTGTAGCTAATATGGTCGCTCGTGCATACATCAATGCAAACGCTGGCGACAATGGCAACAACTTCACCAACCAGTCAATGGTCTTCTTGCTCCAGTCCAAGGCTAACTTCAACGATAAGAAAGAACTTGTTTCTCTGACCTATAAGGCTGCTAATAATGGCGGCACGCCTGGTTCTGAGTCTGCAAGCACTGGTACCAATACCTCAAAGTTTGCACGTTACGTTATTCCACGCGCAGACCCAGCAGACTCTAGCTATCTTGTTGGTGCATATGCTAAACTCAACGTTACTTGGGTATCGGCTGGTTGGGCAGCACTTCTCGGTCTGCTCTCTCTGGTTACAGGCGTTCTGATTAGCTCCATCGTTAAGGTATTTAAGGGCTACATTCGTGCTCAGTTCACAGGTGATTTCTTCGGACTGCTTGATATGGCAATTTACCTTGTTGGCGCAACTGGTTCATTCATGATGTTTGCAATCTCGGTCATCCTTGGTTCAATCATTGTAAGTTTCTTCACGAGCTTTATCGCGATACTTACAACGGGACTCACGGGTGCCGCTTCGGGTGTTCAATCATCAGTTGCTAACATTCCATTCCTTAGTTGGGCAGCAAATGGTGTTTCAACCATTATGACGACCATTCTCATGGCGTTCCTGTCACTCATTTCAGTCGCAATTCTGACCTACCCAGTTATGAAGATTAGCGTCGGTGGTGGCGAGTCTAGAACTTGTAACATTGTTGACCTTATGATTACCATTCCACTTTCGGTGGCAGCTATGATTTCGGACTGGCTGAACGCTAAGAAGGCTCTATTCTATGGCAGCGACAGTGGCATGCCTAAGATGGGCGAATCTGCTATTGGCGGCGGACTCAAGAAAGACTCAATGCTTGGTAAGGTCGTTGGCGGTGCAACAACTGGCGCAGTCGCAGGACTTACTGGCGCAGCGGTTCTTGGACGAGGACTTGCTCATGCTGGAGCTTCCAGCATAAAGGACGGCGTAACGGCAGCGCGCGACGCTCATAAGAGCGGTTCTTCGCTTGGTGAAGCATTTAGCATTGGTCGAAGCACCGCGGCTAGTGTCGGCGCATCTCTTGCAGCAAGCTCGCTTGGTCATGCGGTTGACACGGCTAAGAACTTCAAGCCTACTGGCGGCAACATTGCGGGCAGCGCGTTTAAGCACCTCAAAGACACTTCCGCCGAAATGAAAGGCAATGACCGAGTTAACGCACTCAAGAAAGCCTACAACAACTTCGAGTTTACAGGCGGAGACGGAATTAACAATTCCGAAAACGCCGCTGAGGTTGCACTTGAGGACGGCATGAACGGTCTTGGCGCTAATGGCGCACTCAATGCTCCAACAGTTCCTCTTGATGCAGTTGTTGACGGTGGTGCAGTATCTCAATCTAGTGCGGAGAGTCTCGAAGGTACCCATGTTGACGCAAAACCAGATATGGTTAAGCAAGATGTGAAGGGTGGCAATGCTGTTGCAACTGAGAACGGTGTTTCTGAGAGCATTAAGAAACGCATGCAGAAGCAAAAAGCTGCACAAGCAAAAGCTCCAAAGAAACGCGTTCCGACAGCACTTAAAGCCAAACCCATGCACAAGGCAACCGAGCGCGAGTTCAGAAAATTCCATAAAGAAAATCTAAAGAGAATTGATGACCGCTTAGCCAATGGTACGATTGACGCAGCCCAACGAGACGAACATATCAAGATTGAGAACGCGATGTATCGCGATGGGTTAAAAGACTACGCTGATGGTATGGAGCGTAAGATAGCGCGCCTTGAACAGCGAGCCAACAAGCTCAACGCTAAACGTAAGCCAACTAACTAAATAAATAAGTATCTTGCCCGTCGTAACGGGCGGGCAAGAATTACCTTGTTGCAACCTCGCGCGCGAGTTGATATAAACGTAAACGTTTACAAAATTATTTGAAAGGAGGACATATGAATTTTTCTGGCGTTATTTCTTGGCTGACCAGCACCCAGAGCGGCATCGAAGCGCTCGTTGCCATTGTCATTGGCATTGCAGCACTCGGTTTCTCTGTACCACTGGTATTTAAAATCTTTGGCGATTTCAAAGATGGCAATTACACCCAGGCATTTATTAAGATTGCTGCAATCGTTGGTATCTGGATTGTATACATTATTTACTCTGCTGGTAAATTCAGTCAGTTTGCAAACGTCCTTGGTGGTTCTTCGCTGCTCGGCGTTTAACAAAGATTGCAAAACAACTTAATATGACCTATAATAGTGTCTACTCGAAAATTGAGTAGGCACTATTCATATGTAGAAGGAGGGAAATGAACAAACAACTCAAGCGTAGAATAGCTATTTTCTTTTCAATAGTCACGATGATTATTGGAGTTGTACTCATTGGCTACTCGGCATTTCAGTACATTACGCCCATGTTGCAGGGTCAAGCTATTGAAGATTTGTATGCTGACGTTGAGCCAGACAATACAGCTCAATTTGATGAAGCTGGTAACTTGATTGAAGCAAATGATGCGCCTGTAAATCCAGACCAGCTCGCTCAAAAAGCACCAGATGCTAAGGCATGGGTTAAAATCGACGGAACGCGCGTAAACAATCCAGTAGGAATTGCGCCATCAAATGACGAGGAATATTATTTATATCGCGATATTTGGGGAAACTATTCCCAATCTGGAACGGTATTCCTCGACAATCAAAGTAGCCTAACTAATCCAACTAAGATTATCTATGGTCACAAAATGAACGCGGGTACTATGTTCCACGACCTCGGAGAAAAGTTTACCCAGGCTAACTTTAATGAGCTTGGTACGCTAACTTGGTGGGATAAAGTGAACTGGACAAGCACCTATACGCCTGTTGCCGCGATGAAGGTTGACGCTAATTATACCGACGTTCGCAATACACCAACGATGAGTCCAGAAAGACTTGCTAAGTGGGAAAAAGATTTCTACGATAACGCGACCGCAAAGAATGACTCCGCGGATATTACATCACGTCTCGACGGTCATCACAAAGTAATATTTGCTGTTACGTGTAGTGGCTACGCGGCATATGGTCATGACGCACGCACGATTGTAATGTTCGTATCTAATGAAACGGTGTAAAATGAATCGTAAATTTTCTTGCAATGTAACTTGGAAATTCCCCGATGTAGTTGTGAGTCCAAGAAGCGAGTTTGTTCAAAATAGTACATATCCGTACAATAGTGAACATTTGAACAGGTTGGTTTGCTCGCCAGAGCGCGACCTCTTATACGACTTAGTACATGACAACGCAAATGATTTCGATTGTATTAAGGGGTCGGTATACGCCTTCGGACATCCAGTGATTGAATTTCTTGAACTACTTGACGAAAATCTGGACGCTGCCGTAGAGGGCGTGAAGGAATCTTACAGAGATAGTCACGATATTCAGAGTGTGCAAATCTGCGACTTTGATGGAACTCTCACTATGACTAAATCAGACCCGCTTTGCATGCACTACAAGCCAGAACTCAATGTTAGTTTTGATGTAATTGTCGAGGGTAATGAGTCTTATGAGAAATTGTACCCAATCGGTTACTCAGTAATTGGAGTAGTTACTGCGCTCGTGCGTCAAAAGACGTTCATGCAACCAAATGGCGTGAAGATTCATGTGGGCGAGTAAAATCTAATAAGACGCTGACGCGGGTTAACGAATGTTAGCTCGCGTCTTTAGCATAACAATTTACTTAAAAATTATCTTATACCTGGGGTTGCATAATATGTAGACTTCGTGATATAATAACTTTATGCTTATGCAGCCACGTAGAAAGGAAATGTATGGCTGATTTTTTCAAGAATGAAACTAAAAGGCGAATTACCGCTGGCATTGTAACGGGAGTGATGGCTTTTTCCACCGTCATTTCTACAGTAGCACCAGCTCTCGCCGAAACCGCTGATACTGGAACTCCGACAACCGCCGAAGCACCAGCTAATCCAGCACCAGCTGAGACTCCTCAGCCAGCTCCTGCTGAGACCCCAGCTACACCAACCGCGTCTACAGAGGAGTCCACCCCAGGAACAATTACTCCAACTGAGGAAAACTCTACAGTAACGGCTGGAACACCCGCGGCGGCAACTCCACCTGCTGCACCAGCAGCTACCACCGAGAAGTGGAATTACGTATTTGACACTAACGGCGGTACATTTGCAGACGGTTCGACCACTAAGACTGTTACACTTGACTCGGATAGTGCGTCTGTAAATTCTCCAGCCACACCATCTAAGCCAAACATGACATTTGCTGGCTGGTCGGACATTCAAAACTCCGACGTTAAGGGAACTAAGGGTGTCTACACCGTTGACGCAAGTAACGCATACGAAACAAGCACTACTGACGCAAATGGTAATGTAACCCACACTCGCACCCTTTATGCCGTATATAAGCTCAACATTAACATCACTGGCGCGACTGAACAGCCAGTCTATCGTTTCGACGCTAACGGCGGTCACGCAGCTAACGGTACCGACACAATCGTTGAAGTACCAGCAACCGCTGGTATGACCGATGATAACGTCCCAGCACCAACTGTTGTTCGTGATGGATACGACTTTATCGGTTGGGGTAAGAGTTCAAACTCTACTGCAATGTCTAACCTTGGTGTAACTAATGTTAACTTTGTACCAGCTATTGCTGACGAAATGCCAATGACACTTGATAACGACCATAACGGTCATGTGTATCACACCGTTTACGCTATTTGGAAGCAAGCTGCAACCCCAGCAGGTACCACTCCTACTACCAATCCAACAACCACGCCAACCGCTGCACCAACGTCCACAAACATTACCTTTACACAGGGTAACATTCCAAATGTTCGTGATGGCGTGCCAACCGACAAGATGGCGGTTCAGTTTGTAAGTGACGTTTCGCTCAATGGTACTAAGTTTGTTGGTGGCGAGGGTACGAAGGTCACCGCCCCATCTGGTCTAACCGACCCAGACGGTCATACCGTCGTTAAGTGGGTAACTGATAACGGTAGCGACTCAATGGCACCAGGCGAGACTCGTGAAATTGACACACTTACTGGCGAGACTTTCCACGCAGTCTGGCAGGACAAAGACGGTAACAATGACGTTCAGTATCGACTTGTTATTAACGCCAACGGCGGTCATTTCGAGGGCGGTCTCGACACAATGCTTGAACGTCATAACTTCCTTCCAGCCGATATGCCTAACGTAAAGGCTGCAACTAAGATGACTCGTGACGGCTTTACTCTTGTTGGCTTCTCTCACGATAAGAACTCCACCATTGCATCTGCACGTACCCTAACCGAAGCAATGGGTATCCGTGACGCAGAGCACATTCCAGGTCACACTACTGACGGCGCACTTCCAACCAAGACTGACGAGGTTTATACCCTCTATGCTATCTGGAAAGATAACTCCCAGGCACGCACCGACGAGTATCGCTATGTCTTCATGGGCAATGGTGGACACGTTGCAGATGATGCAAACGTGATTCACTCAACCGTTGTTCGTGGCAACGACAATGACGTAAGTGCAATCTCCGCGCCAGCTATGGTTCGTGACGGTTACACCTTTGTTGGTTGGGGAGCTTCCAACGCTTCAACCGAAGCAGAGTCTCTCGGTGTAAACTCCGCAAACTTCTCTGGTATTACTGCTGACGAGTCAGTTGACGGTACAACTGACGTTCATGTTCGTCGTGTATATGCTATCTGGAAGCAGAACACCCCTGCTACACAGCACAAGAACACTTACATCTTTGATGCTAACGGCGGTACCATTACTGGCTCCACCGACACAACCTCAACCACTGCCAATGCTAACCCAGCAGAAGCCGCTAACGTTGCAGCTCCAAAGGCTGAGAAGGCTGGCTACACCTTCGTTGGTTGGGCAAAAGACCCAGGTGCGTCTACTACCTTTGTTCTCGGTAACGACCACGTAGACTTCTCTAGCGTTGGATTCACCGTTGAGAACGATACTGACGGTTCCGTTGTTCACGTCTACAAGGTATATGCAGTCTACAAGGTTGCAACCCCAGATACCCCAGTTACACCACCTACTCCTGGCACTGGTGAGCACGTACCAACTGACGGCGTTCCACCAACTCTTGAGCCAGTTGCAGGTAAGAACACCATTATGTTCTACTCTGGCAAGCTGAATAAGGGCGAGACAAGCGTTACCAACACAGGCGAGCACGCTGACGTTGTAGCACCTAATCGCGAGTACTCTCTCGCTGACGGCACAATGGTTAAGCGTTGGATTTCAACCGATGGTACGGTCATTCTGCTACCAGGTGGTCATTATGACGCTGACTCCATCAAGGATAAGGTATTTGTTGCTGACTATGTAACAGCCACTCCACCAGACTACGACCCAACACAGAACTATCCTCAGAATGTTTCTCACATTCAGCTTCACTTCCACGCTAATGGTGGTAAGGGCGAGCATGGTGAAACTGTGTACGCAATTTCTGGCGACCCATCTGCCACTGACCTTCCAGTTCGTCCAACCTTCACTCGCGAGGGCTATACCTTCAAGGGCTGGTCACGAAATGGTCTTGACACCGAGGTAAACGTAATTGTTAATAACAACATGGTTAACCTCAAGAGCATCGGTAAGCGTAGCGAAATGACAGACCCACAAGACCCACATAAGGTCATTGTCGTCTATAACGTCTATGCTGTATGGCAGAAGAATGAGGTAACACCAGATAATCCTGTCACCCCACCAACACCAGATAATCCCGTTAACCCAGTTAACCCAGATACTCCTGGTGGACACAACGGTAACATCACTCCTGGTGAGCCTGGCGGCGGAACTGGTACGGTAACACCAGACAATCCAGTAACTCCTGGTACCGATGGTGATAACTACTTGGGCATTCCTATTCATCATACTCAAGGTGAGCCACAGTACATCAATACTGGTAACGGCAGAACCACTACTCAGTCCGATAACGCTCCACAGGGACATTGGGTACGCAAGCGAGTTCACAGGAACGCGCTTCCTAACACAGGCGATGCAGCTTCTGCAACGGGCATTATTGCTGGTATCGGAGCGATTCTTGCTTCACTTGGACTTTCTCGTAAGCGTAAGAATCAGTAAGCCCGTTTAATGTACTAACCTCTAAGGCTCTCACCCACGCGCGGTGGGAGCCTTTTATCTTATAGAAACGAGACACAAATGGACAACAAGATACTGATTGTTGTTGACGTACAAAACGGATTTATCAAAACGCAAGAACATGTCGAGAAAGCAAATCAAATCGTGGCTCTTGCTAAGAGCGGTAAATTTGATAAAATTGTTGCAACAAAATTCCTCAACTACACAGGAAGTATGTATGAAAAGTACTTTAACTGGTCTGAACTAAAAACGCCAGACGAAACTGACCTATATGAGCCACTCAAAGAAGTAGTTGACACGACGTTTAAGAAAACAACGTACGGTTGCGTTAATGACGATTTCATTGAACTGCTTACGCAATTAAACGACTATGAAGAAATTGGTGAAGCGTATATTTGCGGATTAGACACAGATGCTTGTGTACTTGCAACAGCGGTCGGACTATTTGACCGTACTATTACTCCAATCGTGTTAGAGGACTACTGCTTCTCAACAGGCGGAGAACAATACCACGAAGCTGGCTTAAAATGCCTTGAGCGAACAATCGGCAAAAATCAAATAAGAAAGGATGGTTAAATGAACAAACATAAAGCACATATGGCAGTAACCGCTGGTCTTGCGCTTGGCATGATTGCAACTATCGCAACCGCTACGCCAGCTATTGCCGAGACAACTGATACGGCAACGCCGACAACTATCTCGGCTGCCAACACTGGCGATATTCTAACGCCAGACGCTAACGGCGACGTTACCTACACAAACGACAATGGTGCGACAACCAAAGTTAGCATTGTTATTTCGGGTAACGGTTCTAAAGATGAGAACACTGGTGAGTTCACTGCGCCTGTTCTCACCTATGATAAGAGTAACGACGACGTTACCTTCAAAGCCAACTTTAACCCAAACACGGGCGGCATGGCTATGACAGGCTATACCAAGATTGATAACGCCGCTGGTAACTATGAGACTAACTCGTGGGAAGATGACTACTCAGATTCGCTGCCTTATACTATTGATGAGAACGGCGTGACGCACATCAACGTTCACGATACGTTCAATATTAGTACCCAAGACATAGATGGCAACGAGGAAAAATACGGCGGCGTCGCAGCTACCTGGATGAAATCATGGGCAGCATACGATAACTTTAAGCTGCAAGTAAACAAAGGTAATGGCGAGTACGCATCAAATGACCCAGCAGTCGTATTCGCGCCAACTGCCGAGGAAATGGGTAACGGTTTCACCATCCCAAAGGCATCACTGCCAACTAAAGAAGGCTACCACATCAAGGCTTTCCGCACCGACAAATATAACCAAGACATACCAGTCAATTTCACAACTGACGGCAATGCCGTTCTCTCACTTGCTGAGCTAACACATACTCGCATTATGGCTGACGGGGCAACTCGCTATTCTCGCGCTGATACATGGTTCAATGCAATCACACCAGTTTTTGAAGCTGACGCTCCAACTCCAACACCCGATGCCGATGTAATAACTCGCTACATCATTGATGGCAACGGCGGTACAACTACCGATGGCGCAACAACTCTTGATGTTACAACTGAGCAGAACGACAATGACGGCGTATTCCCACCAGACGTTGAGGAAGCCTTTAAGCACGAAGGTTATCGCATCGTAGGTATTAGTGTTCACGCAGAAGACGATAAAGCTGACACACCTGCTCCAGAAATGCCATATCCAGTAGCCGACGGCACTAAGACGACTACTACAACTGAAGATGGTAAGAAACTTGTCACTATTACCAAGTATATCCAATGGGCGAAAAATGATGACATCACCTTTGTTAACGGTGCATCAAAGCAGTTCACCAATGTCCCAACAGACGCAGGCGAGATTAAGGCTCCGACTAACTTTGTAGACAAGAATGGCAATCCAGTCATCGGCTTTACCAATATGTTCACAGGAGAAAGCGTTAAGCCAGGTCAAAGAATTCCAAACACCCAAAAGGGCGGTGTGTTCTATGCTGTCTTTAACGGCAGCGACCTGCCTAACATTATCCCCGAACCAGAGCCTACGCCAGAGCCTACGCCAGAGCCTACGCCAGAGCCTACGCCAGAGCCTAATCGACCTGTAACTCCAACTGAGGACTCAAGCCACGAGACTCCAGCTCAAACTCAAACTCGAGAAGTAACTAAGAACGATTCAATCACTCAGAATGAGACTAATGTTACTACTAAGAAATCTGTACTTCCTAACACAGGAGATACTGCCACAGTATCGAGTGTTCTTGGAACAATCGGAACAATCCTTGTAGCGTTGGGTATTCGCAAGAAACAAAAGTAATATCGAGCTAATAAAGTCCCCAGTTGTTTAACTGGGGATTTTCTGCTATAATGATATGAAGATTCTGTGAACCATAACAATTACAAAGCATAATTTGTTACTATGGATTCACGAATCAAAGCCCCGAGAAAGGACTTAACAATGCTAGAAAAAGTAAAGCTGTTTTTGCTAACTCTCGTAGCAATGGTTGGACTAGCTGTTCCAGCACTTGCTGCAACATCACCCGTGGCAACAACCATTACGGAGTTTAGCCTAACCAACCTAAACAAAGAAGCCATCACACGAGTTAATACTAACTCAGATTTCTACATTAAAGTTGGTTGGAAAGTAACACAAGAGGACGCTGACGTACATAGCGGCGACTATCTTGAACTAGAACTGCCGACACAGCTAAAATTCCCTTCAACAAAGGGAACGTCATTCCCAATTTATGCACCAGATGGCGCTGAGATGGGAACTGCAAACGTAACGGCAGGAAACCCAGGTCGTGTTCGCATTACCTTCAATGACTGGGTAGAAAACAAGTCCGATATTCGCGGCACCCTTTGGCTTGCTGCCCACATGAAGGCTGGTACCCCACAAGGCGACCAGACACTAAGCGTCATTGATATTAACACTCACTTCTCTAGCGACCTCCATATCAGTGCGTTCACTGATGGCGAGCTTACTGACGAGAACATTGCTAAGTGGGGAGTTAAAACCGACCACAATACCGTCCTTTGGAAGGTGCGTCTCAACAACGCTGGTACCACCCTCCACAATGTCAATCTTACTGACACTATTGAGAACTCCTCAACCTATGTTCCTGGCTCATTCCGCATTTACCGTGTCATGATGGATAGCAAGGGCAACGTACTTCCAACCCCAGGTTGGGTGAAGATTACTGACGCAACCACTAAGCCAGTAATCGCTGAGGATGGTCACTCCTTCGCATGGGACTTGTCTGCACTTCCATTTGACGAGAACAACATGTACTGGATTGAGTATGAGACTACTTTCTCAGACCACATTGATAACTCAATCACACTTACTTCAACCGAGCGTACCCGCTCTAGCGCATGGTCTTATGTAGCTGCTAACTCTGGCGGTCGCGGCAATGGTACTGAGAACCCATCTGACCCAGCAACCCCAGAGACTCCTGGTAATACTGACAATGGCAACACTGAGAACCCTGGCAATGATGGTGACAACCACAATCCTAACCTAGATAACCCAGTGACACCAGTCAATCCAGACGAGCCTGTGAACCCACAGCCACAGCCTACACCAGAGCCAGAACCTCAACCAACCCCAGAGCCAACTCCGACTCCAAACCCAGAGCCAGAGAATCCACCTACACCAAACAATCCAGATACTCCAGTTGTGCCAGACAATCCTCAGCCAGAGAATCCAGTCAACCCACAACCAGAGAATCCAACAACTCCTGTGACTCCCGAGAACCCAAATACTCCTCAGCCACAGCAAAACCAGCCAGAGACTCCTGTGACACCAAATACTCCAGAGACTCCTTCCAAGCCATCCGAGAAACCACAGAAGCCATCTGAGGATTCACCTAAGCAGTCAGAGCAGAAGAAATCTACTCACACCAAGAAAGTAGCAGTTCTGCCTAACACAGGCGACAACGCAACATCTATTGCAATGCTTGGTGGAATGATTCTCTCTGGACTTACCATTATTGCAACTGCGCGTAAAATGCGTCGATAAAACACAATCAAAAAAAACTTTGTGTGAATATTGTGTAGCATGAGAAATCGTGCTACACTTTATTTGTACAAAGAAGAAAGGAACTAACATGGCTCAATATAAGTCATACATACATGTACTACGTATCGATAAAGACGAAGTTCAAGGCATCCTTTGCGGAGATGTAGTTGTCATGCCAAAGCTGGACGGCACAAACGCATGCCTATTCATGAAAGATGGCACTGTCCATGCTGGCTCACGCACGCGTGAAATTAACATCAACAAGGACAATGCTAATTTCTGCAAAACCCTCACACTTAATGGCGAGAAAGAATTTCCTCAGATTATTAAGTATCTTGAATCGCACCCCGACCATATCGTATATGGAGAATGGCTCGGAGCCGATGGTGAGCGATTCCCTGGTCATATCAAAGATTATCTTAATCATGGATTCTTCATCTTTGATGTATTTGACACAACAACGAATGAGTATATTCCGTATGATACCTACAAGAGCGAATTTGGGGATTATGACAAAATTATTCCTGTAATTGGAACATTTCATAATCCATCTCGTGAGGAAGTTCAATCGCTCCTTGACAAAACTGATTACAACCTCACACCAAATTCAAAAGGTGAAGGCATCGTTATCAAGAATTACAAATTCAGAGACGAGTATGGTCATATTCAAATTGCGAAAATTGTACGCGATGAATATCTCAAGCAAAAATCCATGCCAAAGAAACCCATTCTCGCTGGACAAAATGAAGAAAATTTTGTAGATAAATTCTGCACAGATGCGTTCATGAGCAAATGTCAAGCAAAGGTTATGAACACACTCGACATGGATGAATGGGTAAATGACAAAAAGTCAATCGGTATGTTTCTCAACCTTTGTCTGAATGACCTCATGGAAGAAGAATTTTGGGGTCACTTCAAAAAGAAAAAGGGCACAGTTGACCTAAATCTTATCCAGCAGATTGTGTTTACCCGTTGTCGCAAATACTTGAATATCCAATAAGAAGAAAGAAAACAACTAATGTCTAAACGATACCCACCAATTTTCAACGTGATTATATTTGCGGTTGCAATCATTTTCATGCTGCTAAATCCAATTAGCAATGTAGTTCCGTGGCTGCCAGAAGCAATTAAGACTGCCGTAACCGTAGCTATTTATGCACTTTACGACTTCTTTAATGCGGCAGGTAAATTCATTGTTGGCGCCTACAACAAGTATGCAATTTTCACGCTTCACGTTGTCATCATTGCTCTCTATGGAAAGCATTTGTTTAGCAAAGATGTTAAAACTAGGTATCATGCTGCCCTCAAAACAATCGGCGAGTATAAACCAAAAGAAACTCATTTTGGTGATGAAAGTTATACCAAGATAATCAAGGCGGCAAAGGAACACGATGGTATTGTAGCTACACTCTACTCCCTATCCGCATTAGTATTGTCAATCCTTATCACAAACATCCTTGTCCCGAACTTTTATCAATTTGCCATAACACAGTGCTGGGGCGTTGATTCATCAGACACAGCGATGATTGGTGCACTATGCTTCGGCTCGACGCTTATAGCAGCATTCGCCATCGGCTTTATCATCGCATTTGCTTTGATTTTTAGCATATTCAAATTAGTAGATGTACCAAGACCTTGTTTGGATGACTAACAACTAGGAGGTAAATAATGTCTAAGCGTTATCCACCCATTTATAACGTAATTGCCCTAATTGCGCTCGTCATAGTAATTGCAACAAACACAAATGGTGCTGCAGTATACGTATCAATCATTATAGCCAGAACGCTTGACACTTTGACAAACAACATAACAAACTACCTTGGTTTCGTGCTCACAAGCGGGTTCGCTATTGTAGCATCATTTACCGACATGTACGCAGTTTTCTGCGTACATGTAATTATCGTAGCCATCTATTGCAAAATGTTATTCAGTAAACAAGCAAAAGAAGTACACAATACCATCAAACAAGCACTCAACGATTATGAAAACGGACGCTGCTCACAATCAGAAGCCAATTTAACACTGTATTTCTGGACAATGTGGTTTTACATGGCAACCGCATGCGTGATTGGACTTACCGTTACAAACATCATCATTCCTAACTTCTGGCATATCTCAATGACGCAACTCCTAGAAATTGCATCAAATAATCTATTAACCGACGGTTACGGCGATACGTTAAACGCACCAAGCACAATTACAATGTGGATTGTATGGACATTATCCGCAGGAGCAGTAGCTGCCATGATACATGTTTGGGTAAAATTACGCAACATAGAAAAACAGAAAACAAAGAAGGTAAAATCATGCCAACAGTAAAAACAGTAGAAGTCAATTTCACATTTGTATATGTAGATAAGCGACGTAAGTATACCTCCAAGGATTTCGGACTCAAGTCTATCCCATATGGTGAGGGTGATGAAACCGAAGCAGACGGACTTCCAGCATATCAAGAGGAACTCGCACACATCAAAGACGTTCTATGCAGAACTGCTGAAAAATTCAGCCTTGACAAAGATTGCACCCGCATTACCAAGATGTCTCTAAGTGATGAGTGGATTAGTCTCTATAATCATGACGAGAAAGACGGAAAGCTCGACGTTGAAGTAGAGGTCGCTGTTAATGCAACATTTGAACTTCAATTTAAAAAGCCATCAAAGAATGAATACAAAGAAGCAAACGCTATTGACGACCGCTTACTTTGTGTACTAAATGAGTTTTCAGTATTAGCTCGTGGGCATGCAATGTGTAATTCTTGGAGTTATGAATAGAAAGGAAACTACCATCATGATTCAAAACACAATGCAGCCAATCATACTCTTGATAGCATATCTTTCAGCAGCTACGCTTCTCATACTTGCACGCGCAATGCAATAAGTATATTCTGATGACGATGGCGCATCAGTGTTACATACTATCGGCAGCACGATTGAGATTTTAATCGGAAGCGATGTAGGTTTACTGATTTTGCCATTGTTTATTACGGGCGTATCAAACATCATTTATTTGTTAATATCGCCGCTACTAAATATTTAATGATACTCGTAACTAACATAGAAAGCACCCACCACAATGCACACCACTCGACACTATCCACTACACCTCATAATCATACCAATCATGGAACTTACACTCATGCTCGCAATCGCAGCATACATTACCGTGATTGACATGAATCTGTTGTATCTGCTCTCCATACCACTAGGAGCAAGTATCGCATACTTTCTAAGTCCACGAACGATTGAGGATTATTACGACCACGACTACACGAAGTATGAGCAATCAATCGCACTCATGGCATCGAATTTGCTTTGTCTCATGGTTGTTACCTATTACAACACACCAGTATTTGTAGCGATTCTCGTATATATTGGCATCTATTCTCTCACCCGAAAGGCTCTTACCCATGACCTATTACAACCTCCACCACACACATCATAAACGTGAATCATTCACCAAACGAATGTATG